ATTTAGTAATTCCATAACTTATTCTAGTATTTATTACTGGTATTAGTAGTTATTACTAGATTTAGTAATTCCATAACTTATTCTAGTATTTATTACTGGTATTAGTAGTTATTACTAGATTTAGTAAGTATATTTTATTAAAAAATATATTTTTAGAATTTACTAATTTCATTATATCATTATCATTATTATATAAAATTGATTTTCCTAATTTAAAGAATTATATCAATATCAAAAACTATCATTATAAAACTATCAAATTATTTGCATATCAATTTCAATTTGGAAATGTCAAATACAGATAGTAAGACCAATTTTGAAAAGGTTAGAGAATTCCATCAAGCATTCGAACAACCAGCACCTAGCGAAATGCAATTTGATATTGCAGAGACTAATCGAAAACTGTGTGATTTTCGTATTAGTTTAATTGAAGAGGAATTTAATGAACTCAAAGATGCAATTAAAACCAATAATTTTATAGAAATTCGTGATGCTATTGCAGATATTCTGTATGTTGTTTATGGTACAGCAGTCTCTATGGGTATTAATGCTGATGCCGACTTTGCAATTGTTCATGAAAGTAATATGAGTAAACTATGTGATAATGAAGAAGATGCAAAAGCTACTGTTTTAGACTATGAACGGAAAATTGCAGAAGGCAAATGTCCCTATAAGGAACCAGTATATATTTATCGTGCAGATATTGGAAAATTCATCGTGAAGGATAAACCAACAGGAAAAGTATTAAAAAATATTAAATATAAAAAAGTTAAATGGTAATTTATAATATTTATCTAAATTTAACAAAAAAAATGATTATATTTAATTATTGTTTTATTATTATATTAACAACTAAAACTAAATGAAAATTAAGTGCGCTATAACAGGAAACCCACAAATTGTTCCAGATGACTTGTTTGAAAAAATATATGCACCAAGGACACAATTACTTCGACAACATTTTAAGGCTCATAAGAAGGAATATCAATCAGGATACACTTTCATACTTCAAGGTTTTACAATTACCGTAAATGAAATTAGTGAAAAACAAAATCCAGAACTTAAGTTTGTATTTGGTAATTGTACATATTGATTATAATTCAAAAGTGGAAAAGTATTAAAAATATTAAATACAAAAACGTAGTTTGGAATGATTAAATTTTATATTGTAATCAATATTTTTTTAATAAATTCTACCTAGGTAGAATTAATAAATGATAATTATACTAGTAATAAAATATTTAATGTATTCAATAACTAGCATAATAGAACATTTTCCCTAACAAAAGTTGTTCTCTTGTCTGGTGTTTTTAATTTCATTATGTTAATTCCATTTTTGTCCTTTGCTTTTTGATAGACTTCAAATTCATAAACTGCATCTTCAGGTGGCATTATCATATCACTATATTTTGTAATTTTCGTCCCATTTGATTTAATACTAGCTTTTATTATTTTTTTCATACTAGCATATAAATCCATTAATCGGTCATCTGTTAATTGTTCCACTTTACACATTGGATGAATATTCGCATCATTTAATATCTCACTTTTTAAATAATTTCCTATTCCACTGAAATTCTTTTGCTCCATTAATACAACACAAATATGTTTACTATTATTTTTTCTCATAATTTTCATATAGCTAGTTATAAAAACTTGTTCATCTTGTTTCACAATAGAGAAATAATTAACTAGATCGACACCCAAAGTTTTTAATTTTTTTTCCAATTCTTGGTTTCCATTTTCCAGAAATATTTTGATAGTTGCAAAATGTCTTGGGTCAACCATAAATAAAGAATTACTAGAATCTGTATTAGAATTTGTTTTGGAATAATTAATTGTAAATGATAGATTTCTATGTGTTTGGTTATACCAACCACCAGCCATTCCTAAAGTTTGAAAGATAATAATATCACCTTCTAGCTGGAAATATATGAACTTTCCTTTATTAGCAACTGTGATTATTTTCAATGGTAATCTAGCTGTAAGATTTGAAAAATTATCAGGTGCTTTTTTCCCATATCTACCTGTTGATTCCAATATTATAGATTGCAAATATTTACCAGCTAGCAATTCATTCAATCTATTAACCATAAAGGAAACTTCAGGTCCTTCAGGCATTTTATTATTATAAATTTATTAAAGATTTATTACTGATTTAGATATTTATGGTTGTAATAAATCAATTTCTTAATTTTATATATTGTAATATTTTCTATGTAATTATTAATGAAATTAAATATGAAACAATTCTATAAATACGCATTTTTTATTTTATTAGTATTATTTTTATTACTAGCATTAGCTCTAGTATATTATATGAAAGACAAAAAAAATGATATAACTAATTCAACTTCTCCAAATTTAAATAACCAGAATGTATTATTATATGGTGATTATCCAAGATATTATGATTATGGATATGATTATAATTGGTGGTTGAATCCAAGTTATTGGTTTTACGATAGACCTAGACATAGATATTATAATAATGACCATCATAATCACCATCCACCTCCACCACCACCAGCACCTAGTCCTAGTCCATCACCAAGTCCTAGTCCTAGTCCATTACCAAGTCCTAGTCCTAGTCCATTACCAAGTCAATCAGCTCTTTTACCTGTCCCAAGTCTACCATTAATTCCAGAACCAATTCCATCATTACCAACTCCATTACCATCTGCACCAATGGTAATAAATCCAATACCTGCAATTCAACCACCAGCAATTCAACCACCATCAGCTATACAGGAAATACAAACACCACCAGCAATCCAACCTAATATATAACAATTTACATTTTTAATCAATTTATAATTTATTAATTTAATTATAATGATATTTGCAGTAATAATATTTAATCCATATAGCTAGAATAAGAAAAATTATAATTATAGTCCAAATTTTATATCTAGTTTTATAAATTGGATTAACATAATTTTTCACTTCTTCCTCTTTAAAAGGAGAATTTGGTTTCAAATTCTTATAAATATTGAGAACTTCAGCTACAGTGTAAATTCTCTTACCAAGTTGTTCATTAACGAAATTATGAACTTGAATAACCCATTTTATTAAACTAGCTCTAGTATCCAAATGTGGAGAGATTGGATATGTTGATAAATAAGTTTGATAATGTCTTCTACATTTTTCACAAGGTAATACATCTTTTAATGTAGTAAAGAATTCTCTATATGAAGTTTTATGATATTCTGTTGGTTCCGCAGGATAATTAAATGAAATTGTGTGTAAAACATACCAAAAATGTGGTCCCCAAATTTCTGGTTTCATTTTATTAGTATTTTTACAAATATAATACTAATATTTACAAATATATGAGATAAAAACAAAAAAATAGTATCACAATTTTATCAAAATACTATTAATTAAAGATTATTAACAATTAACAATTATGATGTCCAAAAATAAATTGTATTACACTCTGGTCATTTTTTTTATGATAAATTGAAATTCCAAATCCAATCAATAAACTAGCTATAGAAATAATTCCAAATATATTTGCTATTTTATACATTAATATCTGGGTTTGTGTATTTTTGTTATCAGGATTTATATCATTAAAATTAGAATAATGTGAATGGATGAAAAAATCAATTGCTAGACATACTATGAATAACATCAAAAATCTATAATCACATCTAGATGAAATAATAAAAAAACCATATAATATTAATGCTTGAACAAATTTATAATTCCATATACCTTCTTTTGGTTTACTTTTTATAGTAATACAGTTGATATTCGCTATAATGAACACCTATACTAGCGTGTTTTGATTATTTATTGGCGGATATAGGTGTTCATTATATCAAGAGTTGACTGTAACAACAAAGAAATACAATGTTAAAAATGCTGCAATATGTCTAAGTAAAATAGAACTATTAAGTAGTTTCTGTAAATCACAAGGAAAAGTTGGAGATAGAAAATTTACAGAAATAATCATATAAAGTGCAAACAAACCAGAATAATCAATATTATTAAACATATCCATATTTAACAAATATTATAATCAAGTATATTTTGATTTTTATTAAAATTATAAACTTAACTGAACATGCGGCTATATTTAATTCTTCTTGAACTAATCAACAAAAATATTGCTAGTAATATTAATCCTATTATTACACCAATAACTATTCCCGCAATTTCTCCACCTGATAAATTTTTAAACTCTTCTTTATTTTTATACATTTTATTTTTATTAGATTTTTTTTTGAATTTTATTTTAAAATTTATTTTTTATCTTTTACTAAAGGAAGAACATATTCATTAACTAATTTCTGTCCTATTTTAACACTAGCATCATGTTCTGTTTTATTTCCAGAAATTACTTTTCTCATCATAGAAATCATATAATTAATTTTTTCGTCATCCACTTCACCAGAGCAACATTTACTAAATAAGGTCTTTGCATTTTCAGCAAGATAGCTATATTTCGAACTCATAGCTGTTTCAAATTCCGTTTGATCCATATTCACATAATCACTACTAGATTTCCATTTTTGATAACTTTCTCTAATTCCACTTACATCAGCTTTTACTTTATCTGGGTCCAACATTTTTTTATAATTAAAACGCTATCAAATTAAAAATAAATATCTAGTAAATATACTTTTATAAAACTCTTTAAATTTGATAATTAAAATTGGTCTGGTTTAATTGGTAAGCCATTATTAAATATTTCTAATAAATTCTGTTTAGAACATTTAATATCCTTATAACTATCATTATTATTAATTTTTAATTTATAAATATTACTATTTGATAAAATTTTAATCCACTCAATAATACCTCTTCTAGTATTAGTAATTTTAATTGCTATTACTTCAGGTTGAAATGCATCTTCAATACTTGTAATTGGATAATAATCATCACTATCAATATTATATTTTACAAACATATTACTAGATATATCTCTAGTGTTTGCAAATGTATTTTCCATTTAAAAGTTTAAAAGGAATTTTTTAAAAGAAAAACAATTTTATATTTTTAAGTTTATTATTTGGGGAACAGTTAATTTAAAATATTGCATTACTTTTAAATTTGTATTTTAAATTTTTAGTGAAAATAATAATTAAATTAGTTAAAAATCAATAAAATTAAAAAAAATGTAATGCATGGTTTTATAATAATCTTATCCCAATTTTTATTTTGATATGAGTTATATGAAAATGAGTTAGATGAAAATAAATTAGATTATTCTATATTTTAATAAGTTAAATCACTACCTCTACCGCTAGTATTTCTACTACTCATCAACCATAAATTATTAGTGTCTCTATTTGTAATTTGTTTATTAATACTAGGATTATCATAGGGATAAGGATAATGAAACCATGGACTATTATCTAAACCACTTCTTACACTAGTTTCAGGTTCAGATACACTAACTCCATGAGTATCCCAACAAAAAGCTGTTCTTCTAGATGGAAATTTATTTAATGGCATTCCTTCTGCCATCATTATATTTGGAGGCAATATATTTCGTTGAAATTCCTTATATGGAATATTTTTATTAACGACTAACTTTTTACCTTGAAATAGGTAATCCATTTCTTGAGGAATAAATTCACTATAATCTAGTTTAATTTCTTCAATTCCATTAATATAATTTTGCCCTTTATTGGATTTTACATTATCATCTGTTAAAACTAATTGAGGGTCAATAGTTGGTTTTAAAAATGGTTCTTCATTGGTGAGTTCTTGACCTTGCATACTTTGACTTAAATTAATATTTTGGACTGAGATGTTTTTATTAACATTATCTATTTCAATATTTGCAATTAATCTTTTAGTAATTTTATTAATTGTGTCATGTATCCAAAAATCAATTATAATATTTAAACCAGTTTTAGTGGGATAACTACTAACATTTTCAAAGTTAAGGAAATAATAAGAAACATCTAGTGTTTTATTAATTTGAGAAATTATAGAATTAGCAATTTTTTTACAAATATCTTCATGTAAAATATTCCAAGGTGGCATTACTCTACCATGTTCCAAATATTCAGATTCATTCTTAGTATTTGTGATATTGAAAAAATTATCTTTACGAATATCAATAGCCAATATTACTATAATTAATAGAATTAATAAAATTGAAATTATTTTATAAAGAGTATTCATAATTATAAATATCTTATTATACAATCACAAAAAAATAAACAATGTCAGTATTAGAAGTTTATAATAAAAAAATAAAAAAGATTCCAAATATTAAACTTTTTTGGCATATTTTTGGATTTAAAAGTAATAACGAAAATTTTGCATGGTCTAGTAAATTATATATTAATAAATGGAAATATGATTTAATGATGATGTTTTTTCATTATTGGGGTCCATTTTCAAATTCTAAAATGGAACTTGATATAACAGATATTTCTCATGAAGATTTGGAATTTATTTTTAGCACAAAAATAACAACTAGAATACCTACATATAAGGGACAACCAAATGTTATAGTTCCATTTTATGTATCGCCAAATAATGAATGGTATATAGGAATTGTATTTTTACTAGATAGTAGTAGTGCTAGTGATTCTTTTTACCATTCACTTAACAAAATGTTTCAATATTATAAAAAAATGAAAACATTATTAATTAAATTACCTAAATATATTCCCAATTCTAGTAATTCTAGTAAATCTAGTAATTCTAGTAATTTAAAAATTAAATTTGGTAATTATGAAACTATCCCTCAAGATATTTGGAATATTCACTATGGAACTAGTAATTATGCTGATACTGAATTAATAGTAGAAAGTAATATAAATATATGTCTTTATAATATTTTAAAGAGTATTAATAGATATTTACCAGATATTTATGTTAAATATGATTAGGAGAATCCATCTAAATCTATCATACTAGCTACATCAGAAGCAATACTTTGATTTTCATCTAGTAATTTATTAATATCAAAATTTTCATTAGTAGTACTAAATCCTAATTTCAAACTTGATGTTTTATTTTGATTTTCCAATTCTAATTGTTTTATATTTTCATTAACAGAATTAGGAGTTTGATATTCAGTATTAAATCCTTTTTTTGTAGCTATTGGTGGTGGAATTTCGGGTAGTACATTTTTTTTTGGTATATCAATATGTGGATTATAAACTAACGGAGATGATGGAAAACGATTAAAATTATTACTATTATTATTTGAATTTGAATTAGAATTTAAATTTTCATTACAATTTTGTATTGAATCAATACTATTTATAGATACTGGTTTTATTTTATTTATTGGTGTTGATAAATTATTATTATTATTAATATTATTAATTTGTGGTTGGATATCAGTAAAAATATTAGGTTGAAATTCTTGATTATAATGTGATTGTGGTTCCTCAATATTAATATTATTATTTGTATCCATCATATTATAAATTTTATTTTTTAGTAAATTGATACTTAATTTTAAATTGTCATTAGAAATATTAGAATCGGTTCCAAATAATTTATAAACTAGAACAATTATATCTAACATAAAAATATTCCAAAAATATGACCTTAATATATTTAAAAATGTAATATTTGTATGATAAATAATTGCATGTGAAACCATATATAAAATACTTCCATATATTAAAACAATAATTATTTTTTGATTAGGATAATTGGTATTAATTAAATTACTATTATAAAGTAGAAAATAATACATTGAATTGATTATTCTGTATTTTTAAATTAGGAAAATCTAAGTTGTTAAATACGCAAAATTGATTTATTATTTCTTAATATAATTTACATACACAAATTTTAAATTGTAAATTATAAAATGGCTGAAAAAAGAAAAAATAATAATGATGATGACCAAAGTCCTGAGAGCAAAAAGTTAAAAATTAGTCATACAAATTTAGATTTATATAATAAACATAAGAAACCAATTAATCTTGATTTAATTTTAAAAGAATATGATATTATTGAAACGCCCTCAAAATTAAAAAAAGAAGAAGAACTACCTATTGAAAACCTTTGTATTGGATGTGGTAGAGATATTGGAAAAGATAATCCTAGACAATACTGCAGAAAAACATATTGTGAATTAGAAAATTAAATACTATATTAGTAAGTCTTATTAAAAAAAAAATTATTTATAATATATTATACTGTTAAAATTTGGATGTGTTGCTAGATATTCTTCAGCCCACCCTCTTAAAGGATGTATTATATAACCTAAACTTTCAATAAATTGAAATAATTCGTTTCTTAATTGTTGTTTAGGTATCATATTTTCTTCTCCATCTTTAGGTATCCACCTTTTATATTTGAAAGTTGGATAATTATTTTTTTTTAATGTTTCAATAGCACCTTCTAGTACTTCCTTTTCATGTCCCTCTACATCTATTTTAATAAAACCAATATTTTCCAATTGGTATGTATCTAGTTGTTTAGTTGGAACTTCAATGAAAGGTGTATTATTGATTTCATCTTGGTTGAACTTTGCAATTCCATTACTACCACCATCTAATTTATCTCTTATAAAATATTTAGTTTTACCTTCCTTAATACTTAAAGCAATATTAAATTTATCTACTTTATAATGTTGGTCTTGAATTGCAATATTAGCACATAAATAATTAAATGATTTTGGAGAACATTCAAATGCATATACTTTACTACATAATGGAGCTATATTTAATGTATAATGACCCATATGTGCTCCTATATCTACAAATGCCTTATTGGATTTAATAAAATTATCAATGACCCAACTAATTATAGACCTCTCATAAAGACCACTTCAAACATAATCTTTGGCTACCCGAGGTTCAGCAAAGAAGAAAAAATCTTTACCTCCTTTCAATTTTTGATATACTTGGGTCATCAGTTTAAATTCATTGAACTTTACAATAATACATTTTTTTCAAATATAAAATTTTAAAAATGTAAAATCAAATATAATTTTTTTAATATAAATTCTTTAAATTCATTTATTTACAAATATAAATTATTTATTAGTTTAATAATCGTTGTTATTATTATTTCTATTATTTCTATGAGTTCTAGGTTTTCTAGGTTTTATATGTCTAGTTCTACTTGTATTACTACTTCTCTTTGTCTTATTATTTCTTCTGCTATTTTGATTATATCCATAATAAAATTTATTTACAATATTACTATGTAAATTATTTGGATTAGTATTATTTGGTGTATAATGTTCCATATGATTATTTGATTCATTATTGTTATTATTACTATTATGTGTATTATGGTGGTGTTCCATGGGATTATGTGTGTTATTGTAATGTTCCATGGAATTATGTGTATTATGGTGGTGTTCCATGGGATTATGTGTGTTATTGTAATGTTCCATGGAATTATGTGTATTATGGTGGTGTTCCATGGGATTATGGTTTTTGGCACGGGCTGCTTCTGCATAAGTTTTTTTTTTTGATAGTGATAGTGCCTGAGACCATTCACCAGTACTAGTTGTATTTTTTCGTTTTGGAATGGTTCCTTTTATTGGACTAGCTCTACAAGAAAACACAACTAGTGTAAATCCTGTAGCTCCTCCTTCTTGACTTCTAATCCATTCTATAATTTCTCTTAAATTAGTATCTTTACCAAAACCATGTTCGTCCTTCTCAATATGTGGTGATGTTATTGTTAAATATGGTTTTATTTTTTTTATATCATCAACAGCAACTTGTGTTGTATCTATATTTATTACTTTTCCTGGTTTTTTTTGACCTAGTCTTGGTTTAAGTGTATTTTCAATAAATTGAGCTTTTCCATCAGAATCAAATACATATTCTAATGGTAATTTATAAATACCTTTTCTATCAAATTTTGATTCACCAGGTTTATTGTTATGCTCTAATGATATACTTAAATTTGGAGTTTTATTCTCAAAAACACAAAAATTTTGGTTGGTAAATATGGGTGATCGAGCACATTTTTCTAAAAAGATTTCACTATAGATTTTATCAAAATATCTAGAATAATCTGTTGATTTTATTTCTGGAAATAATAATTGATAAGGTTCTAACTGGTAACATCTTAATGCTGTATTTTTACACAGCATTATTACTCTTTCATTATCATTTAAGTCTATAGTATCTCCTAAATCAAGTGATCCATGAGCAAATTGAAAAAATAAATTTTTAGACAACTTAGGGATAATTAAATTCATAGTATTTTCATTAAAAAGTGTTGTAATTTGTTTTTTACTTGCACTTGCCATTTTTCTTATTATTTTATATTTTATAATATAAAATATTTTAAAATAGCAAAAATAGAAAATATGACAAAAATTGTTTTTTTTTTAATAATATTAAATTATTGTGGATGGGGGATGTTCTATGGAACAAGGCTGCAAGGCCCCGTTTAACTATATACCCCTATTCCACATTTCATTGCATTCTCTTTGGTGAAGAGAAAACTGTAAAACATCAACTTTTTTTTTCAGTGAAGAGACGCCCTTTTTTTTAATTACTAACATAAATAGCATAAGGATTATCAGCCTCTGTTGTTGCACCTTTGGGAACAAAGAATCGCACTGGTGGTTGCATTAGTGTATTATTTCCAAGACGATTTGTTCCTACCATCTGATTTTGTGCTCCAGGTGGTGGTTCAGCACTAGATAAATTAGCTATATAAATATGCATTTCAGGCTGTATTGGAATATTAGCCCAAGGACCAGTAGCTTGAGGACCACTATATAATCCGCCATTTGGTGCTGGAGTCGGCACTGGAACTGGAGAATTAACAGGTTTCATGAAATTACGAGGATTCAAAGCATTTGGGTCTAAAGGATAAGCTGGTTGTGCTCGTAAATCACTCATAAGCATATATTCATTTCCAGATAACATATTAGAATATTGAGCGGAACCAGTTTTACCAGCTGAAGATGGTTTATTAAATGGAATAACTTTATTCATTTTACTAGATATTTTATACTTATTTTAATAAATTAATATATTTTTTTTCATTTTTAACTACATATTATTTAAAAAAATCATATCTAGTATATTTTATTTATTTTATTTTTTTATATTTTTTATATTTTTTATATAATAATTACTAGACAAATTAAGTTAAATTTATATAATTTATATAATAAATAAATTATAAAATACTAAAAATGGAATATATTGTTAGAATTCCATTTATTCATAGATATATGATACATTATATGAATCATGGTTTATCATTTGTAGAAAACAATATTTATAATTTGTGGAAAAATAGTGATATTAATGAAATATTTCCTAATCTTTATATTTCTAATTATAGTACATCTACAAATAAAAAACTTTTACAAAATTTAGGTATTACACATATTATAACAACAAATTCTTTCTTTAATCCACCATTTCCAAATGATTTCCATTATCATTTTTTTCAAGCATTTGATGATTCACAAGAAATCATTAGTCCTTATTTTAATCAATGCAATTCTTTAATAAGAGAAATATTAATTAATTCAAAACATAAAATATTAATACATTGTCAAGCTGGTCGTTCTCGAAGTGTCTCACTTATTCTAGCTTTTATCCTACAATATTTTACTGACCCCAATTTTCATTGGAATATCAAACATGAATTAATAGATTATTATTCAATGACACTTGAAGATTATAATAAAAATTTTGAACCTCTTATTCAAATAAATGATTCTATTTATGAAAATACAATACATAATAATATTTTAATTGTATTAAATCTTATGAAAAATATAAGAAATATTATAAAACCAAATGATTTATTTTTAATACAAATAAAAAATTGGATGGTAGATAAAAATTTTAATATCACAAATATTATTAAATACTAAATATTATATATGGAATATGGTAATTATCACATATATCATGAGAATTTTAATTTATGTTAATGTTTATAAAATTAAAAAAATATAAATAAAAATAACAAAAATATAAAATGTATTATATTAAATCATCATTATCTAAATTTTATGATTTAGATACTTATTTGGCTACTAGACCTAAAAGAATTATACCCTTACCAATTAACTATCCTCAAGGTGCTAGTAATAATTTAAATTTTAGATTGTATCAAAAACAACTAACTACATCTAGTAATAATTATCTTAATTCGCCAATTTGGAATAAACCTGTTAGTAGAAGTTATGATATTAAACAACGGAATTTTATAAATGGAACAAATAGAATTATTTTAGAAGACATGCAAGAACTTAACAAATAATCTCACATATATTTAAAAAGATAAAAATGGAAGTAAATATGATTTATATAACTCTAGGATTAATTTTTATACTTTTAATTACTAGAGTAATAACTGTAGAAACATTTCAAATGAATTTAGCAACTCTTACATTATTTATAATTTTGATAACTTTGTTATTTTCTAGTTTGTCAGTTAAATATGTAAATTCAAATAATAGTAATTATAATAACAATAACAATAAAAATAGCAATCATAGAAATAATAATAATTTAGCAAGAAAACAAATTATAATGAAACCATATGCTAATGAAAATTCTAAAACTTCATTTACATTAGATTTACCATTATATTGAAATTCATTTATTATATTGAATTTTAGTATTTTTGAATTAAAATCTTACATTTTGGTAAAGTGGTGTCATATTTTGCCCTTTATTATTATAAGTAGTATCACAAGGTTGAACAGATAGACCACTATTATCAAATGTTAGACACATATTATTGTGGTCTTTTGGTTTAATTTGAAAAATGGCAGGATTATAACTAGATGATGTTGTATTTGTATTCTGAGATTTAGTAAATTTTTGATTATTTTTACTAGCATCACACATACTTATTTTTAAATTAGTGTCCCCAGTTGTTGAAATATTTGCCTCTAAACATCCTTTATTCCCAAATACTAAAAATTCTGAATCTTTTTGTAATTGTAATTGATGAATATTAAGAATACTTGAATCATATTGATTTTTAAATCCTTTTGTATTAGTATTAATTATTTCTTTTGTTTTTAATTTATTTATATTATTACTAGTTTTATTTATTTGTTCTTGTAAATAATCTAATTCTCTTGCTTTTTTATAATTACTAATCCAGTTAGATATAGAATTTTCAGGATTTCTATAATATTCATCTATAGTATCTTGATAAGGTTTGTAATTAAATATGGTATTTTGTACAGTAGTTGTAGTGGGTCCAGTAGTTGTAGTGGGTCCAGTAGTTGTGGTGGGTCCAGTAGTTGTAGTGGGTCCAGTAGTTGTGGTGGGTCTAGTTGTTGTTGGAGGATTATAAAAAGCTTTGACATCACTTTTGGTTAATTCTCTTTTGGGATTGAAAATCATACTACTAGAATATTGGGTGTCATTACTATTATAATTAATTAAAGAAACAATATCATATCGTGTTTGATTTCTTAAAGATAAAAGTCTAGGTTCAATATCATGTAATGAAATACCTGCAAGTTTTAAATCTGATTTTGATATTCTAATTCTATCATTATTAATAGTTAAAAGAAATACTGGAGCTTGTGATAAATCTGGATAGTATTTTACAATTAATGATGTATCTTCAAAATCAAAATAATAATTAGTATCAGGTATTTTAATATAATAATTAAACATATTACCGGTTCCACATCTGTTATTGGAAATAATATAGGGAATAAATTCAAAATATTGTGCTATGGTTTTATAGAATGAAAATCCTGGTCCAAATCTCAAACCCAAATAAACTGGGACATTATCATAGATTATATAAGAAATTGTACTATAAAATCGTTGGCAACTTCTAATTGTATCCATATCTAATATCTAAATTAATAACATAAAAAAAATATAAGTAAAAAACCATTATAATATTATTATAATATAATAAGAATGGGTTATAATTTAGTATATATTCTACTTGTACTTATTATAATTATTTTTTTATTATGTATAATATTTTATAATAGGAAAACTGAAACTTTTAATATACCAACTAAAAACCTTGCAACAGAAAATAAATACCAAGGTTTAGATTATCCAGCTAGTGATTCTTCAAATTCTATATCAAGTATATTCAATAATTTTGTATCTAGTTTAAATAATCCTCCATCTCCTAGTATTAAAAATACCATTTCTACAAATCCAACTACAACAAAATCATTACAAACTGTAGGAAATACTCCTGAAACAGTAATACCATATTTGAAAGAACAACTAGATATAATATCTAAAACTTATTTTAATCAGGGTATAAAACCAGCTGTTGAAATTGATAATTGGATTAATAATTTACAAGAAAGATTAAACAATGTACAATTAAAAATGATAGAATTAAATATTACACCAAATGAAGAACTCGTTTTTTACTAAATAATTTATTATATTCTAAAACTGAATTTAGAGAAAACTTTTGTTTTATTTTTAAATCTAAAAAATGTGTGGTATTTTTGCATATTTTTGTTATCATTATTACCAAACAAATGAAAAATTAATAAAAATGGCAAAAATGTTAGAACATAGAGGACCAGAACATTTTGGTTTTACTACTAAAATATGCGAAAAGGATAATTTAAATCAATCAAATGTTTTTTTAGCTCATAATCGTCTTTCTATCATAGATCCCAATGGAGGACATCAACCACTTACTAATACAGAAAAGACACTTTATCTTACAATTAATGGTGAAATTTTTAATTATAAAGAACTCAAACTCAAATATTCTAAATATGCTTATCAAACTAATAGCGATTGTGAAGTTATTTTAGCATTATATTATTATTATACAAATAGTGGAACTGAACTAATAACTAAAGAACAAGTAATTTCAATGTTAGAAGAATTAAATGGTCAATTTAGTTTTGTTTTATATGATAAAAATCGTAATATAGCTTTTATTGCTAGAGACCCATATGGTATTACATCACTTTTTCATGGTAAAGATGAACTCAATCAATTAGTTATTTCTAGTGAAGTTAAAGCTATGAAAGATATTAATAATTGTTATGTATTTGAACCAGGTTTCTATATGGTGTATGATATATCAAAAAATCGTCAATTAGCTTATGAAAATTACTTCAAATATTGTTCTTATGGAAAATGGTCTGCAAATATTTCTATATTAGAACAACATCCACACTGTAAGAATACTACACTAATCTTATCAAATATTCATGATATTTTTGTAAATGCAGTAGAAAAAAGAATGATGGCAGATGTTCCATTTGGTGTTCTTCTAAGTGGTGGTCTAGATAGTAGTTTAGTTGCTAGCATCGCATCTATAAAAATGAAAGAAAATCAAGCCAAATACAATATTGTAGATGGTCTTCATACTTTTAGTATTGGTCTCCCTGGTGCCCCAGATTTAGAAAAAGCTCGTATAGTAGCAGATTTTATTGGTAGCAATCATCATGAATTCCAATTCACAATTGAAGAAGCTTGGAAAGTCATAGAAAATGTAATTTACACATTAGAAACTTATGATATTACTACGATTCGTGCTAGTACTCCAATGTGGCTAATGAGTAAAAAAATTCGCGAACTCGGTTTCAAAATGGTATTAAGTGGTGAGGGTAGTGATGAACTTCTAGGTGGATATCTCTATTTCCACGCTGCACCCAATAATGAAGCCCATCAAAAAGAATGCAAACGAAGATTACTGGAATTAGGTTATTTTGACTGTTTAAGAGCTGATAAGAGTACTATGGCTCATAGTGTAGAAGTGCGTGTCCCATTTTTAGATGTTGATATTGTAGATTATTGTGTTAATATTCCAATGGAAGTCAAATGTCAAAAAGGAATGGAAAAATATATATTTAGAAAGGCATTTGATGTTAAAAATGAGTATGGAAAACCTCGTTATTTGCCAGATGAAATATTGTGGCGACAGAAGGAACAATTTAGTGATGGCGTTGGATATGCATGGATTGACTTTTTAAGAGATTTCACATCCAAATTAGTATCTGATGAGGAAATGGCAACTGCATCTAGTAAATATCCATATAATACTCCATCTACAAAAGAGGCATTATTTTATAGGAAAATATTTGAAAAATTATTTACAAGTAGAAGGGCATCTATTGTAAGGAAATGGGTTCCAAATACAGATTGGGCTGGTGTTGCAGAGGACCCAAGTGGTAGATATCAGAAGACCCATATTAACAAATTAGTATAATAAATCTATCTAGTTATAAAAAAATATGAGATTATAAATTAAAAATGATAGATGATAATTCATTATTAGCTTTATCGGGTAAATTATCTCCAGCATTTTATTTTATGATGTTTATATTTAATGTAATAATAAATCCATCATTTAATTCTATTTACTTACTAATTTGTTATGGGATAGTATTTTTAAGTGTTCCAATATTTAAGGATTTAATATTTAAACCATTGTATAAGATAACAAAGAGAGATACTTTACCGTTATTAGGGAATGGTCATCGTCCAAAAGGTGCTATGAGTTGTAGTTTAAATGGAACAAATGAATTAAGTGTTTCTTTTGGTATGCCTAGTGGTCATGCTATGCTAGCATTTTTTGTGTCAGTATATTTAATATTATATATATTTAATATCAATTTTAGCGAATTTAACAATTCAACAATTATTAAAATAATATACTTAATAATATCATTATTATTGTTAGTATTATCTGTATTTATTGGTTATACTCGTATATTAATTGCTAAATGTCATACTATTCAACAAGTAATTGTAGGTAGTCTTATTGGTAGTTTATTAGGTTATCTTGCACATCGTTATAAACCAGTTATTCAAAAAAAACTTGGATATTAAATATAATTTGTTTTTGATTTTTAAATATATTTAACAATTTCGTTTTAATTATTAAATTTAAAACTATTGTATAATAAAAACATTATAATTTAACTAGATTAATAATGCCTCGTAAGCAAACTGCGAAGCGTGTTGAGGTCTCTGACTCCGATATGGAGGAAGATTATCTGGAGGTAGATAAACCCATCCCAGGACAAAACTTCGTTTGCCTTTCCTTCGTATCTCCTGATAAGCTAGTAGTAAAGAAGGATGCATTTTATGCATATCACTATCATAATTATAGAATGACTCATTATCGTGATTTACTCAAAACCAAACTTGGTGAATTACTAGACAGTGTTGGAACTGAGGAAACTATCCCATTGGATAAATTAGTAGCACTTCGTAAATCTCTTAAGACTGAATTTGAACATGATGTTGTAAATTATTCTAGTTATGCTAGTAATTTAGAAGATTTCCGTTATCGAGAAGAAGAGAAGCTGAATGCTGTATTTGATAAGGAACATAATTTCCAAACTAGTGTTCGTGGTTTAAAGGTTCGTGGTGTTTATGATTCCAAGAGTGAGGCTGATAATCGTGCAGCTGCTCTTCAAAGAAGTGACCAGAGTTTTGATGTATTTGTTGGGCAAGTTGGTTATTGGCTTCCTTGGGATCCTTGTAGCACTAAAGTTGAAAATCAGGAGTATTTAAATAAAGATCTTAATAACCTTGTTAAAGAATATAAGTCTAATGAAGCCAAGAAAGATATTTTCTATCAGGAACAGAAACAAAGTCGTGCTAAGGATGCAATTTCTACTGCTGACCGTCTCCGTCATAAGTTAGCAATGAAAAAACAACAAGATGAAGAAAAGGCATTAGAAGCAAGTAAGAAGGCTGAAGGAATTACTGAAGTGCCTGAAGTAAGTGAGACCCAGCAATCAGTTTCTCTTGGAGACTTAAATCAAAATAATATGTCATCTCAAATTGGTCTATCCGATTTAAATGTTAATGTTAATGTTGATAATTTGATGGAAGAAAAAGACCCTTGGCTTCAAGCTAAAGAACGACAACAAGCTGAAAAAGCAGAACAATCAACACAACAATCATCTACGGAACCTGTAAATCCTTAATAAAATTTAAAAAAAAATCAATAATCAATCATAAATTGATTACTTAATAAACTTCAATATTCCAATATTCTTTTTTTCTCTTTTAAATATAAAATTTGTTTGATGATGTCTAAACATAGAAGCCAAACTAAAAAGTGTAAAAAAACTAGAAAATCAAAGTCTAGTAAAGTAAATAAGAGTTGTAAAAAACAAAATGGGGGTTTTTTAGGATTTGGAAAATCAGATGGAGATAAATTATATGAAGATTTAAAACTTAAATTAGCAGATAGAAGTACACTAAAACAGAAAATTCAAGATGAAAAACTTAGAGATAAATTAAATGAAACTCTAAAATTTTTTAAAAATATTAATTATTACGATCATATACATACTATTTTATCTGATGTCATTAAATATAATATTGAAAAAAAAAAACAAAATGAACAAGATTTTAATTATTTCATAGATAATTTAAAATCCATGATTTTATCAGAAGATGAGCTTAAAAAAAACTTTAGGGAATATTTTGAAAATAAATTAGTTAGGCAATCAAGACAAACTTATTCTTCTGTATATAGATAGTAATCCAATTACAGGCAACCGAGAGGACACTGTAAACTATTAAATAATTAAATAATTAAGTTATAATATCGTAATAATCAACTAATTTCATTTTACTAGGATAGAAACCAATATCTGGTTCAGTCATTCTTTTTATAATTTCTTTTGTATCATCATTTAAATCACCCCAAATTCTAGTTTTTTTTTGTAATAAATTATTATCATCTAGTAAAGTATCATTATCTATAAAATTTGAGTTCATATTTATTACTAGATATACTAGACATACAAATATTAAAATTAAAATTATTAATATAATATATTTTGTATTTTTCATTTTTTTATATTTATATATTATCTATATGATATCAATTATTTTTTAATGATATTAAAATTTATTTATTATTTATTAAATAAATATTATTAAATAAATATTAATAATTATTTTTTGTTTAGTAAATCAAAAATAGAAGGCTTCAGCATATCCAACTACGGAACAAGCAATTCGTCCTCCAGCTAATCCATTAATTTTAGATTCAGGATTATCTTTTGTCATTCCTAGGTCATCTTCTTTTTCGTGGATAACTAGACTTCTACCTATAATATTAGATTTGGTGCCACGAAGTTGTATCATAGTATCGCAGAATTTCATTCTGACCTCGCCATTTTCATTAGCTAAGATATTACCTAAATCACCTACATGACGATGTTCCGATTCCAATCCTCCATGAATTTCATTGAAAGGATTAAAATGGGCTTTACAACTAACACATTTTTCTAGTGTATTCCCAGTTTCATGAATATGGAAACCATGTTTTCCAGGTGGTAATCCATTTAATTCTACTTCCACTTCAATTTTAAATTTATTACTAGCTGTCATATTATTATTTATTTTCAGGTTAGGTTGTTGTTTTTTAGTTAGTTTTTGTAGTTTGGAAGTTTGTTTTCTAGTTTGTGATTTTAGAGGATGTTCGGTGAAACGAACTACCCCGCTAATTCCATTGGCAATTTCAGGATGAAATACTGCAATACCTTTAATCAATTTATTCATTATAGTAATTTTATATATATAATTTATTATTTTGTTTGGGAACAAATGATAAAAATATATTTTATAAAAATTTAAACATTAAGAGTTTTTATTTTGAGTATGGGGCTGGTGGTACAGGCAACTCTTGATATAAAGATTGTGAGCTAGCTCCCATTCGTTATATCGAATATCAACTGTAATTTTAATAATTTTTTTTTTTGAGTATTTTTCGGTCTTTAAATTCAAAAATTGATTTTAAAATATTATAAAATTCATTTAAAATTATTTAGTTGATTCTAATTTATTTGAGAACATAATAATGTCTAGAATTCCAATTTCTCCAATTAATCAAGAAGTAATTATTTTAGGTTCAAAGTATATTAAGTTTAGATATCCAAATTATGGTTCTTTATATGAATGTGATATTTGTGGAGCAAGAACAATTGATGAAGGGCGTGATACTAACCAAATGTCGTTCTATCACTTAATTAGTTGTTCTAATTCATCTACATATACCCCTAATGATATTCCAAATAATAGAATTTTTGAAGAAATGAATTTAAGTTCAAGAAATATTTCTAATATTGAATCTAATAGCCCAATAACTATCCAAAATAGTATTGAAAGAATTGGAAGTATTCTTTCTTCTATTACAAGAATTATGTTGGATACACCTGAAATTCCTGGAAGTATTCGTCTAATACCTGATCCTGAACCAGAAACGAGAAATATTTCTGATATTGAATTTGATAGCCCAATAACTATCCGACGTAGTACTGAAAGAATTGGAAGTGGAAGTATTGTTTCTTCTATTACAGAAATGATTCCTTATGAAGGTGAAAATGATGATGAAATGCCACCAAGTTATACGGAACATGACCCTGAACTACCACCTTATGAAGAAATTATCTAAATTCCACTTCTTAATAAAAAATTTAAAAAAATTATAAAAAAAATAAATTTATAATATTATTTTTTTAAACTCTTCTTAAAAAAACATCTTCTTTATCAAACATATCAGTATAAGTATTCTCCAATTTTACACTACTAAATTGTTCATCATAAATACTTCTAGGAATAAATCTATATTCTACAACAGTTTTTACTTCAGTATTTGCAATCAGTTTTTTTTGGTAGCCTAGTGCTAACATAACAATACCAACTATCATTAAAAATAATATTAAACTTTTCATTTTTATTAATATTATATATAAATATCATATACATTTCAACAGATAATTTACTAGATAATTTACTATTTTATCTAGTAAATAAAATTTTTATTAGAAAGCATATGGAATATAGCGTGGTTTATCATAATCATATATTTCTACCGTGAAAGTACCATTATATGGTGGTAAATTAATTTTATCTCCGCTATAAATTTCATTACAACCTATATCTTGGTCACATTTTCTACCATTTACCGAAATTGGGAGTTTAATCATATTTACTTTATCAGTGCTAGTATAATAAGTCCATTTCTTACTACCATTATATATGGGTCTACCAAAAAGAGGTAATATAGTAGTATCACTATTATTTCCAATTGCTACATTGGAATTAGCAACTTCAGTTTTAAAGAGATGTCCTAGTTGTTGATATCCACCTACATATCCACGAGAAGGAATATTAATTGGAACACCATATGCTAACTCATATGAACGCTCAGGAGGTAATAATGGATTTGCTAATCTTTCATATGATTTATCTACAATATATTCAGGATAAGATATTAAATTAGTATTAGGAACATCTGGTTCATCATTCCTAATCCTAATATTTAAATCAACTTTACTTGATTTATCATTTGATAATGGAGTATCATACATATTTTCTGTAATTCTAGAATTATTATTCCATAATAAATATATTACTAGACCCATCATAAAAACCATGCCAATAATACAAATTAAAGTCATAAAAGTAAGTGTGCTACTACCAACTTCAATAACTTCATCACTAGAACTAGAACTACCACCTCCACACTGTCCTTTAGTTGATGATTTTCCTTTTTTATTTTTTTTAAAACTTGGTGGTTTGCAAGATTTTTTACCACCAGATTGAGCTGGATATCTAGGATAAGTAATATTCATATTTTTATTTTGAACTTTCTTAGCATTGTTAGAAATAACTTTCTTCCAATCCATTTTATTTTATAATAAAAAGAGAAAAAAACAATATTATATATACAAATTTAGTTATACAAATTTACTTAATTTATAATTTAACAGTATAAATTGGACTCATCATTCCATTATTTTCACAATATCTATAATGAATATGTTTTCTTAATGTTGTATTAAATGCACCAACTTGATAATTAGCAGGAGGACGAACAAGTAAAGTAGCTAAACCATTTTCATCTGCTAGAACAACTCCTGAATTTTCATAAGATGCATAAGCATCCCACGGATTATTAACTGTTGTATCATTAGGTTCTGCACCCCAGTAAACTACTTTTACATTTGGTGGAACTCTAACTGAAACAGAAAGTGATGCATTTTCAGGAGTTTTCAATGTCATACTAGAACAAGGTGATGCACATCTACCTAGGAAAGATAAATAAAAATCTCTATCAAACATGAATAATAAAGCAACTAATCCAATTAATGCATATATGACAGTAGAATAGGGTTTTCCTAATTCATTAATGAAATTATATTGAAAAAGTGCGGAACTACCACAATTTAATCCAGCAATAATAAGAATAATCATACCAAGCATTCTTAACATTAGACCCCACCAAAGTTGAGAACTGGGATTATAATCCATTTTTATTATTTATTTATATTTTTATAAATTAAAAAGGATTATGGAATACTGAATTTTTAATAAAATAGAATAAGGCTACAAAAAATATTAGAAGTATTATAAATGTACCTCCACTAAATGCTACACCCATTAGCAAACCTAATATAAATAACGGAACACCAAAATACATTACTAAAAATGGTATTAATGTCAAATATATCCAAAATATTAAATCTCTTAATGCAATAACTAAACCTTTAATAATATCATAAAGAATATATAAAAAAAACATTTTAGAATTACACTAATTCTATTAGTATTTCACATTTAAATACTAGGAATTATATAAAATATTCATTTATTTAAATTTAATTTAATTTAAAAATAATTGGTTAAATAAAATTTTAAATATGGAAATAGAGAAAACTAAAAATATTTTACTAGATAAACTATTAGCGATTGGAATTATTAAACATGGCAATTTTATTCTGAAATCGGGAATTTCATCATCAATCTATTTTGATTTTAGAATTTTGAATTCTTATCCAGCAATCTTTAAATATATTGTATTACTAGCTACTCCAATTATAAATAAAATTAAATTGGAAAATCCAAATCGTATTTTGAGAATTCTTGGTATACCAATGGGTGCAATTCCTATAGCTACAATTTTATCACAATATTTTAATATACCATCTTTATTATTAAGAACAACACCAAAAAAACATGGTCTAGGTAAATTTTTAGAAGGAGAATATAATTTAGATGATATTATTATTTTAGTTGATGATGTTTTCACTTCTGGATCTAGTATAACTGAGACAACCGATTTTATTAATAATAATATTGGTGGCAACTTTGATGTTTCAAATATTCTAGTTATTTTAGATAGAAGTTCAGGTAATACTATTTCCAAATTTCCTAAATTAAATAGTATTTTTACTATAAATGATTTGACAATAGATAAAATAAACAGCTCGATAAGTGAATTCCCAATCTTCCAGAATAAATTTGCAAATAACTTATATAGAATTGCTTATACCAAAAAATCAAATATTATTGTCGCTATTGATTTTAATTATACATATAGTATTATAAACCTAATTGAAAATATTGGTTCTTATATAGCTGGTATTAAACTTCATATTGATATTATTCATGATATGGATATTGATTTTATAGCTAAATTAAATTTCTTAAAAAAGAAACATAATCTAGTAATAATTGAAGATATTAAAGCTGGAGATATTAGTGAAATTACCTTAGCTAAATTGCATAATCCACGAAACGGAATTTTAGAATGGGCTGATGCAATAACAGTACATTGCCTTAGTGGATTACCAAAGATTGGTGATTTAGAAATTGAATTGATACCAGTTATAGAAATGTCTTGCAAATCTATTATCACCTCTGAATATATTAAACTATGTTTAAATGAAATACAGAAGATAGATAATAAAATTGCTGGATGTGTCCTACAACATACTGAAGTTTTAAATCATAAATGGCAATTTCTAACATTAACACCTGGAATAAATATTAATACTTCAATTATGGATACATCTAGTAATCAGCAATATACAAATCCATTAGAAAATAGTTCAAAAACTGGACTTTTTTGGATTATTGGTAGAGGAATTACATCACAAGAAGATGTAATTAAAACAGTTTCCATTTATCAAAATGCAGGATGGCGACATTTTATTGATTACTAGATATATCCAACAAATTCAATAACATAATTTAAAACTATAAATATTTTACTATTTTACTATTTTGAAATGTCTTAAGATAAGAGTGCTATATACGCTTTTCTTATACAATATTCTTTACATTATACTAAATATTGCAAGGATAAAGAATTTTCATTTGATGAACTCTACTATTCAAACTCAGGTCGTGGATTATTCTTGATGTACAAATTAAATAATGTGGCAAATGCAATTAATATTCCTACATGTGATAAAGATGATTACATTAATATAATATCCAGACATAGCTCTAACTCTAGCTATAGCTCTAACTCTAGTTAGAATTTAATTACTAGATGATTATTTAAATTTTTAATATTTTTTTTATATAAATAATTATTTATTTAAACATAATATTTAATTTTAAATTTTCAATTGTGTAGAGATTTTAATGAAAAATGTTGCAACATCGTATTATATTTGCTAGTGAAAATATTAATAAAATAGCGGAAGTTGAAGCATTCTTGCAATCTAATAAGGATAAATATTCTAATATTATATTGGAAGCTTATAAGCCCCCCAATGAAATTGCCGAAATACAAAGTTTAAATCGCAATGATATAATTAAGGATAAATTAGATAAAGTATATCACCAATTAGAAGGTACTCCAACTAAACCAAATACTAAATTATTAGAAAAAACATGGTTAGTTGTGGAAGATACTAGTTTAACTATTGAGAAACTAGGTGGTTTTCCTGGACCTTTTATAAAATTCTTTCTTAATAGTATTCCTTTGACTAATGTATGTAATTGGTGTCATGATTCAATAACAAATTCTATTGTTAGTCTAGGAGCATATAAATTAGAAAATGAATCTTATATTCGTAAAAAAAATCATTGCGAATATTATTTTGTAGAAGGCAATATAACGGGGATGATATCAAATTATCCTGTTGGTAATAATGGATTTGGTTTTGACCCCATCTTCATACCATTAAATTCTAGTAATTATGAACAAATGAAAACATATGCAGAAATGACACAAGAAGAAAAAAATAAATATAATCCTAGAACTCTAGCTTTTCAATTATTAATACAAAACATCATCGGTTCTAGTAATTAATAATAAACAGTGTATTTATAATCTTATATTTAAATACATTCAGGTCCCCATTCAGGTTGTTTGCACCCAAAATTTCGACCTTGAAGAGTTGGATTAAGTTCTAATACTGATGTTTTTCCATCAAAAGGATAAGATTGTTGTTGTCTTGTCATAGAACGAAAATCAGCACCACCCTTCATAGAATGATGACTTTTACGACGATTTCTTTTAGACATTTTTGCCTTTGCTTTTGCTTTTTCCCTTATACAAACTTTACAAGTGCAAGTTGGATCACGATATTTAGCACCAAGACATTTATTAGATTTTCTCATGGAACGCATTTTACGCTTCATTTTTAATTTAGAATGAGAAGTTTTTTTAGGTTTTCTAGAACCACCAGTTTGTCCGGAAGCACCAACACAAAGTGGTTCTCCACATTTTGGAAAATAAAGACTACCATCTCCTTTTAATACAGGATCCATATTTTTACCATATGCTCTAACTTCTGGATTACCAGCAATATAATTTTCATTCATAAAAGAATAACCAACACCACCTCCACCACCAGTTTGTTTCATCTTATTATTTGTTTTGTTATCTAAATGATTTGCAACCTTACTAAGATAACCACCAAACATACTATCAAATTTACCGCCATCTGGTTTTGGATTTTCAGCATCATCCATAAAATCTTGAGAACAGGTTTTACAATTACTAGCACCACCACCAGATTGTCTAAGAGGCATATCTATAATTGGTACAGCCTCACCATACAATTTATATTCGCCATCTAATTCAATAATTGGTTCATTTTCTAATGTTTTATTTTTACAAGCCATAGATGGATTATTATTTTATTATTTTATAATTAGGATTTATTTTTTAATTAATATGGATAACAAAAAACAATAACAAATCATATCTAGCTCTATTTTTTAACAATATTTAAAATATTCAAAATATTCAAAACATAAGTTTGTAAATTATATATTTATATTTCTATATATAAATTTCTAATTATATGTATTTCTAATAATATGCTATTTTTATTATAAGCTAGTATCAATTGCATCTAATTTAATTTTATAATTTGTAAGATATTCCATCATTGCAAATGTTCCACTATGTAATAATAATCCACGATATAAAGCCCAAGAGAAACCTTTATAAATACCTCCAGCACTAATATTTTGGATAATAGTTTTAATACTAGAATTTTTATTATTGCTAGTAATTTGCATTGAAGATTGTAAAATAGTTTTAATACGATCTTGTGGATAAATAAATACCCATGCAGTTGCACCACTAATACCACCATAAATAAATGAATGGAACACACTCGGTTGAATTTCTTTTTTAATATTAATATTGTATTTTAACCATTCAAATACTGTAAAATAAATTGCAAATCCAGGAATTTCTCTAGTGAATGTCATACTCAAACCCCTATAAAGAGAAGATAATTTAAATTGTTCTCTACTAAGAATATTACCATTTTGAAGAAGAATTTTAATCCTTTCATAAGGTGTAACAATTAAACTAGCACTAAGTCCAGCAACAGAACCAGAAATTGCATTCACTAGAGGAATAGATTTATCGGGATTTACAAAAATATTTTGGGTTTTGTTATACATTCCAAATACAATAGCTTTTTCAAATCCAACACCAATAAGTGGAGATAAAATACCTCTATATAAACCTTTAATTTCACTTTTTACTAATTTTCCATTTTTTTGAATATTAGTCTTAATAGTATCAACTGGATGAGAAATTAGAATTCCAGTCATCCCACTTATAGCACCCATCGTAAAGAATTCCATTTTTATATTAATTTAATAATCAAATATGTAATTCTTTTAAATATCAATTTTACTAATTTTAATTTTAAATTTAAAAAAAATTACTAGAATATATTATAATTATATTTTAATAATTTTACTATATTCAATATTTAAATTATGACATTTTCATTATATAATAATTATGATTCATATTGTTATAAAAATAATGAAAATTGCAACAACTTAAATAATGTAGATATAGTTTATATTTCTATATCCAAAATATACAAATATAACGAATATAAAAAAGAAAACCAACATCTAGTTATTATTAAACGACCGTTATTTCAAGAAAATATTTCTCTTAATTATAATGATATAATATCATTGCTTAAAAAATATAATATAGAACATCAATTATAATTTAAATATTATTATTTTCATCAATATTTTTATAAAATGGATTTAATACACATATTGGGGAAAGTTATTTTAAAATATGGAATTACATCAAATCTAGTATTTATAATTTAAAGTGTAAATTATTTAAAAATTACTTATAAATCTTAAAAATATTAAAAAATGTAATGCATAGTTTTATAATATTCATATCCCATATTACTAATTATTTTTCTTATTTCCTTTTTAATCTCAAAATTTTTAAATAGTCGAAATACGGGGAACAGTTAATTTAAAATATAGCTAAGTGTAAATTATTTAAAAATAACTTGAAAAATTAAAAAATGTAATGCATGGTTTTATAATATCCCTATCCCATACTATGAAACCAAATTTTAATACAGTCAGCTCTTGATATAGCTCCAAATCGTTATATCGAATATCAACTGTACAGGATTTCACATAAATTGCACTACATTTAACTACAGCTTTTTATTTTAATATAATAAATATGATAAATATTTTAATATATAATTATGATGTAAATTCAATCATTAATAATATTATACTAACTAAAATTAACAAGAATCCAACTGTCATCATTTGTTCATTATCTTGAGTTATTTTTTCCAACTTATCAACTAAATAAGTATCACCGGTAATTTTTTTATAACCACTAGATAATAATTCATATCCATATTCTAAAAGTGATGATATCATATCAGATTTACGATTTTTATTATTTTTTGTTTTACTAGAAGTAGAAGTAATTGCTGGTATAGTTATATTAGGATTTGTAATATCAGTGGAATCAGTGGAATCAGTTGAACTACTTGTAATTTTAGAAGCTGTTAAGTTTGTTGGTTCTTCAAAACCTTCAATTAATTCAGCTTGAGTTTTTTTATCTAGTAAATAACTTCCAATTGTATCTGTTGTAATATTTACTGGATTAATAGCATCCATTTTACTATTTTTAATATCATCTGATAAAGTTGTATTACCATCTTTTATTGTTTCCAAGAATTTAATTATATTATTTTCTACTTTACTTAATAATTCTACTGGATTAATTTTACTTTCATCCTCTTCTAATTTCTTTAAATAATCCTGATATGCTTTACCAAATTTCTTAGTCTGGTCTTTTTCTTTTAATTTAATTTCATCTAAATAATAACCATCATATGCACTTCTTGCATCATATTTATATTTATCTTTAACTGGTTCTATACTTTCAGTTTCTCCAATAAAACTACTATTTACAAATTCTTCAATTTCTTTTGATGTTCTCTTATATAAAGCTAATAATTCTTTATCATTAGCTGTTTTATCCGTATCCTCTTCTTCAAATAAATTGGATGTTATTAACAAATTAAATATTTGATTATGAAGTTCAATTTCATTTCTTAAGGATTTTATTTGGTTTGTTAGGTTTTTTAATTCATTTGAATTAGCATTTTTACTAGAACCATAATTGACAAGTGTGTTTCTTAATTTATCATATTCTTTAGTTTTATTTTCAATATCCGCTTTTTGAGATTTTAAATTAAGATATATTTTTCTAGGTACATATCTTTCTAGTAATTTCTGGATTTTATATTTTCGTAATTCGTATCCTTCTTTTTTAGGGAGTTCAGCATATAATTTACTAGATTGTTGTTGTAAAATAGTTTGTATTTTTGGAAGTAATTCTAGTTTTCTATGTGTTATATCCACTCTTCTATTATTAGATTTTGAATAATCTAAACTGTTAATATATCCAATTACCATATTATAAATTTCATCTGCACTTTGTAAAACTGCTAAATCTATTCTAGTTCTTATTTCACTAGATAAACTTTTAATAAGCTCATTATTACTAGAAGAGTGGTTCATCGAAGCATTACTGTTGTTATTATTGTTTTTATTATTGTTGTGTTCAACATTTAAATTTTCATAATTTTCTATTTTTAATTTTTTAGAATTATGTATTTCCTCTTCTAATTGATATCTATATCTTAATATAATAAAATATGCAATAAATAAGGATATAATTAAAATAAACCAACCATTAAAATAATTATATAAGAAATATTTCCAGATAAATACTAAAACATTATCACTATTATTAGCAATATCTGTTGCATCCATAGTATCTATTTATGGATATTTAATATAGAATGATAAATTAAATACTAGTGGAAATACTAACTAACTAATTCTATTTTATCTTTTATATTTTTAGTTATATAGTCTAATTTAATAGTAAATAATATCACATTATAATACAAAAACATCATTTCATTATAAAAATGTATGCTCCATTTCAAACATTAGAACAAGAAAATCAAATAAACCCACAAAAACGACAAATGGACTATCAATATAATGGAAGACTTTTTTTACCAGCTAAAACACTACAGATTAAACAAAACAACTTAAATTCATTAGAAGGGTTCTATGCAATTTCCAATTTTACATCTAATGACACAAATACTGAATTAAGTAGAAATCTAAAATCCAAGTTTTTTACAGATGAAAATATACAAAATATTATCAAAATAATAAGAGAAAAAGGAGGTTCAACTTATATTACTAATGCACTTGTTGAAGAAATTATGCGTAAAACTTATTCTAATTATGTTTTAAATGATAATCCTATTATTCAACAATTATCTACACTTAATAATACTGTTGCTGAAAGTATTATAAATCCTAGTTATATAGAATCAGATAAGAGACTAATTAAAGAAGGAGAAACGACTAATAAAAGAGCATATGACCTATTTTATGGAGAAAATCAGCATCAACCTTTAAATACTAGTATTATAACTAACCAAATAGAACCAAATAAATTAACAGCTACTTATTTTAGTAAATCCAATTTGGATAAAATCCAAAGTGAAATTATTAAACAAGTGAAAGAAAAAAATGGAAAAGATATTACTAGACAATCTGATACACAAGTTCAAATAATTATGCGTAGTATTTATTTACAATTTGGTAAAAATAATCGAACACCTCTTAAATCACAATTGGAAGAACTGAATAATCTAGTAGTAGAAGAATGTGTAAGAATAATTCTTCCAAATATAGAACAATATAGTGGATATATACGGGATATTACTAATCCTATACCAACCGTACCTATTCCTGAAAGTAGTTCTAATAAAGGTAGAAATACTTTTTCATTATTTGTATAAATTGTTAAAGCGTTAAAAAATTAAGATAAATAAATATTTATTCATCAAAGGAAATTTAATTAAATGTCAAGAGAAAATACAACAAATTATAATATTAATGATTTAAAAAGACAAATTGATATTCTAGATGAACTTCAATATCATGAAATTTTTAAAATAATTCTTAAAAATAATGAAAAATATACAACTAATACAAATGGAATATTTATTAATCTTTCTAATCTAAAACAAACTACTATTCAAGAAATAATAAATTATTTAAACTATTGCAATCATACTATAAATTTTTAAATCTAATATATTTAATTATCATAACAAAAAATATATTAAAAAATATATTAAAAAAATATATTAAAAAAATCTATTAAAATAGAGTTTTATGATTTTTAAAGTGCCATTTCAGCTGATATTTTGGGATGAAATTTATATCCAATTAAATTTATATCTTCCCAATTAAAATCAGTAATATTTTTCTTTACATTTTTTATTATTAATTTTGGAAATGGAAATGGTTTTCTACTTAAATTAAGAAGAACTTGTTCCATATGAGTTAGATAAATATGAGTATCTCCCATACTTACAATTAATTCTGCCGGTGTTAAATGAGTTAAACCTTCTGTGCTACATAATAAATGAACTAATAATGCCCCTGTACAAGTATTCCAATTATTAGCTAGAAAATAATCACTACTACGAATATATATTTGCAAACTTAATTCATTAGTTTCAGTATTAACATAAAATTGATATTGACATAAACAACTAGGAAGTGCTGCTTTATGTTGAGTTGCAGGATTCCATAAATTAATAATAATACGACGAGATGTTGGTTCCGTTTTCAACAATTCAATTATATTAGCTAACTGGTCATACCCATCTTCTTTTTTATATTCTGTTTCACAATTAATATAGTTTCCACCATAATGTCTCATATTAAAACCATAAGTTTCTCCCATATCTCCTATTGGATAATCTTTAAGACCTCTTTTATCTAGAAATTGACGGGAAGTATTACCATCCCATATATGAATATTTTTACTATTTAGTATTTTGTTATCTGTTTGTCCTCTTAAATATAACATCAGTTCTTCGAAAATACCACGAAAAAAACTACCTTTAGTTGTAGTAATTGGAAATGTTTGCCTTAAATTATATCTTAATTGTGCACCAAAAATACTTTTAGTTCCAGTATTTGTTCTATCTTTACGAATTACTCCAGTTTCATATATTTGTCTCATTAATGATAAATATGCTTCTTCTTCAATATTTTTCCATTCCAAAATACCGTTGCTAGTATCTTTATATTTGATATTCTCATATTCAATGTATCTATAATAAACATTATTTTCAATCTGGAAATCACTTACAGATGTCATAATAAATGTATTTGCTGATGTTTCTTTTTGTGTTTTCATAGGATAGTAAATATCATATTCTTGTTGTTTCATATAAATTTCAGTAGTATAGATTTTATCAATATATTTAGTTTCTAATGCTAATTTATAAATATGAGAACCGCCAATTATAAAAATATTAGAAATTACTAGAGGGACTTTATTATGAGAGTTATAAAATAAAACATAATTTGAGATTTCTTTTTCATAATCATTCCAACTACTAAATAAAGGATATTTAGGGTCATAATAATTTTTTCCATAATCAATATCATTGTTAGTAATAACAACATTTATGCGATTTGGTAAATGTCGTCGCCCTATACTTTCCCATGTTTTCCTGCCCATAACAACTACATTTATAAATTCTAAATTACTAAGTTTAATTTGTGGAATTGATGATGTAATTTGTTGGAAATGTTTTAATTCATTAGGTAATTTCCAAGGTATAGTATTGTCTGTTCCAATTCCATAATTACTAGCATTGTATGCAACAATTAGATTTGTTTTATGAGTCATTTTTATAAAATAATATGTAAAAACAAATATACTAAAAAAAAAATTTATAACTTTATATTAAGAAATTGTATTTAAAAATAATAACTTATTACTAATCTTAGTTATTTATTACTAATCAAGAGTTGCCTAAAGTATGTATGACTAGTCTTAGTTATTTAATTATTTATGTATTTTCATTTCAATAATTTTCCCATTTTTCATCTTTCTAACTAATATATTATTGCTATCAGATGAATTTAATACTTCTACTCCTTTTTCAGATACATCACCATTAACTATTTTTTTAGAATAACTAGATGTATGAGAATAATAGTATTCTTTAGGGGATTGTTTCATAGATTTAGAAAGAGCTTTCTTATTTCTTCTAGTTTTACTTTTAGATTTCCTAGTTTTTTTAATTTTCTTTAATGTTTTAGTTGAAACACTTGGCATAGTAGTATTTTAATTTATTATACGGTTTTTTTTCATAATCTAAATATTTATTTATGTAAAATGGATAATTTTTTTATGATATTAGTTGGAATAGGTTTTTTACTCCTTGCTTGGTTTATTTATAGAAAATTTATTGTTATCCCTACTCATCCTTCAAAATGTGAAATGCGTTGCGAAGATGGAGTTTGTTTCCCTTCTTGTCCTCCTTCAACTGCTACATCTCTTTCACACAATTCAGATACTAATAGTACATATACTAATAGTACAGTTCAACAAAATTTACAAAATCTAAATTTTTCAAATACTCAGACACAAATAAATAATGAATTAGAACTTGAAAATACTTTTACAAATGAAATTTCTACTCAAGAAAAGAAAGAACAATAATAAAAAAACAATTAAAAATTCTTATTTATTTTTTAAGATAGGATTTATAGTATTATAAATGTAATTCTTAATTTGTAATTACAAATCATATTCTTAAATATAAAAATTAAAATTTAATTTTAACAAAATAATATAAAGAATTATTGCGTAATTATTTTCTAAAAATATAATAATAAATTTCTAAATATGAAATCTGATAAAGTATTTATTGGTGTAGTTGTTGTTGCTATTCTAGGAGCATTAGCATATCTTATTTATGATACAGTCACAATGAAACCATCTAGTGCTCCTATGGCTACATTATCTCCTGCATCTACATTAATGTCTCAAATGGCACCTATGCAACAAGTAAAAGAAGGTTTTGAAGTAGTAGCGGGTGAACCAGTAGAACAAGCAGAAACTCCAAAACCTGTTCCAGGGGCACCTATGCCTAATGGAGGTGTAGTTTCTAGTCTTCCTAGTGAATGTTATCCTAAAGAAGTTCTTACCTCTGCAGATCTTCTACCAGCGGATGCCAATTCCCTTTGGGCTCAAGTAAATCCTTCCGGACAAGGTTCTCTAGCTGACCAAAATTTCCTTACTGCAGGTTTCCATATTGGTATTAATACTGTAGGACAATCTCTTAGAAATGCTAATAGACAATTACGGTCTGAACCTGCAAATCCTCAAGTTGCAGTTTCCCCTTGGCTTAATACCACAATTGAACCTGACCTTATGCGTCAACCACTTGAAATTGGTTGTGGTGCCCCTTAAAAATAAAATTATAAAAATTAAATATAAAATTTATTTAATAAAAACTCTATAATTTTTTTATCTCTACTCAAAACAAGATATTCAAAACCATATATTTTCATTTTTGTTTTTTTATTTATGCTTTTTTAGATGCTATTAAATATTTATTAAAATTAAAAATATATTAGGCTAATTAGGTTTTTTACTTTTTTTTTTTCTTGTTTTGTTTAATTTCTTATATTTTGTTCTACGTCTTCCACCTTCTTGATTATTTTGATTATTATTGCTATTAAGAAAACTATTGTCATATGTTTTTTGATTTAAAATTTCAATCATTTTTTCAATAGTTCCATCTAAGCAAGACTGAGGTCTAGTATTTAAAAATTTTATTACATTTTCAAATTCTTTATCTTTTGAAATAGCTAATTTATTCATAAATAAATCAATCATTGGTGGTATTCTTATATTTTCATGCATAACTTGGGAACTACATTTAGTATTTATTAATATATGTCTTATATGTCTTTGATAATTATTTAGTTTTGATTTAATTGGTTTTCTATTTATTTCTAAATGTTTTAAGTTTTTCAGTTCCATTAAAATTAAATATAAAGTATTTATAAATTTACTAGCATTTAAATCATCAACACCTCTACTTTTAAGTATAGTTATTCTCTCTTGAATTATAAGGTAAATTTTTTCAAGATTTTCATAATCTACTTCATATATATGTATATTATTATTATTATTTTTTAAAGTTGGTTTTATTATATTACATTTAAGTGGTAATTGTTCTAGTATTTGTAAATTATATGATTTGTTTGAATTACTAAAAAGTTTTCCAGATGGATCATTATAGAATTCTTTTAAATCTGTATGTTTTAATAAATTTTTAATTGTAGAACAATTTATACAATATTCACCTACTTTAATATAGTCTGGCTCTATATCAGTATTTGTTATTGTATTTACATAACATTCATGATTATTTACATTATTAGAATTTCGTGCAGCCATTATTTAAATTAATTTACTTATTATTAAGATATTTAATCTCAATTAATTATATATATTTTTTTATATTTTCATTTTTGGTTTTTTTAAATATGAAAATCCAACTTTTAAATGTGCTTTAATAGATGTTAAGTTGTTTTCACTTATAAAAGTAATTATGACAATATTTTTATAAATATCTAGCATTTTATTTACTCCTAATTTAATAGCTTTAGCTCCAATCCCTTTGCCTTGAAATTTATCATCAACAAATACTCGCAATATCCATTCACTAGAATATACTTTTTTTTTTACTTTTCTTAGTATTTAATTTAATTTATTATTTAATTTAGTTTCTTTATTAAAATTTAATTTTAAATTGTTATTTTTCTTGAAAGATATATACAAAACGACCAATATTTTTTATATTTTTATTAAAATCTTTACATTCATTTTACAAAACTTCTTATTTTATCTATATTCCAAGTTTATCCAGAACCTATATGTTTATAATATCTTTTTTTTGTTATTTCAGACATTATTCAAATGTCTAGTTCTGTTAATTTACCAATGGGTTTTAATTTAATAATATCTTCCATTTATTTATTAGCAGAAAATATACTATATTTTATATGACACAATAATAAATTCATATACTAATATGAAATCTCATTCCTATCAAATTGCAATACCATCATATAAACGAAGCAATATCATAAGTCAAAAAACACTAGCTACTCTTGCTAAATTTAATATTCCTTCTAGTATTATAACAATTTTCGTTGCAAATCAACAAGAATATATCGATTATAAAAATAGTATTCCATGTCATTTATATGACAAATTAGTAATTGGAGAACTAGGTTTGAAAAATCAACGCAACTTTATTACTAGATATTATCCAGAAGGAACACATTTAGTTCAAATGGATGATGACCTAGATAACATTGTAATTATGTCTAATTGGCAATCCTATAAAATACAAAATAGGAAAACTATTAAAAAAACAAGAAAATTAATTCCTTTAATAGAACTTGATAATTTTATAAATGATGCATTCAAAATGTGTATAGACAAATATTTTTATCTCTGGGGTGTTTATCCAGTAGCTAATCCCTATTTTATGAGCCCAATTGTTAGAACCAATCTTCAATTTATTGTTGGTCCATTTTGGGGAGTAATTAACCGACATAATAACAAGCTAAAAATAACTTTAGATGAGAAGGAAAATGTTGAAAGGTCACTCTTATATTATAAAATGGATGGTGGTGTCATTAGATTCGATTATGTTTCAATTATAACAAAATATTATAAAACACCTGGAGGAATGCAAAATACCATAGATAAAAATAAAAGAAAAAGAAATGCTAAAAATTCAGCTATTATATTACACAATAGATATCCAGAATTAACTACAATAAAAAATAGAAAAAATGGTAGAACTGAAATTATTTTTAAACAACCAAAAATAAAGAAAGATTTTTTGCAGATTTAGAAATTTTTATAAAAAATTGTTTTTTTTTTATTAAATAATAATATTACTATTGCGACAATCCTGCGACAACAAGATGGCATACGCCCATTTTTCAAACATTGAGCGTCACCCTTGTGGAGTTGAGTGCCTCTGTCCAAGTGCATGTTATGTACCAAAGAGACAAAACGCAGGACCAAGGTGTTGGACTTGTCTTGACACTGGAATTAACTCCCTAACAGAAAACCCATGCCTTGAGTGTGTGCCGAAACCTTGTCCCCATTGCAACGGATTTGATGGCGTTCTGCATGTAGCAACTTGCGACCGCCGTTCCAATGCGATGCAGATTCTTGCAACTAGGGTTCGTCATTGGAGTTTTCCAGCCGCCGCATCTGCAGGTGCCGCCCAGCCACATCAGCATTGAGTGCTGAATTCTGTTCCATCACCACCACCCTTGTGCTGTGTCCCACTCCTTGTGCTGTGTCCCACCCTTGTGCTGTGCTGTGAAACTTATTTTTTTTTTAAATAAGTAAATTAGTCAAAAATAAAAAATTTATTATTTTCCTAAAAATATTGTATAAAATTGAAAATAAATAATACAAAAAATAGTTATAACTATACTTCAATAATGGAGTTTCAACAAGAAATGACATCAACTTCTTTTAAAAGAGTTTTTGGTAAAATTAATTTTTCAAAAACAGTAATTCAAAAATATCATTTAAAATGTGTAAATTCTAGGCTCCAAAAATCTCTAGATGGTATTAGAAACACTATGTTAGAGCATAATTCAGGTAATTTACAAAATGAAACAGAGAATATGTCATTACTAAAAGAAAAAGAAAAGAAGGCTATGTATTTATTGACTACTTTTAATAATAAATTACAAATTGCGAATATACTAATTATAAATGTTGAGAACCAAATCTATGTAATGTGCCAAGCACAATATTACACTCAATATAATAATAAGAAAGTTTTAAATACATTTATTAAACAAATACCACAGCAAATACCACAGCAAATTCCAAAGCAAATTGTTGTTGGGAGAAAAAAAAAAGTTTTTACAATTAATGAAGAAAAAATAATAAATATGACATATTTTGAAATTAATAATCTTCATCTACCAATCGAACAAATTATAAAATTAAAAGCATATCGTCGTACATTATTAAATCGTATATATACTAGAAAATCAAGAGAAAAGAAAGCTCTTAAATTAGCAAATTCAAATTGTGAAATATTAAATGCAAGTAAAATTCTTATGCAAATAGCAAATTATTGACATTTCATATATTTCAAAATATGTAGTAAAGTAATTTGAAATATAAAATTTGTATTTAACTTATAAATAAAAAAAATATAAAAAAAAAATGTAATGCAGGTCTTAAAATGGGGAACAATTAATTTAAAATATGGCATTACTTTAAAATTTGTTTTTTAAATTTTAAGTGGAAATAATAATAAAATTAGTTAAAAATCAATAAAATAAAAAAAATATAATGCACGGTTTAATAATAACCCTATCCCAAATAATCATATCCCATTTGAGAAAATCATTATTTTTTAATAAATTTAAGATTTAAATTTTTCTAAAATATAATGAACATCATCAGAAGTAAATGTTGAAAAATATGTTTTTGGGTCATTATATATATTATAAATATTTTTTAAACCATTAGTCTTATGTTTTAAAACATACCATTTTTTTAAGAATTCAATTACTTTAATATCATAATCATCATCATTATTATTTAATAATTTGGTTTTGGAATAAAACTTATGTAGAATAACTGAATGATAAATACCAATACAACCTTCTAGATAAATAATACTTCTAGAAAACATATTTTCCAAATTTGCTAAATATGCTAATATAACAACTAAGTTGTAAAAACTGTATTTGTATTCATATAAACATTTATCAGTTAACTCTTTAGAATTAGCATAGTAATTAGATTTTGTCTCTTTAAAATCTAAAATATATAATATAGATTGAAATTGATCATCATAGTCATTGTTATTTAATTGTTGTTTTTTAAGAAAATCAAATACTATACTTATATCAAGACTTGGATTTTTCTCTTTCAAGTAAAATCCTAATTCGCCCTGCAATTTATCAAAATCATATTCATCAATTGAAGGACAAAAACTGTTAGAATTTAAACAATTTTTTAAATTTCCAATAATATAATCGTAAGCAAATATAACTTTATCATCAAATATCTTTGTAGCTGAAACAGCCATTCCTTAAATAAATATTAAACATTGAATTTGATAAATTTAAATCAATTTTATAAAAAAAAAAAACTATAAATGATAAATTATACTAGCAACACTCTCCAAAGCTCCTTCACACCAACCTTGATTATTACTGAATGCCTCACCAATAACCCAATGATTTGGAATTTTATTCTGGACCTTAGCAATATAACTATCTCTATTTGAAAATGTCTTTTCTAACGGATAAAAATAATGAGTTCCAACTTTCCAATAATGTTTTTTTATTTTACGAATTTTAAATTCTCCTTTAAATAAAATATCCAAGTATTGTTCTAGTTCTTTCTTTGTTAATTCATTACATTTATCAGCATATTTATTATCACTATAAGCTATCATATAAAGATTTCTATCAGGATTAATTGGAATAATTTTTTGTAAAATATTGTGAGCCACATAATAATTTTTTATTGGAAGAGGTTTATCCAAATAAGCATATATCCGCATAAAGGTTTGTGTTCCAATATTATCTAGCAATTTATTTTCAGGATATAATTTTTTTAATACTGGAACAGGACAACATGATATAATCTTCTTAGCTTCAACATTTTTAGTTGTAAGATTTTTTAATTTATAATTTACTTTATTACTAGATATAGAAAAAACTTCAGCATTTAGAATAAAATTTTCTATACCGATAAATTCAATTGCTTTTTCCAGAACAAATTTCCAAGGTATTGAATAATTGGTGCCGACTGGAATTATATCATTGAACCCATAACAATCTACAGTATCTAGAAAATCCGCTTCTTCAAAATCTGTAAATGATGCATTACTTTTGAATTTTTCATAATCTTCAGCACCCAAAATACTAGTTGCATAATTTTGAAAATTAACTAGATGTCTATCATAACGATAATTTTCCTTATTTTTTTGTAATTTTTTTATACAAGATTTTAAAAAATCACTATCTTGATTTTCAAATTCTTTTTTATATTCTACTATTTCTATTCCCAAATCAATAAGCCATTCTAGTAATAAAATATCAGTCGCCATTCTTCCAACACCAGAACCCATTAATACTGTGGTTCCATCAAAATTTACTGGATACACTCTACCACCTATTCTATTTTCTTTTTCTAGAATTATAATTGAAATAGTTGGGTTCTTTTTTTTTAAATGATAAGCACAATATAATGCTGAAATACCAGCTCCTATAAAACAATAATCATACATTTTAATAATAAAAATATTAAAATAATTACTAGAAATAGGTATTCAAATTTATATATTATATAAATATAATATTAAAAATATATGGCATCAGCATCAAGGAATAATTCAACGAATGCAAATCAAACTAAATTACAACAAGAATTAGTTCAAGTAGTATTAACATTAAAGGAATTAACTGATAATTTTGATATAAAATTTACTAGACATACTGAAATAATAACAAATAGTAAAAAAAAATTATCAAAACAAATAACACAATATTATAAAAATCTTTATTCAGGAAGAATAAGAAACACAAAAAAAAGTCATTCAACATATATTGAAAATATTGAAAAATATTTAGATATTTTAAAATAAAATCTAGACAATGATATACTTAAAAATAAATCTTTTAAAGAAAAATTAAAAGCACATTATGATTTTTATATAAAGAAATTCAATGAAAATATTATACCTAAATCTAAATTAATTTTAATGAATGTTGCTAATAGTAGATTACCAAAAGTTGTTCCACCAGTTCCAGTTCAATCAGAAGCAACATTATTAAATTACTCAGGACAAAGAGCATTAAATCAATTAAAAAGAAATGAAATAGAATATAGGGCTAGATTAATAAGAAATGGTAAAACACCTGAACAAGTTAATAATATAGTTTTACCATGGAGATTAAAAAGAATAATGAAATCAAAAAATAGCAATAGCAATATTAATAAAAATAATCAGGCTAAATTAACAAGAAGAACAAATTTAAGAAGAAGAGACTTAACTAATGCCCAAATAGAAAATACAATATTAAGAAATAGAATTAGAAAATTAAATTCACAAGCAAAAGATCCTTCTCCAGAAGAACAAGCTTATTTAACAAAAGTTCTTAAATTTATTAAAGATAATCCAGAGTTAGCAGCTAGCACACCAGATGACCCAAAATATGATGATTTAATGCTTCGTATTCTACATTTAAGTAAATAAAAAAAAATGGGATAAGATTATTATAAAACCATGGATTAGACTTTTTATATTCCATGGATTTTTAACTTATTTTATTATAATATCCACTTAAAAATATAAAAAACTAGTTTTTAAGTAATGCCATATTTAAAAATATGTGTATTTTGTTATTTTAAATATATACTATTATTACATTTTATATGTTTATATTTTTAAAATTTTTAAAATAATTCTAGCTATGAATTTAAAATACCATCTTCATAAATTTCATTCATTTTAATTTCATTTATAGAAATATTATATTTACCATTACTATTACGATATTTATCAATATTATCTGTATATAAAATACCTTCACAGCAATATTTATTTTGAATACCATAAAATTTATGATTTTCTTTCATTTCTCCTAACCAACCTATAATTAAAACTTCTTGAATAACACAATCATCTGGATATTTAAAGTCTGTATTTTCGATTTTAAGTATTTGTAAATTATCCTTCGATGATGAAAATGCTATAATAATAGGTTGAGCTGTATAATCTTGTGTTAAACCTTTTTTATAAATTGCACCATACATTTTTGATGGATGTTCTTCAAATAATCCTTGTTCTTTATATTCTTCTAATACAATAGGTTTGCAACTTATTTTAATATACTCTAGTGATAATAAACGATATGAACTCATAATCAATTGACTAAAATAACATGATGTATCTTCAATTAAAAGTGTTTTAGTATTAATAATATTATCAAAATATTGATGTTTTAATGTTCTATCTAAATCAGATTCAAAATTGTATATATTACTAATTTTGTCACGTTCTATTAAAGAGTTCTCTTGTAATGCACCTAATTCAGGACGGAAATCTAAAATTAATCCTTTAGAATGAAAATATTTAATATCGTAAATACGATTACCAGTCATAGCCATTGGATTATATGAAAAACTTCTATAAATTTTTAAATATGGAATATCGGTTTTTTTTATTTTACGATAAGAATAACGTATTGTTTCATCTATTGGTTTATTACAAGAAATTTGAGATATTGCTTCAATAATAGAATTATCAAGATTAATATTTTTATATGTATAATATATTGTTATTTCATCATTATCACTATCAATATCAATATTCATTTTTTCAATTTTAATTGTATTTTGTTCTAAATTAAAAATCAATTTTATCTTTTTAATCTTTTTATATTTAAAATAATATAAAATTGTTTTTGCCTAATTTTAGTTATTATATTATTATATTGAAGATTGTAGAAAATGGCATATAACGAACAAACTGAGATAAGTACTATATCAATGATTAATAATATTACATCTGAAATACAACAAAATACTCATCCTATTGTTTTAGCGATTGATGTTAGTGGTTCTGTTAGTTTAAATAATACATATCATACTACTATCAAATTACTCAATGAAAAAATTAAGCATATTAAACAACAATCATATATTTTATTATGGAATCATAAGTTTGTAATTGCAAGTGATAATGATTTAATGTATGTTTATGAAAAGCAGTGGGGAACTGGAGGTACTAGTACCTCTGCTATTTCAAATGGTCTAGAAAAATTAAACATTAAAAAACCTATTAATCTTATTATTGTCACTGATGGTGATGTTGATTTAAATGATATTGAAATAGCCGATAATAAAGTTAAAAACCTTGAAAAACATCATGGTTTGTCAATTACACATATGTATGGTATTATTATTGGAAATAATAATAATTCATCAGTATTATCACCATTCTTTCGTGCTTGTTCATTTACAATTTATAATGTTAATAAGTCAATTACAGGTATTGTATCTTCTATTATTATGACAATGAATATGATTGAAAAAGATGAAATTTTTAGATGTTTAGATACAATTTCTACTATTGATGAGTTAAAAAGTATGTATGATAATATTATTAAGTTATTTACAAGTATGACTATGGGTCTTGCAAATCCATCGCTAGATTCTAGTATTCTCTTAGTAAGAAATAAGATTTTATATATTGCTAAACGAATTAAGACTACAGCTGGTATAATGAATATTCCTGCTGTTGATGTTTTTACTAATAGTCTTACTACTAGCCATACATCCACAGTAGAGCAAATGAAAGAAGTATTTGATGCTTATTATGCAACATTTGCAGGTGATGAACTTCAGTCATTAATTAATAATCTACTTGCATTACTAGATGGTAAGTTTTCAAATATTTTTGATCCAACTCAAATTCGTAAGTCTATGATGACTAGAACATCAGTTGCAATTCCTGTTGTAAAGCCATCTGATTTGCCACCTCAAGTTGTTGATTCAACAAGTAGTCTAGCAACTTGTCCTATTACACTAGAATATGTAGATGGTAAGAATATGGTTATTCTTATTAAGAATTCATATTGTAATATTTGGAATAAGCTAGATAAGAATACTCAAGATGCAATTAAGACAAATCCATTCGTTGTTTTGAGTTCTCATGTTGGGGAACTTATTAAAAGTGCTTTGGATCACGGTATTTCAGTAGAAGCTTGTAATACTATGATGGATCATAATATGGTTCGTAGTCCCATTACTCGTGAAGAATGTTCTGGTTTTTTAGTTCTTGGAAATGATATTCAATCTATCAAGACTGCCAATACAGCACTTGCTAAGCTAGTATCAAATGGAACAGAAATTCATGGAAATATTAATTTGTGGTTTTATGCAATTTATATTCTTGTTGATAAAATTGAATGGCTACAAGAAATGAAACCTATGATATTAACTCAAATGAAGTCTCGTCTTATGCAACCTTCATCAACAACATTATCATTTTCTGGTTTACCAACATATGTTCAATTCCGTGGAAGTTTGGCTGCTGCCTGTTTCTTCAATTTACATCAACCCATTTTTGTCAAAGATGTTTCTAAGTCATCATTTCGGTTAAATTGGTCTTCTAGTATGCATATGATGAATTTGCTAGAGATGGCGAATTATCAAGGTATTCATCTTTCAAATATCAAAAAGTATATAGTATTATTGAAAACACTAGCATATTTGGTAAATGATGTTAAGAAGTTGCATTATCCAACATTTCGTATTAAATATAATACATTGACACACAAATCAATTACATTTGGAGATGTGGATTATACACCTGAGTTTCTAATTAATGCTAAAGCATCAAATTACGTTCTTTACTATGTTTTATTTGATGGTCTATTAAATCATGTTCCGCCAGTTATGAAATCATTTACCGATGATGTATCACCATCTTTTGTATTTAAGCTATCTCAGCTTATTAAGAATGAATCAGTGTCAATATGGGATGTGGCACCGTCTTTTGAACTTTGCGATTCTTTCTATTCTCCTATTCAATTAGAGAATGTTTGTAATTGGACTTTAAATAATGATTATACACCTGCTTTATGTCAAAAGACTATGCGTCCTTATTCAGTTATTGATAATGGAAAACATTGGACTACTTCTTATTGTGAGAAATTCAATCCTGATGAGAAGTACATGCAACATTCTAAAATATTTACACCCGATGGAAATACACTTCGTCCAGTATTTGCTGGATATCAATATTACATTAATTTTGTAACTAAATATGGATTTTATCCAAAATTGGCTGATTATGCAACCTATGTATTTAATTCATTAATGAACAGTCAATATGCATATCATACTATTCCAAAGATGTCTTGGTTGGTTGATATTATTACACAATATAGTAAAATTGTTAAGAGTATTCATCCAAACCAGTTTATTAATATTACTAAAATTTCACGAGAACGCAAAATTCGTCGTATGATGGAAATAGGTGATCGAAGAATATAAAATTATATCTAGATTATTACTAAATATCTAGCAATTAAAAAAAAAAATTTTTTTTTACTTTTTTAATATTATATATCTAAATATCTTTATTATAACTATGCATTACATTTTTTTGTTTTTTTAAGATTTTTAAGTAATTTATTAATAATTTACACTTAAAATTATAATACTAGTTTTTACCTAATTCTATATTTTAAATTAATTGTTCCCCATATATCTTCTATAATAAATTAAATTATTCAATAAAATTTAAATATTGCCGCAAGGGATATGTTCATCTCCATTTAGCACAAAACGAGGAGTAATCATCATACCTTCTAATTCTTGCATTAATAATTTGCAAGCATATGGGATTTGTATCATGGAAATTTGTGAGAATTTTTGGCATCCTAAACATTTGAATTTTTCCAATTCAGGATTTGCGGCTGCGAATAATCCACAATTTTGACATACATAAATATTAAATATGTCACTAACATCCATCATTCTCTCTTTCAAGAAACTAAGTGTCCCATGTGCAATTAAGCAATCTCGTTCCATTTCACCCATACGAAGACCACCATCTCGGGAACGACCTTCTGCAGGTTGTCTAGTTAATTGAACTACTGGACCAGAACTACGGCTATTTCCAGTCCACACAGGTTTCCCATTTTGACGAACATAGAATACCTCATTAGGAACAGATACACAATAAACTGGACCATGATAATCATATAAATATTCATCTTTATTAGATGGAAGAATATGATTATTCATATTATGATATAGAACTGATTTATTTAAAATTTCATCAGCTCTAATAAGTTGGTAATTACTAGCATCACTTTCTAAACTTACATACATTCGATGATTAGCAGTAGTATCTAGTTCTACTTCATTACTAGTAATATGATACATTTTACCTTCATAATCAGGATATGTATGAACTGCAGATGGTTTATGATATTCTACATTACCAAGTTTTCCACGAGTAGCAATAAAATCACTAGCATTAATAATTGATATATTCTTCCATCCATCTAATGTCAATACTTCAGCTTTATTAGTTAAACAATGTATTTTATCTGCAGACATATGTTTCAATCTCTGATAATATGTTGGACCCATAAATATTTTAACATCCATTTGTTGTCCTGTTAATCCACTATATAATACTTCATTTCCACAATCTTCAAATCCATTATCCATTAAAATTTTTTGGACATCTTCAATTTTCACCTTATTAAATGGTGTACAATCCGCATATCCACCTAAAGTAGTTGTTACTTTACCAATAAGACATTCTAGTAATTGACCGATTGTCATACGACTAGGAATGGCATGTGGATTCATAATAATATCTGGCGACATACCTTTTTGACTATAAGGCATATCTTCTTGATTATAAATCATACCAACTGTGCCTTTCTGACCACATCTAGATGCGAATTTATCTCCAATTACTGGGATACGCTCACTGCGGATACGAATTTTTACAAATCGGAAACCATCTCCATTTCTGTTGGAATAGATTTTATCAACAAATCCGCTTTCATTCATACGAAGAGATGTAGAACAGTCCTTATAGAGTTGTTGTCCATTTTCTTTTTTATTTTTAAGTGGAAGTGATTTACCAATAATAATATCATCACTTGTGACAAATTCATCTTTACGAACAAATCCATATTCATCTAGTTTATCATAATTACCTGGTTTAACACCAATTGTTAATTTATTATTTGGGCGACCGAATTTTTCTTCTTTTCCATTAGATTGAATTTTCTTTTCATCATCTTTATAAGTTCTGTAAAATGTGCCACGGAATAAACCTCTATCAATAGCTCCTCTATTCAATAAGATTGAATCTTCTTGATTATAACCTGTATAACTAGCGATAGCTACAATAGCATTCAATCCACATGGCATATCATAATAGTTAATATACTTACTAAAACCAGTGCTAACTAGTGGTCGTTGTAAATAATTGAGAACATAAGAAAGAGTATCCATTCTATCTAGAAAATTACTAGCATAACAAGTCATTGCTTGTTTACACATTGCACTATTGCTAGATAAGAAATTATCATCTCCTGCAATAAAACTATGACTTTCAGCTTCCACTGTAATATCTGCAATTTCTTGATTAGGTAATTCTTCAATTTTATCAATAGGAATAAATAATGAAGAACCTACAGTTTCAATAATATCCCACCAATCACCATAAACAATACTAGTATCACAATGTTTAATAATACGATAAAATTCAGCTAATTTAGCAGTTTCTACAGTTCGTTCTTCATTATAAATATATCCAATTGTATCATTAAATCGTATAATATTTTCTGGTAATTCACGAATATGAATATAGTAATCTTTATCATTATATTTATCAATATTATCAATGTTATTTGACATAACTAAATGATTACATGGACTTTTTGAAACTCGTTCTTCTTTTTTCTTACTATAAAAATCTGCTTCAACATCTAAACTATTTAATAATAGAATGATTTTAGTTAAAAATTCGTTTATTATTATTGAATTAATTGGTGCTTTTTTAGTAAATGAAAGTGCACCTCTTAAAAATTCTTGTTTGATTTTTCCACTACCATTCATAATCCAATCTGGAATAATAGAATTAGAATTATCACTAGATAGACTGAGAACATCTAGTAAATATCCAATAACTGCAGTGATATATTTTGAATTATATTTGATATATTCTTTATTATTAAATCCAATAGAAATAAAGTTAAAATAATCATCATTATATTCTTTTAATGATACAAGATTTGCAGAAACAATATCTCTAGCGAAACAAGTTATACCAATTAATCTAGCTAGATATGGTAAATAATTACTATTAGACATAATTGGAAAGATTGGTCTTAAAATTTGATAAGCTGTTTTAAATATTTCAGTTTGTAAAAATGGATTAAGAAATCTAATATTATCTTTTATGTATTGTAAAAATGTTGATAAATCTAGTATTTCATAATTCACATCCACACCAGTTAATAAATTGTGTGGAGTGCCAATATGAATTCCAATTTTCGTTTCTTTATTCATATTTTCAACTGAACACCAATTTGGTTGGTTATTATATCCATTAATAGACATGAAATTATGGTTTCCAGTTGCAATAATGGTGCGACCACTTACTGTTGTAATTTTAAATATTTTATTTTCTGTTGGGCGAACATATTGATAAATTACTCGTGTTGATGATATTTTCATAGTTTTGGTATCAAAAGTTTGCACTTTATCTCCAATTCTAATATCTTTAATTGGACGGCGTTCTCCATTACTCATTAAGACTTTTGTATTTGGATCTAGACATTGATAAGCATTACGAGGTGATTGATTATGATCACTAAATGGGATAACACAGGCGATTACACCAAGAATTAACCCAGGGTGAATTTCACAATGGGTGTATTTATTAATATAACAAGGTGAAATTGTTCTAGTTGTTAAATCTTCAGGTTTCATTGCAATCATTAAATTATTAACTTCATTTGTATCAACATATTCAATTACTCCTTCTTCAATATCAGTTGGAATAGTTAATTTAGGAGATAATAAATATTGAACTGGTAACCCATGTTCTACTAATTTTTGGATATGTTTTTTCTTAATTCGCAGATTTTGTGTTTCCTCATCTACAATAAGAAGAGGTCTTACTAATCTACCTGCATCAGTAAAGATTTTAATTAGATTTAAATATTGATTCCAATAAATACCAGTATAAATATTAATATTACCGTATCTTCGTTGTCGTCTTAGTTCAGCTAGTAATTTAATTGGATTATCATAGATACCAACCCAATCACCATTTACAAATACACAAGTGTTTTCTAAACAATCATCATTAGAAATAGTATCTAGTGATTTAACTCCAAAAGCTTTCAAAAATTCTCTAATAATAATACTATTGCTATTAATTGTAATTTTTGAAGAAAGAGCGAAATTTTTAACTAGACCAACTGGATGACCTTCTGGAGTTTCAGCAGGACAAATATATCCCCAACTAGTATTATGTAGTTTTCTAGGTTTTACAATTTTACCATTATTATTAGTTTTATCACAAGGCGAATTTACTCGTCTAATATGTGAAATAGAACTCAAATAACTAATACGATTAAGAACTTGTGCTGTTCCAACTTTGACATTTCCTTTACCATTGGTTTTTACTCCCCAATTACCAGTAGCTAATGCATATTTAAGTCCACCATCAATAATAGTTGGTTTCACAATTTTGTAAATATTATTGATATTAATAAGTTCAAAAATATCCTTATTACTTTTATTTCCATGTACTTCTTTAGTAATACTCTTAATAATATCTTTGTTTAATTTATTAAAACATTGACGGAATAAAAGTGCCATTAATCTTCCAGGTGTATCAATTCGTTTCATATCATATGCATCTCTATCATCAAAAGGAATATATTTTAGTTGAATAAGTAATAATTTTCGTGCCATAAATCCCAAATAACGAGCTTTATTATAAAGATTTTCTTTAGGCATATGCTGTAGTATTTCTTCATGTAAAATTCGTTTTACATATTTAAGTTTATCACTTTGATTGTATTTTATGTCTTTATTAGGAGGTTTGTATTTTACAAAAGCTAATAACATTTCTAAATAATCATTTTCAGAACATAAATTATGTTGATTTTTTTTAACTTTTACATAGCGATTAAAACTAGGTTGAAGAAGCTCCATAATTTCTTGAGAAATTGGTTCTTTATCACTCCATGAAATAATTGTAAAAAGTTGTCTATCAGTTTTAACACCTAAACATTTTAAAATTAACATAAGTGGAACTGGAGTTTTGAAACTTGGTGATTCAAATTCCAAACTTCCATCACGATAAACAAATCTAATAATATTATTCATAATGACACTAAAATGTTGGTCATTAACACATCTAATTTCAATTTCTTGTCCTTTTGTCTTTTTCGGATTATAGAAACAGAAAGGCTCATTTTCAGCAGTTCTTTCTTGACTAATAACTACTTTTTCATTTCCGCCAATTATAAAATAACCACCGTAATCATAGGAACATTCTCCATTTTGTCTTAATGAGGTTCCATCTTTTTTAGAAAGAACACAATTTGCAGATTGGACCATAATAGGAATTTTACCAAAATTAATATTTTTTAAATATTCAGTTTTTACATCTTCTTCAATATTTCCATCTGGAAGGGCAACTTTCAATGTACGAATAATTTTCATATTAATTGTTAAAGGGGCACTATAACTTAAATTACGATATCGTGCTAATTCAGGTGTCATAGTGCGATAACTTCCATCGTTCTCCCATACAATTGGAGGAGCTAAATTATGATTTAAAAATACAATTTCAATTTCTAACATATGGGTATTTAACTCTGCATTATAATTAAAATATAATTTTTTGTCATTAAATAAATGAATAATATCACCCATGTCCTTTTTAATAAATTGTTCATAAGATGAAATTTGATGATTTACTAGACCATCATTTTTAACAATAGAATCAATTATTTTAAAAGCATCTTGCGGGTAAGAAATGTTTTCCATTATAAAAACAAACAAACCCGTTTTGCTAAATGTTAATAATACAAGTTAGGTTTAAATTAAAAAAAAATCAATTTTAGAATTTACAATCATCTATAATTACTAGAAAATTACAAAAAAAAAATTTGTTTTTTACAAGAATTTACATTCTAATAATTATAATTATTCTTTATCTAATAGAAATTCCAAAATAGTTATTATTTTTTCTAACTTATTATCTTTAGCAATAACTAATGCAGAATTCCCTGAATTGTCAATATGTCTTATATTTAAATCTGGTTTTTTTAATAATTTTAATGCCACTCTTTCTAGTTTATTATAACAACAATACTGAAATGCTGTTGTCTTTGCATCAATATTTATTTGATTGTAATTTAAATCAGGTTTTTCCAATAATTTTAATGCTACTTCTTCTAACTTTGTTTCACAAGCAACAATAAATGCTGTATTCCCAAACGAATTAATATGATTATAATTTAAATCTGGTTTTTCTAATAATTTTAATGCAACTAATTTTAATCCATTTAAACAAGCTAAATGAAATGCCGTTTCACTATCATTAGAAATATGATTATAATTTAAATTTGGTTTTTCCAATAATTTTAATGCTACACTTTCTAACTCTGATTCACAAGCAACCATAAATGCAGAATCATTATTATTAACTTGATTATAATTTAAATCAGGTTTTTCCAATAATTTTAATGCTACCTCTTCTAACTCTCTTTTACAAGCTAGAATAAATGCCGTATTATTATCATTATTAACTTGATTATAATTTAAATCAGGTTTTTCTAATAATTTTAATGCAACTAATTTTAATCCATTTAAACAAGCTAAATGAAATGCCGTTTCACTATCATTAGAAATATGATTATAATTTAAATTTGGTTTTTCCAATAATTTTAATGCTACACTTTCTAATTCAATATCATTACAGGCAATTATAAATGCTGTTTCACCATTTGAATTTGTTTCATTAATATTAAGACAAGTATCAATTGATTGTAAAGCAGATTTCTCATCTCCTTCTTCACAATAATACAATAATTTATTAATATTACAAATATTCCAATAAACAAGTCTAGACTTATCCAATTTTATCTTTTTTATTTGAGATTTAGATAAAATTTTTAAATATGCTTCAATTTCATTTTTAATCAATATACAAACTTCATATTTACCATTATAAATTGGTTGTCTAGTTATTGGACTTTTTACTATTCCATTATCTTCATCTCCATGTAATAAAGTATCTAGTTGTTTATTTTGAATTAATTCCTCAATACAAGGAGCACAATACAAAATACCATCTGTTGCTATAATTGGATAAATAACTAATTGCATACAAATAGGACATTGATATTTTTCCATTATTATGGAAATGGAATTTTACTAAAAATTTAATAATTAAGAATTAAGAATTAAGAATTCAATTTTATTAATTATTGTCTTCAAAAATCTATTTATTAATTTAATATTTAATGGAATAATGGAATAATCCAATTAATTTTAAATCAAAATTTAAAAAAAATATTATAATCTTATACATTTTACTAATTTCACTAATTTGATAAAATATTAATTATAATTTTTAATTATACTCTAGATATTAGAAACTAAATACCAAATTAATAAAATAAGTAGTAATATTATTATTAATATTATTATTAATTTTTTATTACTATGATTTCCATTTTCAAATCCTTCAATAGTTAATTTTGCATTTTTAACAGCTTCAGTCTCTGTTTGTTTTACTTGTGCCATTTCCATCATTGGTGGATGGTCTTCAAAATTATTTAATTCCATTTTTGTGTTTGTTTTTTCTAAATTAATCTTAATCATATCTGCTAGTTGTATATTATATTCCTCTGGATTAGTAGTTCCATATTTAGGCATCATTAAATCCTCATCCTTAATTGCATCAATTTTACTTTGATTACTAGCTGGTATCATTTGTAATTTAATTCTAGTAGTAGCATTTTTCACTTTTGCTAATCTACCACCTTTTGCTAGGCATTCTTCACTATCTTCTGTTCCATTTACATTCTCACCAACACATAAATCATATAAACCCATTACTGGACCACCTTTTGGAACATCATTAATGTTTATATATTTATTTAAATACTTTTCTTTATTATTCACTAATATATTATTAAATAACATTGTTTGAATTTCTAATAAATTTCTATTCCCTTGACTTAATTCTTGCATATTTGGTTGTTGAATTTGCACTGGTTCATTAATTTTTGGTTCGTTATCTTCAATTAATAATCCTTCTTTATCATATTTAACTGGAAGTTCCACTTTAATAGCTTTATTATTATATAAATTTTGTTTTTGTCTAATATCTGTAGAACTAACTACACTAGAAGAAGTTTCCGGAAGTGTAGTAGTTGTGCTAGTAATATTAGTAGAACTAGCACCACCGATATACCCACTTAATAAAGAACCAACACCTAATTGAGAACCAGAACCAAAATAAGAAGGTATAGAAGACCACCAAGAAGATGATGTATCACTAGATGTATTTTCAAATCCTTCTGTATAATCATCATCATTTACAACTACATATTTTGCAACACCACTAGTTTCACCTGTTTTTTTCTCATTACCAGTTAAATATTTTTTCAAATAACTCGATTTATCTAATTTATCTAATTTCATCTTTGTTAATTCTAATGCAGTTTTACCTTGTTTATTCTTTTCTTCACTATTTAAACCATGTTCTAATAAAAATTGCATTAGTGGAACTTTATTTTCATTTTCAGGAGCATATAATACAGTATAATGAAGCAAATTATTTCCATTTTTATCATAATACATAAGACCTGCACCATTATTATATAAAAGACGAACTAATTCAAAATTACCACTCTGGATTGCTTTATGAATAGGGAACTCTTTGTTAATATTAGGTATATTCAGTGGGGCACCTTGTCCTATTAATTTCTCAGTATTATCAACTTTACCAGATAAAGAAGAAAGATGAAGTGGGGTGTCTCCATCAACATTAGTAATATCTAATTTAGGTTTAAGTGCTAGTATTAAATCCAACATATCAGGAGTTCCATATTGAGCCACTAAATGAAGAATTCGATTATTTTCATTATCATTGGTAAGTGGTTGATCCACCATTCCATAAGTTCGAATATATTCCTTTAAATAAACTAAATCACCGTCTTTAATACTACTAACTACTTTCATATCATCTACAAAAGTATTATTCATATCTACCTTGCTACCAGCTATTATATTTTCTAATTTTAATATTTCAGTATTATCACAATTATTAATAAAACAATCATTAACTAATTTAGAGGCTACTTTAATATATGGAATTGTTTCGTGGTCTTTAATTTCGGCTTTACTAATTTTGCAAACTATATAGGGTTCCATAGATTTCCAATTATTATCTGGTTTTTCTTCTTTAGCATTTTCAATATCCCATAGATAAATTTGATGTAAAGAACCATTTTTATTTATAAGTTGATAATGACTAAATTTAGAAGCAACAGTATTTAAAAATTTTGGGTCAATAGATTTATAATCTGCACGAGGATCACAACAACTAGATAGAGTACAATTTTTAGCATTGGACATTCTTAAAACAGCGGACCTAATAGTGGAACGCTCATCATCAGTATAATTTCTACCTGTTGTTGGATTAATACCATTTAAATCTGCTAGAAAAAATGGAGTAATACAATTACATTGTTTATTTTTAGGTATAGAAGTGAGTTTAAGAAATGTATCCATTTTACTTATTTATTAAATAGATATTTTCTTATTTTACTTTAACTATATATTTAATAGATTTAGTAATTGTAAAAAAAGAAAAATCCATAATTAAACAAATTTAAAATATAATAAAATGAACTATGTCTCTAGTAATTATTACTGGATTTAGTAATTCTATTGAACACAACCAAATTTTAAAATGGATTAAATTATACTAATACAGTTATTTCTCAATATAATGAAACCCATAAAATCACTCATAAACAGATAAAAAATTGTTTTGCATACAATAATGCAGGATTTCGAACATCCATGTCATTATCATCATCTAAAACATCATTACAGTTGATATTTGATATTTGATATTTGATATTTGATATTTGATATAATGAACTCCTATACAGTTGATATTCGCTATAATGAACACCAATACTTACTTGCGTGTTTTTATTATTTATTGGCGGCGGATATGTGTGTTCATTATATCAAGAGATGACTGTATTTCTAACTCTGATTCACAAACTTCATAAATGCAGTGTACCCAAATATATTAACTTGATTATAATTTAAATCAGGTTTTTCCAATAATTTTATAGCCACATCTTTCAAACTAAAATCACAAGCAACCATAAATGCAGTATCATTATTATTATTAACTTGATTATAATTTAAATCAGGTTTTTCCAATAATTTTAATGCTACCTCTTCTAACTCTCTTTCACAAGCTAGAATAAATGCTGTATTATTATCATTATTAACTTGATTATAATTTAAATCAGGTTTTTCCAATAATTTTATAGCCACATCTTTCAAACAAAAATCACAAGCAAACATAAATGCTGTATTATTATCATTATTAACTTGATTATAATTTAAATCAGGTTTTTCTAATAATTTTAATGCTACTTCTTTTAACTCTCTTTCACAAGCTTTTAGAAATGCTGTATTTTTACCATTATTAACTTGATTATAATTTAAATCAGGTTTTTCCAATAATTTTATAGCCACATCTTTCAAACTAAAATCACAAGCAAACATAAATGCTGTATTATTATCATTATTAACTTGATTATAATTTAAATCAGGTTTTTCTAATAATTTTAATGCTACTTCTTTTAATTCTGATTCACAAACTAACATAAATGCAGTATACCCAAATATATTAACTTGATTATAATTTAAATCAGGTTTTTCCAATAATTTTATTATCACATTTGTCAATTTAAAATCACAAGCTTTTAGAAATGCTGTATTTTTATCATTATTAACTTGATTATAATTTAAATCAGGTTTTTCTAATAATTTTAATGCTATTTCTTTTAATTCTGATTCACAAGCTATTAGAAATGCAGAATTTCCAAACTCTGAAATATGATTATAATTTAAATCTTTTTTTTCTAATAATTTCAATGCAACTAATTGTAATTTTTTGGAACAAGCTATTATTAATGCAGTATCGCCATTTCCATTTGTTTCATTAATATTGAGACACGTATCAATTGATAATAAAGCTGAATTCTCATCTCCTTCTTCACAATAATACAATAACTTATTAATATTACCAATATTACCAATATTCCAATAAATAAGTCTAGACTTATCCAATTTTATCTTTTTTATTCGAGATTTAGATAAACTTTTTAAATATGTTTCTATTTCATTCTTAATCAATAGACAAACTTCATATTTACCATTATAAATTGGTTGTCTAGTAATTGGACTTTTTACTATTCCATTATCATTATCATCATTATCATCATTATCATCATTATCATCATTATCTTTACATGATAATATTAAAGAATTAATACAAGGATTACAATATAAAAAACCATCTGTTGCTATAATTGGATATATAACTAAGTTCAAGCATATTGGACATTGATATTTTGACAAATCCATTATTTTTTTTACCAGAAATTTAATAAATTAAGAAAACAATTTTAAAATTATTAATAGATAAATCAAAAAATAAGAAAAAAGATAAAAAATATTATTAATATTACATCGACTACTAAGTATAATAACCCCTTTTTTGGATTAGTGTTTCATGTTTATGACTTATTTTACTGTCAAGCTCTAGATATAATGAACACCTATAATGGCGGATATTCATCATTCATCATTTATAAGCGGAATTGGGTGTTCGACGGTATGCTAGCATACCGTATCCATTGGGAGCTAGCTGCCAATCGTTATATCGAATATCAACTGTATGGAATTCGATTATATGCTAAAATTACATATCCATTGAGAGCTGATCTCAATTATTATAGCGATATTTAATTGTTCCTCATATTACAGTTATTACCCAGTATAACGAACCCTTATTTTGGGTTAGTAGTCCAACTACAGTTATTACCCAGTATAACGAACCCTTATTTTGGGTTAGTAGTCCAACTACAGTTATCACCCAGTATAACGAACCCCATTTTGGGTTAGTAGTCCAACTACAGTTATTACCCAGTATAACGAACCCTTATTTTGGGTTAGTAGTCCAACTACAGTTATCACCCAGTATAACGAACCCCATTTTGGGTTAGTAGTCCAACTACAGTTATTACCCAGTATAACGAACCCTTATTTTGGGTTAGTAGTCCAACTACAGTTATCACCCAGTATAACGAACCCCATTTTGGGTTAGTATTCTAAGTATTTGAGTTATTTTAGGGGTTCGACGGCATGCTAGCATACCGTATCCATTGGGAGCTAGCTGCCAATCGTTATACTGAGTAGTCGCTGTGCAATTAATATTCGCTATAATGAACACCTATACTAGCGTGTTTTTATTATTTATTGGCGGCGGAAATGGGTGTTCATTATATCAAGAGATGACTGTATGGTTTTAATTTTTATTATTTTCTATATTTTCTATTTTTTTTTTTAAAAATTGATATCCATAAACTATGCATTTAGCAATATTTTCTTTATTTGTAATAAATTTAAATGGAGATGCTAAATTTCTTGGTATATCAATTATTATAGTATTATCCTTGTATTTTTCTAATACTGGTATTATATTTGATAACGATTTCATAATTTTATCCAAATATTCTCCTATACAAATATCTGTAATACAAAAAGTTTCTTTTTTTTCAAAATCATTCATTAAATAAAAACCTAATGTTTTAATTGGGTCAATCATCATATCAATTGGATAATTATTACTTACTCCACCATCACAATACCAATATCCATTAATTTTAACTGGTTGAATTAAAAATGGAATTGCTATTGATGCTCTTAATGCTTGATGGATTGGAATTTCCGGAGTAGTTTCTTTATTACAAATTTCAAATTTCATTGTATTAATATTAGTGACGCCAATTTGCAATTTTATACCTGTTTTTTCATACATTTCTTTAAAATTGATGTCTGGATTTAATGTTTTTACTGCTATTAACTCTTTTATTTTATTTATAAATAAATCACAATTATCAAGTCCTTTATTATTAATTAAACCTAAAAAGCTATCTAGATTAATATTAAAATAATCACTAGGATTAATACTTATAAGTGCAGTATATAATTCATTACTAGTAAAACCAAATGAAATTAATGTTCCAAATATTGCTCCTGCACTACAACCAATAATATTTTTAATTTTAGAAATCATGTTTTTCTCTTCCATATATTTTAATAGACCTATATAGGAATAACCAAGAACACCACCACCTGATAATACTAGATATTCAATTTTATCTATTTCCATTTTATTATTTTTTTAAAATCAATTTAATTTTAAATAATTTAAAATAAAAAAAAAATTTAAAATTCAAAATATAACAAATTTATTAACTTTATAAATTTAAATTTCAATTAGTAAATTTAAATAGTTTCTAAATCAATATTATCTAGTAAATTTGAAATTAATTGACTATTACTTAATGAATTTAATGTATTAACAGATTTTTTTACAGTTCCAAATTTTTTATTATTAGATTTATTATTAGTAATATTAGTATCTGTTAATTTTATTTCTGGTGAAAATTCATTATTATTAGAATAACTAGAATAATTAAAATGTTTTGAATTATAAATTTGTCTAATATCTAGTGCTGTTGATAACTTACTAACATTTAACATCCTGTCATTTTCTTCAAAATTTCTAAACATTTTAATATTATTCCAAATATTTGAAATTTGAGGAATATGTATATTTTCATATAAACTTTTATTATAAACAACAGTTTTCACTGAATAATTATAAACTTTCCATGTTTTAGTATTAATACTATAACAAACTGATGGGTTTAGTGTTTTTTGAATGTCTTGTATCCATTCTACTATTTCTTTTAATACATATGGTTTTTCTAAAGGATAAATATATTGTTTTGGTTTATATTCTTTTTTCCCATTTTCATCAACTAATCCAGTGTAAATATTTGCAACAATAATTATACCTTTTTCATATCCTTCTTTTGTAAGATTACAAATTGGAATATTTGGATTTTGAATAGTATAATTTTGTGGGTCGAATTTATCTTTTAACATATCAAAATAATTAGAATATGATGATACTCCTTCAATCCCTTTTTTATGGTCTGTATCAATAATTCCACATTCTAAAAAATCACAAATTGGCAAACCACAAGTAAATTGTTGTTGCAATATTTGAATTTCATATTCTGGTTTAATTGATTTATCAATAATACGACTATACGGACATTTAATTTCTAACATTCTTCCATATTTAGACCAACTAGAAAATGTTGTTGAATTAAGATTAGATACAGTTTTAAATACTATACCATCAGGACTAGCACCAATATGGTGTATATTAGCAGATTGAACACATCCTAATTCCAATACTTCTAAATTATTTCTTAATTCATAAATTCGTTTGGCTACATTTTCATAATTAACACCATGTTGAATTGCAGGTGCTTCTGGATTAGGTTTTGAATTAGGTAGTCCTATTTTTCCTTTAAATGCATTTAATGCAGCAGAATCTCCACATTTACCTAATAAATAACCTACTTCACTACCAGTAATTAAATTTTCTCTAAATGCAAACCATTCAGGAGTTCGTTGTTCATGTTGGGGTGCTAGTGATAATTTTTGTTCTATTAACTTTATTTTTTTATGATAATCATTAGTAATACGAGTATAAATATAAGAATAAAATGTCTTTTCAGTAATACCAGTTCGTGAATTTACTAGATTATATTTCAAAAAATTGAAAACAGGTTCTAATGTAAGTAGATGTTCATAATCATTATTTTCAAAATCATAAATAGCAATTTTTGAATATTCAGGATTGTTTCCTTCTGGTAATAATATACCAAAAGTTTTATCTGGATACTCCTTTAAAACATCAACTATTAATTTATCCATCTAGTTTTTAATTTTTGTTAATTTCCAAATTATTAAATTTAAAGATAATATTGAAATTATGTTTAAATTGTTTTTCTATTTTTTTCATAATATTATTAATTATGGATAAATTACCATTAAAATTAAATATAGCTGGCATAGAAAATAACACCTTTGTTTTTAATGAAAATTTTGGTCTCATACAAACTCCAACTAATACTAATGCTACAGAAGGAAATTTAGTTATACAAAATGATAATACTATATCTAACCAAATCTCACTCAGTGAATTAAATTCATTTATGACTAATAATTCCGAATTTAGAATTCCCAAAAATGTTGAACCAACAATTTGTCTTAATATGATTGTAAAAAATGAAAGCCGTATTATTAAAAGATTATTAGATAGTGTAATACATATAATAGATACTTATTGTATTTGTGATACTGGAAGCACTGATAATACTGTTGAACTAATTACTAGCTATTTCAATGAAAAAAGTATTCCAGGTTTGGTTTTTTTTGAACCTTTTAAAAATTTTGGATACAATAGAACAGTTAGTCTTCAAAAAGCTAGAACAATTGGAGCTGATTATTTATTATTTCTAGATGCTGATATGAGACTACAAATTAGTCCTCAATTTCAAAAATCTATTTTGCGGGAAAAAGGATATCAAGTTATGCAAAAGAACGCCCATATCCAATATTATAATCTTCGTATCATTCATTCTAGTATTGATACCAAATGTGTTGGAGTCACACACGAATATTATGATACTCCTGGAGCCAATATTGCAAAGTTAGAACCAGAAATAATGATAATTAACGATATTGGAGATGGCGGAGCCAAAAGTAATAAATATGAACGAGATGTTATGTTGCTAGAACAGGGTCTTAAGGATTTAGAAAATTCTCCAAATCCAGGATTAAGACAGCGTTATCTCTTCTATCTAGCTAATACTTATTTGGATAGTGGTGTAAATGAAAAGGCAGCCAATAATTATAAACTTCGTATTGAAGCCGGTGGATGGCACGAAGAGGTATTTTATGCATATCTTAAATTGGGTCAAGCATATAAAAATATGGGACGAGATGCAGAAGCAATTTATACTTGGATGAATGGATACAATTTTTATAATAAAAGAGCGGAAAGTATTTATGAAATAGTTAAACATTACCGACTTTCTGGAAAGAATCTATTAGCATGGCAATTTTATTTAATCGGTAAATCCATCCCATTTCCTAAAGATGATGTACTTTTTATTAATTATGGCGTTTATGAATATCTACTAGACTATGAAGCAAGTATCGTTATTTATTATATTCCAACCAATTTAAGAAATGGTATAAATCCTAACACACTTATTACTAGAATGTTAAAACATGATAGAAGTATTGATAACTGGTGTAATGTGTTAAGTAATTATAAATTTTATTATCCTAAATTGACAGAAATGTTAGATTGTGAAACAAGGAATTTTACATCCACTTGTAAATTGACTTTTGGAGAACACGAACATACCATGAGAACATCAACTCCTTGTGTCTTCTATTATAACAATAAATGGTATATGAATATTAGATGGGTCAATTATTTTATTAATGATAATGGAAGTTATAACTATGATAAGGATAAAATTATAACAACTAATGAATTAGTGGAATTAGATGATAATATGGAAATTTGTGCTAGAAGAATGTTTAATACTGAGTATATAGATAATGAAAGATATCAAGGAATTGAAGATTGTAAGGTACATATTTTTCCAGATGGAATAGCTAGATTTATGGGAACAATTTGTAATGGTAATCTTACAATTGGATATGGAATTTATCCTATTAATAATAGTAATGTAAATGAATTGGAAGTAGTACCTTGTAAATCGCCAATAGGAGCTAATTGTGAGAAAAACTGGGTTATGATTGGAGACCAAGTTATTTATAAATGGCATCCTCTTACAATTGGAAAATTGAAAAAGGATGGAAAAATGTGGAATTTTGTAAAGGAAAAGGAGACGACATCGCATTGGATATTCAAGGATGTGCGTGGAAGTAGTAATGCTTGTTGGTTAGAAGATAGACAAGAATGGTGGTTAGTAGTACATATGGTAGAATATGGAAATCCTCGTATTTACTACCATATGCTAGTAATATTAGATAAAGAGAAAAATATTAAAACATGGAGTAAGATGTTTAAATTTGGAGATGATAAGATTGAATATTGTTTAGGATTGGGAATTAGAAATGGAAAGATAATGATGTCTTATAGTGGCTGGGATCGTACTTGTAAATTGAGTATGTGGTCGCTAGAAAAGATAGAAAAGGAAATGTTTGTTTAAATTTTATGAAAATAAACATAGAATATTATAATTTTTTTTTTGTTTATTAGATTACTAGATTACTAGAGTCTAGTAATTTGGATCCAAGTTGCTGAATTGGAATTATCTATTGTAAAAGATGAACCATTGTCAATGCAATACAGTGCAATATTTGAAAGATTAGGAAGATTAATTACTACTTGACCATTAACTGTTAAATTTGATGTTGAAATTCCGGCAGCAAATGTAGAAAATCCTAATCTTTCAAATTCATTTGTTACTGTGTATCCTGTTTCTTTATCTTTTGCAATCCAAAATTTACCATATTCTCCTGCTGCAAGAACTGAAACACCATAAGAAACTAATAATGGTAATGTAGAACCTGATGTATTTACAAACACATTTGCATTACTATAACCATTGGGTGTAATACCTAAATCTATATTATTACTGTAATCAGCATTATAATATGGGAAATTAACTCTTATTGTATTTGCAAATCCATCAGTTGATTGTGGTCCTACATTTGAAATTGTAGAGAAATAAATTGTTTTCATTGATGTATTTATTGTTGCTGCACCAGTTGGTCCAGTAGCACCAGTATTTGTTGCATCTCCTGGAATACCTTGTGGTCCAGTTGGTCCAGTATTTCCTGTAGCACCAGTAAGTGTTGCATCTCCAGCAATACCTTGAGGACCTGTAAAACCAGTAGGACCAGTTTCACCTGTGGCACCAGTGTTTGTTGCAGTTCCATCTAAGCCAGGAATACCAGTTGGACCAGTGAAACCAGTTGGACCTGTATTACCTGTGACTCCTGTAGGACCTGTATAACCAGTTTCACCAGTATAACCTGTAGGACCAGTATTACCAGTCACTCCAGTAGCACCAGTAGCACCTGTTAGACCAGTTTCTCCTGTATAACCTGTTGGTCCAGTATTACCTGTGACTCCAGTAGGACCAGTAGGACCAGTTTCACCAGTATAACCTGTAGGACCAGTATTACCTGTCACTCCAGTAGCACCAGTAGCACCAGAAGCACCAGTAAGACCAGTTTCTCCAGTAAAACCAGTAGGACCTGTATTCCCTGTTACTCCAGTGGCACCTGTAGGACCTGTTTCTCCAGTAAAACCAGTAGGACCTGTATTCCCTGTGACTCCTGTGGCACCAGTAAATGTTGCATCTCCTGGAATACCTTGAGGACCTGTAAAGCCTGTTGGACCTGTAGGACCAGTTGCACCTGTGTTTGTTGCAGTTCCATCTATTCCAGGAATACCTGTAGGACCAGTAAAACCTGTAGGACCTGTTTCACCTGTTGGACCAGTAAAACCTGTTGGACCTGTTGGACCAGTTTCACCAGTAAAACCTGTAGGACCAGTATTCCCAGTTACTCCTGTGGCACCAGTAGGACCTGTTTCACCAGTATAACCTGTAGGACCTGTTGGACCAGTAAAACCTGTAGGACCTGTTGGACCAGTTTCACCAGTAAAACCTGTAGGACCAGTATTCCCAGTTACTCCTGTAGCACCAGTAGGACCTGTTTCACCAGTATAACCTGTAGGACCTGTTGGACCAGTATTACCTGTGACTCCAGTTGGACCTGTTTCACCAGTATAACCTGTAGGACCTGTTGGACCAGTATTACCTGTGACTCCAGTAGGACCAGTGTTTCCAGTATTACCAGTATCACCAGTATAACCTGTAGGACCAGTTGCTCCTGTTGCTCCTGTTAGTCCAGTTGGTCCAGTTGCTCCAGTAGGACCAGTATCACCAGTATTACCTGTGACTCCAGTTGCACCTGTATTACCAGTTGGTCCAGTAAAACCAGTATCACCAGTAGCACCAGTATTTGTTGCAGTACCAGCAATTCCTTGAGGACCAGTTTCACCTGTTGGACCAGTTTCACCTGTATAACCGGTAGCACCAGTTGGTCCAGTGACACCAGATTTAACATAACTAATTAAGTAATTTTGTGTATTATTAAATGATGAAATACTGCTACCTAACCATGCAATAGTAAATGTGAAATTATATGAACCATCATCATAGTTTGAAAATGTAGCACTAAACAATGCTGATTTGGAATGGTCTAAATCATCTGTTATTTGAATAATACCATTATTAATTAAATTTAACCATTGATAAAAATTGTCGGGAGTAAATAAATTTATAATTATTTGAGTTGCATATATTGGATTTGTATCATTTGTATAGAATTGTGCTGTTGATGGACTAGAACTAGTTGTATATGTATATAATAATGAATTACCACCATTAACACCAACAGGACCAGTTTCACCTGTGGGACCTGTAGGACCTGTTTCACCTGTTGGACCTGTTTCACCTATTGGACCTGTTTCACCTGTTGGACCAGTTTCACCTGTAGGACCTGTTTCACCAGTTGGACCTGTTGGACCTGTACTTCCTGTTGAACCACCTAATGCAAATGAAAATGCATAAATTATATCATCAGTAAATGTAATATTACCACTTAAATTTATAACATCGACAGAATAATAATCAGGAGACCCACCATAATATGTTATATTAGATACAGTATAAATAGCATTAAATGATGCATTTGTTGTATCATATGTATATATTTCTGCAGAATTTCCAGCATAAATCCATTGAGCTATAGCATCCATAAATAAATCTGCAGGTTTCTCAATAGAATTGTATGCAAAATTAAAATTATTTACTAATGCTGATGATGAATTACTAGCCGTAAATTGTTGATAAGCAGTTAATGAAGACTTATATATCCAAGATAATGTTTGAAATGCACCTAATCCTGTAGCTCCAGTTGGACCAGTATTACCAGTAGCTCCAGTATTACCAGTAGCTCCAGTATTACCTGTAGGTCCAGTTTCTACAGATGGTGCTCCAGTTGGACCAGTATTACCAGTAGCTCCAGTATTACCAGTGGCTCCTGAGGGACCACTGGCTCCAGTATCACCAGTTTCTCCAGTTGGACCAGTCTCTACAGATGGTGCTCCATTTGGTCCAGTAGCTCCAGTTTCCCCAGTAGCACCAGTATCACCAGTATCACCTGTAGGACCAGTTTCTACTGATTGAGGTCCAGTAGCCCCAGTATCACCAGTAGCTCCCGTTTCACCAGTAGGACCAGTTTCTACTGATTGAGGTCCAGTATGTCCAGTAGGTCCTGTTTCACCTGTAAATCCAGTTTCTCCAGTTGGACCAGTTTCTACAGATGGTGCTCCAGTTGGACCAGTATTACCAGTATTACCTGTAGGTCCAGTTTCTACAGATGGTGCTCCAGTTGGACCAGTATTACCAGTAGCTCCAGTATTACCTGTAGGTCCAGTCTCTACAGATGGTGATCCAGTTGGTCCAGTATTACCAGTAGCTCCAGTATTACCAGTAGCTCCAGTATTACCTGTTGGTCCAGTTTCTACTGATGCTGCTCCCGTTGGACCAGTATTACCTGTAGCTCCCGTTTCACCAGTAGGTCCAGTTTCTACTGATTGAGGTCCAGTAGCTCCAGTATTACCAGTATTACCAGTAGCTCCAGTATTACCTGTAGGTCCAGTTTCTACTGATGGTGCTCCAGTTGGACCAGTATTACCAGTAGGTCCAGTATTACCTGTAGGTCCAGTTTCTAATGATGGTGCTCCCGTTGGACCAGTATTACCTGTAGCTCCAGTTTCACCAGTAGGACCAGTTTCTACTGATGGTGTCCCAGTTGGTCCAGTAGCTCCAGTTTCACCAGTAGCTCCAGTTTCACCAGTAGGACCAGTTTCTACTGATGGTGCCCCAGTTGGTCCAGTAGCTCCAGTTTCACCAGTAGCTCCAGTTTCACCAGTAGGACCAGTAGCACCAGTATTAGTTGCTGTTCCTGCAATACCTTGAGGACCTTGAATACCAGTAGGACCTGTAGGTCCTGTAGGACCTGTTTCACCTGTAGGACCTGTTTCACCTGTTGGACCTGTTTCACCTGTAGGACCAGTTTCACCAGTAGGACCTGTTTCACCAGTTGATCCATCAGGTCCAGTAGGTCCATCTATACCATCTAAATTAATATTATATCCTGTTGCTCCACCAAAAGAACCTTGAATATTTGTTATTTGGTCTACAGTTATAGATCCAGAAACTGAATTATAACTATTTACTCTACCTTCAAAATTATTAGTAAGAGGATTACTAGATTCAGTTATTTTAACTGAATTACCAGAAATATAAGCTAATCCACTTGAAATAATAAATGTTTGAGAACCTCCTTCAGTTGGAGATAATAAAACTGATGAATTACTAGATAGGAATTTATCACCAGCCAAACCTGTGGGTCCTTGGGAACCAGTTAGACCAGTTGGACCAGTGTCCCCAAGGCTTCCTGTAGACCCTGTCGGACCTGATGGTCCTGTTATACCTGTAGGTCCTGTTTCAACTGATGGAGCACCAGTAGCACCAGTAGCACCAGTAGCACCAGTAGCACCAGTAGCTCCAGTAGCACCTTGAAGACCACCATATGGCAAACTATTCCAAAGTGTTGTTCCATCACCAATTTTAAATTTATCTGTATCACTTTCAATACCCATTTCTCCAGCAGCTAGAAGGGGATTATTAGATGCCCATTCCGATGCTGTTCCTCTCCTAAATTGTAATTGAATAAATGGCATTATGCAATATTTAATTAATAATGATAAAAAATTACAAAAAGTAAAACACTAAAATATAAAAAAACTAATATATTATTATTTTTAAATTTATTATTTATCTATAAGTAATAAATTATTAAAAAAATATTAAAAAAATATTATTATTAAAATCAATAATATTAATAAAATTATAAGAATTATATTTATTATGTTGTTAAATTATCTATCTTTAGTAAAATATATCCTACTAAAGAATAAATTAAATCAAATGAAATTCTTTTCCTAGCTGAATCTTTACTTTCACGATAATTAGTTAAAAATAATGAATGATATTTTTCACGATGTTTTTTTAACATTTTATTTAATAAAATAACTATTTTTTTTTGTTTTTCTAAATCTATTGGAGGATTAATAAGCAATGTAGCATATGTTCTATTTGATAAATTTGGTGTTTCATCAATAAATATATCTTTATCTTCTACAATTTCCACTCCTAATTCTTTTCCATTAATAGTGCCATCATCAATACATTTTACATTAATTTTTGTTTTACCATCTTTATTTTTATTTTTACTAGTTATTCTTGTTATTTCATATTTATCTGTTTTAGGTAATTTATATATTTCTCCGCCAATAGTATATTTATTTTCATCTACTAATAAAATATTTAATACTTTTTTACTAGGATATATATAGAATGAAATTTCATTATTATTTGTAGTTTTTAATTCAAATTGAATACTACAAATTGTATAGCTAGTATCATCAAAAACTTGTTCTTCAAAAATATTAACTCGAGTAATATTGTAATTTTCGATAAATTTTTTTCTTAATTCTATATCTGAAATACGAATAGAAGACCAAAAATTTAAAGGTATAATAATAATACCACCATTTGGCATATTATCTTTATTTAATAATTCAGCTATTAAACATTTGTATAAATCATCAACATCATATTTGTCAAAATGTTTTCTGGATTTTGTTTTATTTTTAGCTAGATAAGGAGGATTTGTTAATAAGAATTTATTTTTATAATTTGGTGGATTTAAAATTGTATCCATTTTGATAATATAATCTTGTTTAGGAGCAATGTCATAACATTCAATATTATATTTTGATTTATCTTTTATAAATTTTAGAAGGTCGCCATCACCTGCAAATGGTTCAATAATTTTAGTAATTGAAGAAGGTATTTCCATACCTTGAAGAATATAATTATAATTAGTTGTAAAAAACTGTCCTAATTCTTTTTTAATACTCATTTTAATATTTATATGATATTCTCTAAAAAAAATGTTTTAAATAATATTTTTCAATTTTGATTTATATTAGTATTTTCATAACTTAGTCTAGTAATTATTACTAGCATCAGTAGTTATTACTGAAATTAGTTTTGTATCACTTAGATTAGTGATTATTACTTGCTCCAGTAGTTATTACTGAAATTAGTTTTGTATCACTTAGATTAGTTTTGTATCACTTAGATTAGTGATTATTACTAGCTCCAGTAGTTATTACTAAGATTAGTAATTATAACTAGCATCAGTAGTTAATACTAAGATTAGTGATTATTACTAGCTCCAGTAGTTATTACTAAGATTAGTATTTTCATAACTTAGTCTAGTAATTATTACTAGCATCAGTAGTTAAAACTAAGATTAGTAATTTCATAACTTAGTCTAGTAATTATTACTAGTATCAGTAGTTATTACTGAAATTAGTTTTGTATCACTTAGATTAGTGATTATTACTAGCTCCAGTAGTTATTACTAAGATTAGTATTTTCATAACTTAGTCTAGTAATTATTACTAGCATCAGTAGTTAAAACTAAGATTAGTAATTTCATAACTTAGTCTAGTAATTATTACTAGCATCAGTAGTTATTACTGAAATTAGTTTTGTATCACTTAGATTAGTGATTATTACTAGCTCCAGTAGTTATTACTAAGATTAGTAATTATAACTAGCATCAGTAGTTAATACTAAGATTAGTGATTATTACTAGCTCCAGTAGTTATTACTAAGATTAGTATTTTCATAACTTAGTCTAGTAATTATTACTAGCATCAGTAGTTAAAACTAAGATTAGTAATTTCATAACTTAGTCTAGTAATTATTACTAGTATCAGTAGTTATTACTGAAATTAGTTTTGTATCACTTAGATTAGTGATTATTACTAGCTCCAGTAGTTATTAAAGATTAGTAATACAATTTTTTTAATTAATAAATTTTGAAATTAAGTATTTTTGAAATTCAAAATGATTTCCAATAAATAAATTTGGTCTAGCAAAACTTTGCAATTTATTTGGTTTATCTGAATCAATCAATACAACATATAATTCATCTAAATTACCATATTTTAAAACCCATTCGCAAAATTCAAATTCCTCTCTAAAAACATTGTCTTGATGACCACCATCACCAAAACATACTTTAGAAAATATCCAACCATTAACTTTACTACTAGTAATTCTACCATCAAATGATTTTAAACATTGAGATTTATCTATAATTCCTATTTTAACATCATTATTAGTATAAATTTTAGAACTTAATTTTGATACACGATATTTATTGTTTGGCAAATTTTCAATTTTTATATCTAATTTTGCTGCAAGTTTTGCACAAGTATCTATTTGTAAATCTTCATCTTTACAACCTTGTCTAGTTGCATTTTTTGCTATTAATTTTGCGAGAGTATAAGCATATAATTTATCAGATTCACATTTATTTAATATTTTATCAAATGTTGTATCTAATGTTAAATCTAGTATAATTTTAGTATCACATAAGTATCTATCCAATTCCTTTAAATTACTATTTTCTTTAAGTTTATTAATATTTTTATTTATTAAAGCATTTAATACATTATTAACATTTTCTTTTTGTCTATCTTTTCTTATTTCACTAAAATTTAATTTTTTAGGAAGCAATATATCACTAGAAGAACTTATCGATAAAGAATTAAATGAATTTGTAATAGATAATAATTTATCTGTATTATCAGTATTATCAATATTATCAGTATTGTCTTCTTTAATTTGAATTTTTGAAATTTCATTATCCATTTTTAAAATTTTTGATTATTATTTTGAAAGAAAAAATCAATTTTAGTATAATTTAATTATACTACACCTCCACAATTAAATGCTGGACCCACTGTATAATCAGTCCAGGGATATCCACCATCAAATACATAAGCAGTAGTTGCACCTGTTTTACCCGTTGCATAAAAACTAATACTATCAAATGTTCTATCTCCAGTTAATAAATCTGGTGTCGAAATAAAGAAATACTCAGCTGCTGTATTAGAACTATAACTAGATGGGGTAGATAATGCAGAACCATTTAATAAGAAATTAACATATGTTCCATCAAAATACATGGCTGCCACATCTCCAACATTAAATGTTTCTTGTGTAGATATGAAATTATTAGCTGGAACACTGAATGCCCTAATATAATTTGTAGCTCCGTTTTGAAATAATAAATAATGGTAATTAGTTGTGCCAATAATAACACAATTAGAATTACCTGGATAAACTGCAGCGGCAATATTTGGAAGTATACATTGGAAATAAAGACCATTAGTAGTTTTACTATAATTTTGAATAGATTGAACTTTACTAGATGGACCTAGAGTAGTAGAAGATGGTGAATTAAAAGTATAAGTTCCTGTTATTCCAGTCAAAGAATAAGAACCTGCACCAAATGGACCGCTAGCACCAGTATCACCAATAGCACCAGTATCACCTGTTGCACCAGTATCACCAGTTGGACCAGTATTTCCAGTAGGACCTGTATTTCCAGTAGAACCAGTATTTCCGGTAGCACCTGTAAGACCAATTTCACCAGTGGGTCCAGTAATTGTTGATGAAGCTCCAGTAGGACCAGTATTACCAGTGGCTCCAGTTTCACCTGTAGGACCTGTTTCTACAGATGGTGCTCCTGTGGCTCCAGTATTACCAGTGGATCCTGTTTCACCTGTAGGACCAATATTTCCAGTTGGTCCTGTATTACCAGTTGGACCATCCGCTCCAGTATTTCCTACATCTCCAGTTGGTCCAGTTATTGTAGATTGAGAACCAGTTGGTCCAGTATCACCAGTTGGACCAGTATTTCCAATAGGTCCAGTGTCTCCAGTTTCACCAGTCCATCCAGTATATCCAGTTTCTCCAATACTTCCAGTATCACCAGTAGATCCAATCTCAGCCATAATATTCCAATTAGCACTTGTACCTGGGGTATCAGAATTGAAATCGGATACACTAATATAAGTTGAACCATTATAAGTCACAACATCATTTGTAAAATAATTACCAGCAGTCCATACACCTTGCCAAGTAAATGATGTTCCAGGATTACCTTGAACACCTTGTGGTCCAATATCACCAGTAGGACCTTGTTCACCCGTAGGTCCAGTAGGTCCAGTTTCTCCAGTTGGACCCGTTTCTACAGATGCTGCACCAGTACTACCAGTTGCACCTGTAGGTCCAGTATTACCAGTTGGACCAGTTTCTACAGATGCTGCACCAGTAGGACCTGTATTACCTGTAGGACCAGTATTACCAGTATTTCCAGTAGGTCCAGTATTTCCTGTCATTCCAGTATAACCAGTAAATCCAGTAAATCCAGTGTATCCAGTCCAACCCGTAGGTCCCATGATACCACCATAAGGCAAATCATTCCAATATGTAGTTCCATCCCCAATTTTAAATTGTTGTGTATCTGTTTCCAAACCTAATTCTCCAGATGCTAATATTGGATTTGTAGATGACCAATCACTAGCTGGACCTCTACGAAATTGTAGTTTTAAATGTGGCATATTATATTTATACTAGACGCCTAATTTATAATAAACAAACAAAATGAAACAAAAAATAAATCTAACAAATCTAACAAATCTAACAAATTAATACCTAATATTTTATTTGTTAATCCATACATCTAATCTTTCAAATAATGAATTATCAGGATATTTACCATTCTTATCCATATTATGATTCTTAAGCCAACCGTTATGTATAGTCACTAAATATATACCTTTGTTTTTCTTAAATATATCATCAATATAAATTGTTTCATCCCAACCTCTAGATGCTTTTATCTCTTTAACATCCATAAAAGCATATTTAAAATCCCACCAATTAATATGAAATGCAAATTTAGGTTCTACAACATATTTCTCTAAATTTAATTTTTCTATTTCACGCTCTAGTAATTTACTTCCACCTGACCAATGATAACTCATTAAACCAATATTTTTCTTATTATATTTACTAATTTTATTATGAATTTTATTATGAATTTTATTATGAATTTCCTTATGGTGTTTAGATTTTTTTGATTTTTTAGATTTTACTTTTATTAAATTGTCTAAATATTTTTTCCTATATTCTAGTGATTTTTCATACATAATTTTCATAATTTCAGCATTTTTTGGAGTGGCAATGAAACTATTTAATACTTTTTTTAACTTACATGTATATTGCGGTTTTTTGATACAACTAGAGAAGGCACCTTTTAATATAGTCCTCTCTGAAACAAATATATAATCCTGTTTTGGAAATTTATGGACGCAAATAATATCACAATCCGTCCAAATACCACCTTTATCATATAGTAATTTGTATCTAAATAAATCACTAAATGGTGCTATACTTCCTTCATAATAAAAAATCGTATTTTTAGGTAATATTTCATTGCCATCTTTTAGAATTACACCCTCTGGAACATTATCAACTTTGTCATATGTATAAAGATGATATTTATATCCATTTTTAATATAGGATTTAATTGAATTATGTTCAAATCTACTTAATTTAGGACCTATCCATAATCCTTGTATTACATTATCCATATTTAATAATTATAAATATTGATATTTTATATTTTTATTATATATTAAGCTAGTTTGTCAATAATATCCTTGATAATAGCATCATAATTAAATTATATTGATTTGCTTTTATTTCTTTAACTTTTATATGTTGAATTGGAAATACATAAATTACAACATATGTAAAATATTTTTGTAGGAATAATTTTTTATCATCATCTTTTTTTGTTTTTTTTGTTTCATCATAATGCCAATTATCAACATAATTGCTGGTTCCATATTCTACCATAGATTTAATTACAAATGGTTTATTTACAATTTTAAATGCCGCTATAAATGCTTGTCTACCATCATTCCTAGATTTTGGACATATGCAACAATAACCATCTTTTCCATTTTCATCCTTACTAATTTTGTGATTCTTAGGCTCATATGCTAATACAATATCTCCAATTTTAATATTACTTAATGTTTTGTCTGAAATACTAATATTCATACATACAATATAACCATTAGCAATACACCATTCTACTCTATGATGAGTATGATCTAAATTATCCGATGTATTATTGGAATACATCGCCATCTTAAAAAAAATTTGTTAAAAAGAAATTTAAAAATATAAAAAACAATTTTATAGATTCTATTGATGCTAACATTGGATTTGTTATATATCAATGAAATTATTGTTTTAAATGTGGCATATTATATTTATACTAGATGCCTAATTTATAATAAACAAAAAAAAAATGAAAATTAAAATATGTTTTGATTTTTAAACTATTTTCTTTAAATAGGATATTTTAAGTTGTACCAGTTAATACCCAACGAGATTGACTACCTACACCTTCAATAGTTAATCCACTTGCATAAATAAATGTCGCTGTACCATTAACACCTATAGTCGTATTAGCTGAACTTAAAACAAACCTATTACTAGCAGTTGATGATGTATTCTCTTGATTAAATGTTTGATTTTGATTACTATTATTAATTATAATTATAAATCGACCAACTGTACCATTAGCTAATCCTGAAACAGTACTAGCTGTAGTTCCAGTAATAGCAAACAAAGTTCCAGCAGAAATATTATAATCATTAATATTGGATGCTGATGGAATATCTGTACCTTGAGTAAATGTCACTGTAGCTGTAACTGCTCCTGTAGGACCTTGGATGCCTGTTGCTCCAGTGGGTCCAGTGACTGTAGATTGTGATCCAGTTGGACCAGTAATACCGGTAGGACCAGTATTTCCAGTATCCCCAGTTGGTCCTGTTGCTCCAGTGACTGTAGATTGTGATCCAGTTGGACCAGTAATACCGGTAGGACCAGTATTACCAGTAGAACCAGTAGCACCTGTTGGACCAGTAGCTCCAATAACTGGTTGTGCACTAACTGCCGCTGAAATAATATCTCTAATATCTTGAACACCAGCTATTCTAGCTTTATATCCATTAATATAGGAATCTTTTACTTCAAAGATTACTTGATACAGAGGACGAAATTCTACTGCAGGAAAACCAGTCAATACTAAATCAGACCATAAAGCATCCTGTGCGTTTTTTAAACTATTATATACTCCTTGTCCCATAACAGCAATTATTGGTGTATTAACCATATTTGTTGCAGCAATCCATTGAATAGCATAATAATTATTTTGGGTTTCTACTAAACTACCTACACCACTTAAAATACTATTGTAATACATACGATTATTTGGACCTAAATAAACAGCTACATTACTTATTGGTCGTTGTCTCCAAGATGTTCCATCTAAATAAACTACTGGACCAGTTAGTGGAGACATTTCCATACTCCATATTCCTGGACTACCATCTATAATATGAACTTCTAAATCTTCATCAAAGAATGTTCCTTCATAAATAGAAAATTGTACATCAGTAATAAGATTACCAGTTCCAGTAGTTGTGTAATTATAAATACCAAATCCATTGGCAATTGCTGCACCACGAGTTCTATGTAAATATTCATGAGTTGCCCAATCTAATACAATACCATGTCGTTCATCAAAAAACATACTTTCACTAGAATGAGAAGCATTATAATAAACATATGCCGTAGGTGCTTGTTGGTCCCAAATAAAATAAGTATCTTTTTGATTACCAAGAATACCACCTGAACCGAAATAAATATAATATAATCCACTAACATTTGAGAAGCTAGTAGTTAATGTTGAAGTTTGAGTATATTTAGTTCCTTGAACCCAAACATCATAGCTAGCACTACCTCCAGTAGGAGTAATAGAAAATGTTCGGGTAGTATAATCAAATGAAATATTAGAATTAGAACGATTTGCGTGTCCCATTGGTTCCATAGTAGCCATAGCAATTTCTGTATTAATAGAACCTGTTGGACCAGTATAACCTGTAGGACCTGTAGCACCAGTTGCAGAAATCAAACTAGCATAAGTTAGTTCTCCATTGTTTGGATTCCAGACTACAACATTACTATTAGTATCTGGATCATAACTAGATGTCTCAAGTGTTGGTGCATAAACTGTTCCATCATTATGAATTGAAAACAATTCGGTTCCACCTGCTAGATTAACAGGTTGAATTCCTAATCCAGATTTGAATGTGAAATTAGTATTCGCAGTTTCACTACCAATTATTAAATTATTAGAACCAGTATTACCATAAGTACCTAGCATAACAGTATGAGAATGACTAACTGCTAAATTCAAAACAATATTACTATTTTCGTCTCCAGATGTAAAATGAAAGGCTGTTTGAGATGAAACATTAGATGCATTAAAATCTTCATTAACACTAAATCCTTCTAATCCATGGGAAAAGAATTGTTGTTGTCCAAGTGTTAAAATGCCTCCATCATTATTTGGATTAACTGCTAATGACCTAGTATTTAATTCATCATTAGAATTATCAAAACTAAGAGTTGTGTAAGTACGAACTGTATTATTACCATTAGATATTACTAGCAAATCTACACCATCTGGATTAATTAATAAAGTTGCTCCAGTAGCACCAGTAGCACCAGTAGAACCTGTAGCTCCAGTATTTCCAGTAGGTCCTGTTGAACCTGTTGAACCTGAAGGACCAGTTGGACCAAGGGGACCTGTGTCCCCTTGAACACCTTGGGAACCTGTGGCTCCCTCAGGTCCTGATGGACCAGTAGCTCCACTACTGCCAGTCCAACCTGTGTATCCTATAGCTCCAGTTGGTCCACTAGGACCAGTAAATCCACCATATGGTAAATTGTGCCAATCAGTCGTTCCATTACCTATTTTGAATAATCCTGTATCCAGTTCTATACCCATTTCACCAATAGCTAGAACAGGATTAAAACTAGTCCATACTGCTGCATTTCCATGCCTTAATTGAAGTTGAATATTTACTGTTCCAGTTGCAATACCACCACAATCAAATGCAGGACCATAAGTATAATCAGTTGCTGGAGCACCTCCGTCAAAATTATAGGCTAAAATTGCACCTGTTGGTCCTGTAGGACCTGTTTCACCAGTCCATCCAGTAAAACCAGTTTCTCCTTGAATACCTGTTGGTCCTGTTTCACCAGTTGGACCAGTCCATCCTGTATATCCTGTTTCTCCTTGAATACCTGTGGATCCTGTGCCACCAGTTGGACCTGTTTCACCAGTCCATCCAGTATATCCCATTTCTCCTTGAATACCTGTTGGTCCTTGGGAACCCATTTCACCCGTAGGACCAGTGACAGTGCTAGCTGCTCCAGTATAACCAGTATAACCAGTATATCCAATTGCTCCAGTTGCTCCACTGGGACCAGTAAATCCTCCATATGGTAAATCATTCCAATTTGTAGTTCCATCTCCAATTTTGAATAATCCTGTATCCAGTTCTAAACCCATTTCACCAATTGCTAGAACAGGATTAATATTAGTCCAATCTAAAGCATTCCCTCTACGCAATTGAATTACAATATTAATAGTTCCAGTATCTACTCCACCACAATCAAATGCAGGTCCATAAGTATAATCAGTTCCAGGAGATCCACCATCAAAATTATAAGCAACTATAGCACCTGTTGGACCTGTATTACCTGTAGCACCTGTTTCTCCAATACTACCTGTAGCACCTGTTGTACCTGTTGGACCTTGAAGTGTATAAGTAATAAATACATTAGATAAAACTAATGGAAGATTGCTAGTAGTTAATATTGTTCCATTAGCAGTATAAGTATTTGCAACATTAAAATTACCAGAAGTTACTAAATAACTGAGGCTATGAGTGTAATTATCTTTATTTACTATTGTCATTACGACTGGTGTTGTTGCACTTCCAATAAGAGAATTTAATGTGTAAGCCCATGGTTCAGCATTACTAGTTTCATTATCAACAAGAGATACAATAGTTGAAATTGGGTCTCCATAAGAAGTAGTGGGATAGGAAACAGTACAATTACCAGAATTAGTATTACCAACACTACTATTTCCTGTATGTAGCCATAAACGAGTATTACCACTACCTTGACTCTGACCAGCTGGTCCAGTGTATCCTGTTGGTCCAGTTTCACCAGTGGCACCAGTTTCACCAGTGGCACCAGTTTCACCAGTTGGTCCTGATGGACCAGTAGCACCGCTACTGCCAGTATCACCAGTAGGACCAGTTTCACCAGTTGGACCAGTATCTCCAGTAGGACCAGTTTCACCAGTAGCACCAGTATCTCCAGTGGCACCTGTATCTCCAGTAGGACCAGTTTCACCAGTTGGACCAGTTTCACCTGTAGGACCAGTATCACCAGTTTCACCAGTGGCACCAGTATCACCTGTAGGACCAGTTTCACCAGTATCACCAGTAGGTCCTGTTTCGCCTGTAGCACCAGTATCTCCAGTGGCACCAGTTTTACCTGTTGGTCCTGTTTCACCGGTGGGTCCTGTTTCGCCTGTAGCACCAGTTTCACCTGTTGGTCCTGTTTCACCGGTGGGTCCTGTTTCGCCTGTAGCACCAAATTCACCAGTTGGACCTGTTTCACCTGTAGCACCAGTATCTCCAGTGGCACCAGTTTCACCTGTTGGACCAGTTTCTCCTGTGCTACCTGTTTCACCTGTTGGTCCAGTTTCACCAGTGGTTCCGGTAGGACCACTTGCTCCAGTTTCACCAGTTGGTCCAGTTTCACCTGTTGGTCCAGTTTCACCAGTGGCACCAGTTTCACCTGTTGGACCAGTTTCTCCTGTGCTACCTGTTTCACCAGTAATACCAGTTGGTCCAGTTTCTCCTGTGCCACCTGTTTCTCCTGTTGGTCCTGTGACTGTAGATGCATCACCTGTAGGACCAGTTGCACCAGTATTAGTTGCAGTTCCAGCTATACCTTGAGGTCCAGTTGGACCTGTTGGACCATCAACACCATCTAAATTAATATTATATCCTGTTGCTCCACCAAAAGAGCCTTGAATGTTTGTTATTTGGTCTATTACTATATAACCGTTGCTTAAATTATAAGTATTTACTCTACCTTCAAAATTATTAGTAAGAGGATTACTAGCTTGAGTAATTTTAACTGAATTACCTGAAATATAAGCCAAACCACTTGAAATAATAAATGTCTGTGAACCTCCTTCAGTTGGAGATAATAAAACTGATGAATTGCTAGATAAGAATTTATCACCAGCTAAACCAGTAGCTCCAGTATTACCAGTTGGACCTGTATTTCCAGTAGCTCCTGTTTCTCCTGTTGGACCAGTAACTGTAGAAGATGCACCAGTTGGTCCTGTATTTCCAGTAGCTCCAGTTTCACCTGTTGGTCCTGTAATAGTAGATGCTGAACCTGTTGGTCCTGTTGAACCAGTTGAACCAGTTTCACCTATTGGACCTGTTGAACCTGTTGTTCCTGTAGCTCCAGTAGAACCAGTATTACCAGTGGCTCCAGAAGGACCTGTAGATCCAGTATTACCTGTATTGCCAGTAGAACCAGTGTTTCCAGTGGCTCCAGTATTACCTGTAGATCCAGTATTACCTGTATTGCCAGTAGAACCAGTGTTTCCAGTGGATCCAGTATTACCTGTAGCACCAGTAGCTCCTGTGTTTCCAGTGGCTCCTGTATTACCTGTATTTCCAGTAGAACCAGTGTTTCCAGTGGCTCCAGTAGGACCAGTAGCACCAGTTGAACCAGTTGGTCCAGTATTTCCAGTAGGACCAGTTGGACCAGTATTACCAGTAGGTCCAGTATTACCAGTAGGTCCAGTTGAACCAGTATTTCCAGTAGGACCAGTAGCACCAGTATTACCAGTAGGTCCAGTTGCTCCAGTATTACCAGTATTTCCCGTAGGTCCAGTTGGACCAGTAATACCAGTTGAACCAGTATTTCCAGTAGGACCTGTAGATCCAGTATTACCAGTGGCTCCAGTATTACCAGTGGCTCCAGAAGGACCACTGGCACCAGTAAATCCTGTAAAACCAGTAGGTCCAGTTTCTCCAAATGGTCCTGTATATCCTTGAAGATTTATTGATGTACTCCATGCTACAGCAACATTACCAAATGGTGTTAAAGAATTCCAATCTACATTCCCATTATTATTAATGACACTTGTTGCAGCTGAACTAGAATCTAATGTAGTAGAACTACTATTACTAGCTAATAACAACAGTGTTGTATTTGATAAAGAAGTCAAAGGTTCAGCTGGTCTAGTAAAATTTCCATTATATACTGCTGTACCTTTAGTCCATCTAAAATTAGTAATGTATCCATTATAAGCTGCATTTGCTGATTTATTTGTTTCATTACCTATTGTTAAATTACTTACTAAATTGGTTAAATTGCTAGAAATTGAGAGATTGGAACCAACTTGATTACCATTTTCATATATTCTTATTACTCCACTGTTTCTAACAATTGCAAAATGATACCATTGTAAAGTTGTGATACTACTAACTATATTATAAGCTGATGCATTAGCCCATAAATAAAATGTTCCACCTTCAATACTAACTCCAAGTGTTGCAGTAGGATATGAATCAATAGAAAATACTCTTGGAAATGGAGATACAGCATTCATATATTGAAACCATTCAATTGTAAAATCACCTGTTCCTAATTGAAAATTGGTATCTGTTGTTGATGAAAGAGTTAGAAATGTTGATGTATTACCAGCAAAATACATACTACCACCTGGAATTGCTACATTGCTTCCCCATTTTGGACCAAATAACCTTGCACTATCTAAATTCAGATAATAATAACCTGTAGCACCAATTGCTTCAGTTGGGTCACTATATCCTGATAATATCATACTACCAGTTTGTCCCGTTGAACCTGTAGCACCAGTAGCACCAGTTGGACCAGTTGAACCAGTATTGCCAGTAGGTCCAGTAGCACCAGTATTACCAGTGGCTCCAGAAGGACCACTGGCTCCAGTATTTCCAGTATTGCCAGTTGCTCCAGTGGGACCAGTAGCACCAGTAGCACCAGTCGAACCAGTAGGTCCTGTTGGACCAGTGGAACCAGTATTACCAGTAAGTCCTGTTGGACCAGTAATATTTGAGGCAGCACCAGTTGCACCAGTTGCACCAGTAGGTCCAGTTGGTCCTTCAATTCCTCTTAAATTCACATTATAGTAATCATCTAATGCTCCAGAAAAACCTTGAATATTACTATAATTAGAAATTACCATATAACCATTACTAGTTTGATAATAACTAACAATAGCATCAAAATTCGCACTTGGTGTAGATACAGATGTTACTTGAATAGTGCTACCAGTTGAATATGCTAGACCAGTTTCTACAAAAAAATTATCTGGAGCACTGCTTGGTGGGTCCAATGATATATTACTAGTTGTTGTAGTAAAATATTTGTCTCCTGAAATACCTTGTGGTCCAGTTGCGCCACTTGGACCAGTATATCCAGCATATGGTAAATCATTCCAAGCTAAAACACCATTACCAATTTTGAAATTATTTGTATCTGTTTCAATAGCAATTTCTCCAGAACCTAATACTGGATTACTACTACTCCAATGAGATGCTGTTCCTCTTCTTACTTTAAATTGGATAAATGGCATTTTAATATAAAATGATAAAAAAGGAAAAGTCTTAATAACTTAATAACAAAAAAAATATATTATAATCTTTAAATGCAATTAAATAGATTTTAAAAATTTAACTAGATAGTCAAAAATATGGGGACAGTTATTTAAAAATTTAGCATTACATAAAAATTAAAAATTTAAGTGGAAATTATAATATAAAAATCAAGAAAATATAATAAAATGTAATGCATGGTTTTATAATAACCCTATTCCATATTGTAAAAAATATTGAAAATAATTTTACATACACAAAAATTAAAACCATATTAAGTAAATTAGTGTGTTAATTTAGTTATAATATTAGTCCATAAACACCAAGGTGTATAAATATGTTGTAATAAATTATTAGATATAAGATTATCAATATAATTTCTAACTGCTTCATAGTCATCAAATACAATAATTGCATTAGATGTTGCTACTAGTAATGAATTATTAAAATCATTTTCCACTGCTAGTATAGTATGTTCTGCATCTATATGTATCATATCATATTTTTTATTTAATTGTGGTATTATAATATTGGAATTACCCAAATAAAAATTAATTCTATTATTAAATTCTTTATTAAGATAGACGACAACTTTAGGAGAAAATTCAGTAGAGATATCAATACAATCTATTTTGAGATTTGGATTTGAAATTAAAAGTATAAGAAGTGAATGACCTAAATAAACACCAATTTCTAAAATATTACTTGCTGTTTTTCCTGTGTTATATAGTGCTTCTTGTTTTTTAAGTGTTTCAGATTGATATTTATAATTTTGTCCATTAAATAAATAACTACCACAACCACGCAAAAATTTACCTTCAAGAATTATATTTAATTGTATAAAATGATGAAAATTATCTAGTAATACTTTTGCATATTCACAATCGGGATTATTTTTGATAATTTGTAAAAGTTCATTACGACCGTAATCTAATCCATTATAATCTTTACACCACCAAATTCCTGTATAATCTATTTTATTTATAATTCTAGGTTTAAATTCATCTACTGCTTTATGAGAACCGGACCAATGTCCATAATCATCCACAATAATATAACCATAACTAGAAACATGAGGTTCAAAATTATTTAATTCAAATTTAGTGGATTCATACCAATCTGTATCTAGTCTTAATATTGCAATTTTTTCAGGAATATCTGTTTTAATATTAATTTTCATAATATCACCTTGATGAATAATAATATTTGGATAATCTACTAATTTAATATTGTTTTCAAATTGTTCTAAAGGACAAAGACACTTTACTTTTTGTAAAATATCTATTGCTTTGTTTCCTGATAAATCAATATCGACATCAGTTGGTAATGTCATACCTGTGAATGTATCATAGGCGTGTATATTTCGATATTCGCCTAATTGAATACATTTAAGTGCCATAGCCATAATTAATCCTCCAGTATAAACTCCAATTTCGATAAAATCACCAGATATCTTATTTAATATACAAGATTCAACTAAATTAAGAACATTTTGTATTCTTTCAATTGAAACACAAGTATAAGGTTTTACAAAAGCTATAATTTTTTCATCATTCATTTTAATAATATTTGAATTAGTTTGATTAAATTGATTATTATAATCAATTGTATTAATTTTATCAATTTGATTTTCTTTAAATTTAGAAATTGGTATATTAAAAATGGAATTATTATGATCGCCAAAATATAATTGAAAATATTCTCGTATTATAAACCAATAATTAATTTCCCAAGTTAATAATGGTAAATTTTTTTTAATTTGGTCCATTTGTTTATCATATATAGTTTGAAATAGTGATTTATGACCTAAAAAGAAACAACCTGCGAAATACCAAATTGGACTATCAAATAAATTTATATAAGTAGATTTATTATTAGGAGATGGTGATATAATATGAGTTTTAATAAAATTATTAGTGTTTGCTATTTGATTTAAATTTTGGTATGCTAATTCTATATCAGTAATCATATGAAAAATACTAAAATCAATCCATGCTAGATAATCATCATTAGTATATTTAATTGCATCATTAACTAATTTCATTTTCATTAATTGTATAGATAAATATTGTAAAGTATCTTTTTGAATATTTCTATGGATTGGTAGTTTTATTTCATTTATATTAGTTGGATACCAAGATGTATCTAGTGATATATATTCTACAATTTTAACATTTGGGAATTGTTGTATGATAGTTTCTTCTGGAGAGGATTTATATTGTTCATCAAGAAAAAGAAGTATTTCAATTCCAGATTTTGCTAGAATATAAAAATAAGAAAAGAATTGTTCAACGGGTCTTCTAATGGAATCAGATTTTATAAAAGCTGATACAAAGACCACCATTTTATTTTAATGTTAATATAATCTAGTAAATTTTCAATTATTTTCAACAAATTAAATATTCTTTAAATCTATAATTTTAATTTTTATTTTATTATAATAACAACAAATTAGGATATTTATAAATTATTGGGAAATGGATAAAGATTTCAAATTATATTTTTAAAAATTATGACATTGTCAATACTGAAATTCGTGTATTACTAACTATTCCAACATCATATGGAGAATTATTATTTTGATATAATGTCACAACAAAAGTAGCATTGTCATTAAGTATAATACTTGTAGAAATAGTTGGTATTGTTGTTATTAATGTGGAACTTGTTAATACAGTATTAAAATAAACAGTTGTTGGACTTGGATTTTGATCTACAATTGCTAATTGTAATAATACTGGTGATATAATATCAGTATATTCACTACTTGTTGATATTAAAAATACTTTTTGACTTCCTGATGTATTAGTAAATACTCCATTAGAACTATTATAATTTATTTGATAGCTTCCATATGTTGAAACGCTATTATTAAAAAAAAGTGTAGCAGCTTGATTCCAATAAATTGTTTGATTAGTATTTAAATAATTTCTCATTACAGCTCCAATTATATTATAAGTAGTTCCAATAATATTAATTTTATTAATATTTGCATTAATTTGAGAAATAGAATTACTATTATTAACTTGATATGCAGAAATAATAAATGAATTAGAAGGGGGTAATATAACAGAACCTGATAAAGAAGGGGTTGTAAAATAACCAGAATGTGCCATTCTATTTTGTAAATAAATTTCTGATGTTGCAGAATTTTTTAACGTTAGTTCTACATATCCATCATTAGTAGCAAATGTATCTGCAAATGTCGCACAAGTAGAAATATTATAAACATTAGTATATGCTGTATTATTTGTAAAAATACCTGATGAATATGAAATAGGTATAGTTCCAAAAGATGAATTTATAGTATCAAATTCCATAGTAGTAGCTGTTGCATTACTAAGTGTTGTATAGTTACTATTTTGACGCATAATAGCACCAAAACTAGACATAGTAGTATTATATGGTCCTGTTGGACCGGTAGCTCCTGTAAATGTTGCATCTCCAGGAATACCTTGTGAACCGGTCGGACCAGTATTTCCAGTGTATCCAGTATTACCAGTATAGCCAGTATCACCTGTAGGACCTGTTTCTCCTGTTGGTCCTGTATAACCAGTAGGACCAGTATAACCTGTTGGTCCTGTATAACCAGTAGGACCAGTATAACCTGTTGGTCCTGTATAACCAGTAGGACCTGTATAACCTGTTGATCCTGTGGTTCCTGTTGGTCCTGTATTTCCTGTAGCTCCTGTATTACCTGTATAACCTGTATCACCTATAGGACCAGTATAACCTGTTGGTCCTGTTGGTCCTGTTGGTCCTGTTGTTCCTGTTGGTCCTGTATTTCCTGTAGCTCCTGTATTACCTGTATAACCTGTATCACCTATAGGACCAGTATAACCAGTATAACCAGTATAACCAGTAGGACCAGTATCACCAGTAGGACCAGTATCACCGGTTGGTCCTGTATTTCCAGTATTTCCAGTATGACCTGTAGAACCTGTATTTCCTGTTGATCCAGTATCACCTGAAGGACCCGTATCACCTGAAGGACCAGTATCACCAGTTGGACCTGTATTTCCTGTAGCTCCAGTATGTCCAGTTAATGATTGATAAGTTGAAAAATTATTACTTAGTTGACTAACTCGTAATCTCGGATTTAAATTATTATTGACAGAAACATCAGTATTACTATTCGCTACATTTATGCCAATGCTAGAATATTTTAGTTGTATAAAATCATTTGCATATAAATACAATTCATAACTATCTGTGAATGCTCTATTATCATCATTTAAAAAAATTCTAACATTAGAATTATTTACAGTTAATAACATATTATAAGTAGCATATTTAAATAAACTTGGTGGAATAAAAGCAGAATTTGATTGATAATAAAAATACCATTCAATACGATAATTCCCATTAGCTGGAACTGTAATTTTACTGTTTGGTCCAGTAGTTGCACTAGCAAAATCATCAATAACAATATTATCAAATTCAATAATATTTGTTTGGTTGGCATATAGAGTTTGTTCAATTAAAGCTGTCATCTCACTAACTAAATATGGTGGTACAATACCAGTAGGACCTGTAGCTCCAGTATTTGTTGCTGTTCCAGGAATTCCTTGAGACCCAGTAGCACCAGTATCACCAGTATTACCAATAGGACCAGTGTTTCCAGTATCACCAGTATTACCAGTAGGACCAGTGTTTCCAGTATTACCAGTGGGACCAGTATTACCAGTATTACCAGTATTACCAGTGTTTCCAGTATTACCAGTAGGACCAGTGTTTCCAGTATCACCAGTAGGACCAGTTGGTCCTGTATTTCCAGTATTACCTGTATTACCAGTTGGACCAGTGTTTCCAGTAGGACCTGTTTCTCCTGTTGGTCCTGTATTTCCATTATTACCTGTATTACCAGTTGGACCAGTGTTTCCAGTAGGACCTGTTTTTCCTGTTGGTCCAGTATTACCAGTGGCTCCAGAAGGACCACTGGCACCTGTATTACCCGTAGACCCAGTAGCTCCAGTATTTGTTGCTGTTCCAGGTATTCCTTGACTTCCTGTTGAACCAGTATCTCCTTGATTTCCAGTTGGTCCAGTAAATCCTCCATATGGTAATCCAGTCCAACCAGTAAGACCATTACCAATTTTAAAATTACCAGTATCTATTTCCCATCCAATTTCACCAGTAGCTAATATTGGATTAACACTAGACCACTCACTAGCATTACCTCTTCTAAGTTGTAATTGAATATTAACAGTTCCAGTATCTACACCTCCACAATCAAAAGCTGGACCCTCATAATAATCAGTATCAGGATCACCACCATCAAATATATAATAAGATACGGGACCAGTAGCACCAGTTGGACCAGTGTCTCCACTATTTGGAGCAAATATCATATTCAAATTTAAACCATCAACACTAGAAATTTGAAGTGCATCACCAGCAACACCTGCATTCTCTGGAAGAACAATATTATATTCAGTAGTAGTGTTAGTGTTAGCTAGAACACAAACTCCTTCTAGTAATTCATTATTAATTTTTAATTTTTCAGTTACTAATGAACCGTGAAAGAAATATGACATTTTGCAATATTCTTACACAATTTATAATATAATTATAAATTTAAACATCTAATCCAACTTATAAAATTATAAAAAATGATAAAAAAAACTATTAAGAATAAATATATAAAAATCCAAAATCCAAAATCCAATACTTTTAAATTAAAAAATTACAAACAACAATTAATAAAATTATAATATTTGGGCTCCAGTATTTATAATTTGCCATACATTTTGAGGTGGTCCAAAATACACTAGACTTGCTCCTTGACCACTTTTATTCATTTTAATTTTAGTTGCTAGACCATTACCTGAAGATAATCCATTATTTCCAAAATCACTTAATACAGTAATTCCACCACTATTATTAGAATTAAAAAAAGATAAATTGAGTTTTTGTCCTTCTATTCCAGCTCCAATATTAGCCCAATAAGTTCCCACTGTATTTCCAGTATAAAAATCAAACATAATGAAATCACTAGATATAGGTATAGACCAATTACTAGCTGGAGTATAACTTGTATTACTACTTGTTCTATAAATACTACCTTTTTGAAATCCACTAATTTCTAAAAATTGAGAATTTATATAAGTATTACCACTATCGGTATTTATGATTAAATTACCATCGCCTTTAGTATTTAATTCTATTCCAATATCAGAATCACTACCTTCTACTGTAATTACTGGGTCTGACCCACTATTACTATTATTAAAAATCAAATAATTAGCAGCTGTTGAACCAACATCATTGAATTCAATTACTTTATCACCGCTAGTATTAAATATAGTCAAACCATTAGAAATAAGACTATAATTATTTAAAGCTAGATTACCTCCTAATGAGGGTGAACTATCATCATTAATAGAAAGATTACTATTAATCCATAAATTACTAGATTGGTCCCATTTAAGATATTGATTGTTATATAAATTATTAATTTCTACATCTGCTAATTCATCTAGATAACCCATGTAAGTAGTGAGATTAAACCAAGTTGCACCATTATTAGTAAATTGAACCTTTTCTTCATTACTATTATATCTAAAACCTACACCAATGGGACCTTGATTTCTATTAGGACCATTAATAAAATTAATGTAGGCATTACCAGTATAATTCCCATGAATTATAATATTACTGACATTGCTAGGTTCATTAAGATAGACATTAGAAAGTATGTCTCCAGCATTATATTCTGTTATTACAATACTATTATTAAAGGTAAGGTCATTATCGGCAGCTTGTATTTTCTGCCAAATGATAAGATTACTATTTTCGGCACCACTTAATACACTATCTTTCAACCAAATAGCAGCATTAGCGTGATAACTATTAGAATTAGTTCCATTTGAAGAAGTAAAAGTTATTTTTGAAGAATTATTGAGAGTTATATTACTATTTTCTAATGTATCTGTTGTGCTTTCAATTTCATTAATCTTTTCCAAATAAGATGTCATTTTTATTTTAATCTTTGAAAAATTAAATCTCTTTATATTTAGATAAATAATAATTTTTAAAAAAAATTGAGATAGGATTATTATAAAACAATGCATTAGATTTTTAAAAATTTATTAAACTAACAGGCAACTCTTTAAATATCAACTGTATTTATACAAGTTTTTAAAATTGACTGTTTCCCAATTATAATTTGATTACATTCTCATATGTGCCATAGGTTTAGGAACATCGGCTGCTCGTTGAGACATCATTCTTTCATAATCTTTATCTATTCCATTATTTTTACCTGTTCGACTACCTGATACACCTGGTATGTTATTGTTAGAATTAGCAGCATCTGCTCTAGTAATCATAGGTATTTTACTAGTATCTCTATCATCTAGAAATCCAAAATTGTGTCCCATTTGTTCATTAGCTCCATCATCTATAAAACTATAACTAGCCATACTACTGCCGCCTAGCATTTCACTCCCTACAAAAGGAAGAATACTATCATCTCCTGTTATACTAGATATACTAATAGTATTTGATTGCTGTGTGTGATGCATTTGTTGAGGTTGATTAGGAGATAATGATGAACCTCTTGGAGGATTGGAACCACCTACCATATTATCTACCCAATTAATTAATTCGCCATCTGAAATAACTTTTTTAAGACTAGCTATAAAAAGAGTGGGAACTACTTGTACGAAAGCTGGAACATTTACTCGTGGGTCATCTATATTTACAAAATTAATACCTTGACAAATGGGGTGTCCTTTTAATTTTTGAAGTAATTGTCTAGAATGAGGACATTGAAGACTAAAAAATAAATAATTAGTTGCCATGGATGTTTTAATTTTGTAGGATAATATTTATAAACTAGCTAGACGAATTTTTTTAAATATTTTTAATTATATTTTTAATTTTTAAATTTTTAATTTGTAGCTAATTTTCAATATTTAAATTACTAGAATGAATGTTCTATCTAGTAATAATATAGATTTTGAAAAATTAAAATTAAGTAAAATTTTTGTTTATAATAATTCTAATTTATGTAATATTTATTATAATAATGAATTATTTTATATACATACTCCAACATTATATATTCCATATGGAATGTTATACTTTCAAAATAGTAAAACACCAATGTTAGAAATGACAACTGATAACGAAAAATTTGATAAGAATATTACTAAATTTAAAGAAATTCTTAAAAATCTAGAGGAAAGTTGTTTATTATTATATAATAAATTATATTTTTTACAGACTGGAGAACAATTAGATAAAGAGTTAAAAATTGTATCCCTTGTTAAAAATGTATATATGAAAAATTGTAATAAATTTTTGATACCAGTAAATAAAGAGCATTGTAAATGTATATTACTAGAATATCCATCAAATAAAAAAACGATTATTAAAAATTGGGAAATGGTAGTTCCAACTTATGGAATAGCTGTAATTCGAATTAAGAATTTCTGGGTAAGAGATGATAAATGTGGTATAAATTGGATTTTGGAATGTGTGCAGATTATGCCTTCTCATTTGTTAGATTGGCAATTAAATTGTTGTTTCACCAATCCAGACAATATTACAGAATTTTTACCTAGCACCGCACTAATTGAAAAAAGTGAATTTTTAACTCCCATAGAACATAATCCAGAATACGAAGTATATTTTAAAATGAAAAAAATGGGAATACCAATACAAGCTATTCAAAATAAAATGCGGTTGAATGGTCATAATCCTGAATTGCTTGATTATAGTGGTAAATTAACAATTCAAATCGCCCAACAACAAATTAAATTATCTAATACACTAAATACATTTACAACAATAATACCACAACCACCACCTCCACCTTTATCTACCAAAATTACTGAGAACAAACCAAATATACTAGGTCTCATATCCCAAATAAATTCAAAAGAATTTAAACTAAAAAAAACAATAATAGAAGATAAAACACAGAAAATTTATAATAATACTAATCTTAAAGTACCAAAATTACAAGATATACAAACAACTTTATCTCAATTAAAAAAAACCGATAAAACACATTTAAAATAAATATATCAATTTAATATTTAAGAATATTTAAGAATATAGGGGACAGTTAATTTAAAATATAGCATTACATAAAAAATAGTATTTATAATTTTAAGTGTAAATTATTTAAAAATAACTTAAAAATCTTAAAAAAAAATTTGTAAAGCATAGTTTTATAATAATCCTATCCCATATATAAGAATATTTAGAATATTTGAGATTAATTATATATTTTATTAAAGTAGTAATTTAATAAATATAATTAAGAATATAATAAATAAAATAATATAGATTATTAGCATCATAATTATTGTAAATATTTGAAATTCAATACTATTTTTATTTGAAATATAATAATAACCATTATTTTCACCACTATCCTGGATATTTATAACGCATCCATTTATACTATTACTTTTGTAAATTACTAATTTTTTATTTAGATTAGTATAATTTAACATTTGATTTGCTGCTATACCTAGTCCAACTATTGATGGTATTAATAAAACTAAATTTATTAAAAAAAAACTAATACTTACCCATTTATATTTTCTTGCAAAAAAATATATAGTTCCCAATAATATATTAATTACAGGTAAGATAAAAGCTAATAAACCTAAATTTTTAGTATCTTCATTTAAAATATAATAGTAATTACCATATTTACTTATATCAACATGACATTCACTTGGTAATTGCGAATTATTTTGAGTAGTTGTTGCTTCAGTAGTTGTTGGTAAAGTAGTAGTTGTTGCTTCAGTAGTTGTTGGTAAAGTAGTAGTTGTTTGTAAAGTATCCATTCTTTATAATATTAAAGAAATTTTAAAAAAAATTAATATAAATTATCAAAAAAAATATTTTTATTTATTATTACTAGATAGATTTACAAATTATATAGTTAAAATTTGATATAATGAACATCTAATTCCGCTTATAAATGATGAATACCTGGCAATATAGGTGTTCAGTATTTCGAGAGCTGACTGTATCTACTTTTTTAATTTTATCCTTATTGACTATAGGATGTTTCTTCTACAGTATCTTTCATAATCAATCGAAATACATTCACTTTTTTAGTTTGTCCTATACGATGAACACGACCAATTAGTTGTTTCTCAATTTGCTTACAATAAGTGTAGTTCTGAAATGGGTCAATAATAATAACATTGTTTGCAATAGTAAGATCCAAACCTGAAGCATTTCTCTTTGAACTCAAGAGAATTGCATCAAAACTTAATGTCTTAAAATCACAACCAATAATATCACTAATAGATAGAATATTAATATTACAATGATGAAAAATATTGAGTAATCTCTTCATTAATTTGTCATATTGAGTGTAAATAATAAATTTCTCATCTTTCATTTTTCCAGCCAAAAGAATCTTGATTGTTTCACGAATTTTTGAACCAACAGATGTGATATTCATATTATTAATAATTTGTATATCTCCAATTTCTAGATGGTCTGTTCTACAAGTAGGACAAACACATCCAGTTGTCTTCTTCATAATGTGATAACAAGACATACAAATATAATGTCCACACTTCTTAAAAATTGCAATACCTGCATCTGTGTATTCATCACAACAGATAATACAATTAGTATCTTCCATATTAGGAATAATTTCTGTTGTTTGAGAAACATCACTAGCTAATGTAGTAGATTCATCTATAGGTTTCTTACTAAACTTTGTCATAATTGTATCAATATTACGAATGATTTCTTGATAACGAGCCATAATTATTTTCTTACTTTCAACTTTTTTCTCACCAGTAGCAATCTCTTCCATCAAATATGAGATGGATCTAGCATCTTCACATACTAATGGTATTTTGGCAATATCACCAGAATACTTGGAAATAATGTCTTGCATTTTACGCTTCTTATAACTAACAAATTCAATTGCATTATCATAATCAGTTTGCATCTTTTTAATTGTAATCTCACGAAATTGTTGATTTGTCATATTTACTTCAGTAGCTGAAACTTCAGATAATGCTAACATTTTGTCACAAGCAATCTCCAATAAATCCGCCTTATTAGAATTTCCTTCTGCATTTGCCAAATATACAGCTCTCTCCTCAGCCGACATATAAATTAACACATTATTAATATTAATTTCAGGCAATGCTATATAATCAACAATATTTGCTTTGGATTTATGAATGATATATTTACTAAATTGTTTAGTAATATAATCCATATGAATAGCTTGGTATGAATTTTGCAAATCACAAACTAAAAAATCAATCATGTATTTTAAACAATTATCATTCAAAAATGGAGTTGCTGTCAAACCAATTTTTACATCAGCCATATAACAACAAAGTTTCTTGAGAATTAGATCATTTTTAGTTGTAATTGTAAACAGTTCATGAATTTCATCTACAATAATAAATTTTGGTTTATTTGCCACAATATATTCAATAGACTCATAAATATTTACAACATTCAAATTTGGTAAATTTGGCATTTTAAAATGTTTTTGAATTTCGATATTCCAATGAGATATTAGGTGTTCTGGAACAAATACAGCACATGTTGCCTCTGGATATCGCATAAAATATGCATCCCAACAAATTAATGATTGGATTGTTTTTCCTAATCCTGGTTCATCACAAATAAAACCTCCCCTAATTTGTTTCTTTAAACTGAATTTAGTAATATCTTTTGTGTATTTTTTCTCTAGATATTCTGGTTCACTAAGAGTTTCATCATGAAAGTAATACTTAATAAATAATCCATACTTTTCAAATACTTTACTAGGTTCCAAATAAATAAATGGTTTCTCACTAATAATAGTTAGAAGTTGATTTACATTGTCCATTTGAAATGGATATGGAATAGTTTTAACAAACTGTGTCTGTGGAATAGAAATATCTAAATAACTACAATCTTGATTATAAAACTTCTCATCAAATATCAATGGTGTCAAATCACAATACTTTGAGAATGTTGTCATAGTCATAATATCGTAATTTATAATTGAAAGCATCAATGGTATTTCTGTTTCCTCATTTATCTTAAATTTATGATTAATAAATTCAGGTGTAAAATAAGTTGGATTATTCATCCTATAATAAATCATTTCAATCTCATAATTAATTCCATTCAATTCCAATTTAAATATTGAAATAAGATAATCCAAATAATTACGAATTACTTGAGGATACATATTTTCTATTGAAGGTTTATTTAATTCAATATGTTTCACAATACCAATTTCATTTATAAATGTCTTGGTATTATCATTAGCAATATTATGAATATTACTAATATCTTGAAAATATTTCATAAATTCATATTTTTGTTGCAATGATTGTACACCTTCAGGATTTGTTTTACATTTAACAATATTAATATCCATTTTTGCAACAAAGTAAAAAGGTAATGTAAAACTCTCATCTAATGTTGTATCCATTGGAATAGTATCACTTACAATATCTGCCATTTTTTATCAATGCGAGAAATTCAATTTGTTGCAACACAAACTTTAATTGATAATATATTAATTAAAAAAAAAATCAATTTTAAAAAAAAATCAATTTTAAAAACTAATAATATTTTTATATAAAACCAATCATTTAAATAAAAAAATTATTATCTTTACCACAATATCCATTAAAACATATTCCTACTTTACAATGAGTGCACATATCATTTATAATATTTCTATTTATATTATCAATATTAGCGGGATAATTATTAACTAGAGCAGGAGCATAATTTTGGAATCCTTCTCTTAAATTTAATACTGCAACTGCATCATTTGAAAAATGTCTTTTTTTCAAATTTGCATCTAGATTATTTTTAATTAAATTAGTTCCATTTTTAATTTTATCAATCATTAATGAAGGAGATTGGAAACAAGATTTAACATTACCTAGTTCATTTAAACAATCATGGGTGTTAATTTGATTTAATGTAAGAAAAGGATATAATTCTAAAGCTATTAATCTTCGTTCTTCATTAGGATTTGAATTCCAGTGTGGATTTAAACTACTTTTATCTCTTTGTAAAACTAAATCACTAGAGGTATGTCGCATTTCGCCAGTTATTTTCTGTAATTCTTCTGGAGTTTTACCATCTAATAATCCAACACATACATCATATGCATTCGGTATTAATGGAGATGGTTGCGAACTTTCTAGCTTATCAATCATAGGAACGACTTCATTAGCATTAGTATTTCTTAAATTATATTTTTCTGTCTCACTTATTGTATTTTCAGGATGTGTATTTGGAGTAGGTATATTTTTATTTTTTAAAACCTTTGATAATAACATATAAGATAAAAATAAAACTAATATTAAAAATATACAATTTATTTCTATCTTTCTAGTTATACAAAAACATACTAATGTGTAGATAATAACTAAAATAGTAAGAATAAATAATAATAATTTGTAAATATTCATTTTATGTTAAATTAGATAAAAACCAATTAAAAATAAAAAAGTTAAAATTGGATTATACAGTCAGCTCTTATATCAAATATCAACTGTAATTGCTTTTTATTGTCAAATCTCAATTATTATATAACATAATTATAAAACCATGCATTAGTTTTTTTGTAATGCTATTTTTTAAATTAACTATTTCTAAAATAAATAAATTGTTTTATAAATATAAAAAATTGAACTAACAATATTAAGCATAGTATTCCTATTGTTAATTTTATTAAACCAATTGTTTGCTCACCAATAGATGAAACATATGTATCTGAACCTATTTTATTAAACTGATATGTAATATTACAATTTGATTGTAATTTTGGATTGTTATAAATATAAATTTCATCTGTTAAATTATAAGATTTAGTTGCTCCTATTAATATACCTATAAATCCAACTAATCCAAATATAGTAAATATAAGAAATAAAGCTAGTAATAGTAATTTAAGTAATGTATAATTTATTTTATTTGAATAAAATAATAAAGGAATATTAATTATTACTGTAATTAACCCAATTATTCCAAATATTCTATATACATTTTCAATAACAAAAAAATTATATATGGAATAATTATTTGTATCTATTTCAATATAGTTCCGTCCTTTGTTTTGATTACATATATCATAATTTATATTATTATCTAAGTTATCCATTTCTATAGATTTTATTTTATTTTATTATAGAATTTATTTATAGGAAAATAAGTAAAGTAAATTTTTGAGAGCTAACTCTAATTTGTAATACCAGAATTAAAAAATAATTGTAAATTAAATTTTTTTTATTTTATCTTAAACATACAGTTGATATTCGATATAAAGAACACCTATTTTCGCTTATAAATGATAAAACCCACCAATATAGGTGTTCGACGGTATTCTAGCACACTGTATCCAATGGGAGCTAGATCCCAATCGTTATATCGATAGCTGACAGTATTTATGTAGACGCTTGTAAATTAGTTTCAACTTTTAAAAAAGGTTTTCCACTAGTACTTTGCATATTTACTAAAACATTAAATACATAGATATAACCAATTAATACTACTAAGCCAAATATAAATGCAATAATTAAAAAAAATATAAGTAATGAATCCATTATCTTTTTTATATATATTAATAATTTTATTTTTTTAAAAATATTTAAATTATTGTTTTTAAAAATATTTTAAATAAAGTGTTTCACAAATACTGTAGTTTTTTACTTGACTGTAAAAAATAATTAATAAATTTGTTATTTTATTTAAATCACACAAATACACCTTTTTAAATTAACTGTTTCTCATTTATGGATTCGACGGTATACAAGCATAGTGTATTCATTGGGAGCTAGCTCCCATTTGTTAATCTGAGAATTTCCTTTAATATCATTTTACACATATTTATATTAATACATTCTTTTTTAAGAGTATCTGGAATATCTAGAATATCACTAATATTATACCTATTATTATACTCAACCTCATTATTTAATTCTAAACATGTAATTGATAATCCTTTTAAAAAAGGAGGTAAATTTCCTTGTAATTCTTGAATATTAATTGTATCAATATATAATTGTTCAATAGTAATAGGTATTTTTTCTAAATATTCTTTTGTTAATTTATAAGAATGAAGATGTAATTCTTTTATACTATGAGGAATGCAATTAAATGTATTTACATAATATGGCATATGTAAAATTTCTAATTTTGAAGGCCAATTATCAATACGATGTTCATAATAAAGTGGTAATATTAATAATTTTAAATCATTAGGTAATTTATTAATTTTTCTATTAAAATATTGACCTAATGAAATTGTATTTATAAAATCAGGAAGATTGTCAATTATTTGATTAAAACATTTATTAAATTTTATTTTTTTAATTTTGTTTGATTCAAATAATTTTAACATTTCTATAGATATTGGTAAGTCAAAATCAAAATCAAAAGCAATAATATTTTTAAAAATAGTAAAAGGTTGTATTTTTGACATTGTTAATTAAATTTGTATCTTATTGAATATTATTGAATATTATTGAATGTTAATACTTCAATATTCAAATTTTAATTTTCAATTTTTTTAATATAATTAAATTAAAATAATATAAAAGTAGTATTTTAATAGTAAAAAATAATAATTTAAAAATGGAAGGAACAATTACACAATTATCACTTAGTAATTATTTATTAAATGATAAAATTCCTAAAATTTCTTATTTTAAACATAGTTATTTTAATTATAGTAATTTTGCATTTGATACTCGGAAGATTCCCCTACAAGCTACAGCTAAATTTGGAAATACCACTAGTTGGAGGTTAGACCAAAATAATTATGGAGATTTAATAACTAATATAATTCTTGAAATTAATTTACCAGATATTTCTTCTATTCTTACTAATACTGGTTCTAGTATAGGATATGCAAATGGAATTGGAAATATTCTAATTCAAAATATTGACTTAAGAATAAATAATGAACTAATTGATTCACAAAATAGTATTTTTCGTGATATTTGGAGTAGTCTTACTATTCCTCCTGGTAACCAAATAAATTATAAAAACATGATTAAAAAATTTGATTCTTTTAATAGTTCTAGTTTTACTGGTGGAAAAATATATGTTCCTTTACTTCATTGGTTTTGCCAATATACAAATCAAAAAGATAGGTCTCTAGTATTTCCAATAGCAGCATTTTATAATCAAACTATAGAAATGTTTATTACTTTCGCCCCGTTTTTAAATTGTATAGTTAGTAATGATAATAGTATTCCATCTAGTTATTCTGTGAATATTGAAAATGCACAATTATTAGTAGATTTTGTAACATTAGAAGAAAAAGAAAGATTACAACTTCAACAACCTAGTTTATTAAATAGTTTTATGATATTACAAACTAATTATTTAAATTTTTCATTTTCAGCAGGAACAACTAATTCTACAATTTCACTAAAACAAATCAAATATTTAGTTTCAGAAATTTTAATTGTAGCTCAAAGAAATGATGTTGGTTCTCCACCTTTAAATGATTATTTCAATTATTCAACACAAACAGGATTAACTAATAGAAAAACACCAATAAAAAAATTAACACTTAAATTTGATGGTAAAGATAAATTTACTGACATACCATCTCAATATTTTTATAGTGTTGTACCATTAAAATCACATAGTAATGTTCCAATAAATAATTTTATTCATTGTATATCATTTTCTCTTCTACCAGAAAAACTAGAACAACCAAGTGGTTTATGTAATTTTAGTGAAATACAAGACCCACTTTTATTATTAGAATTTGAATCTGGATTACCAGCATTCAATATTTATATTTATTATATAAACTATAATATGTTGGAAAACAAAGATGGATGTGCTAGTTTATTACATAGCATGAGTAAGAGTGTTCCAACATCAATAGATAGAATTAAAAATATTATAAGGTCATAAAAAAAAGAATTTAAGTACAGTAAATTAATTTAAAACATAAATTAAATTATTAATAAATAAGTGAAAAATCTATAAAATTAATAAAATATAATGCAGGGTTTTATATTTTATAATAATCCTATCCCAGATACTGTATTCTAGAATAAATTTATTAACTAAAAACTGCTAAATTTTATAAATTTGGATATTAATAATTAAATAATTTAAGAAAGTGTTTTTCTTGTTAAATTTAATGTTTTCCTAATTGTTTTTGATGGTGGTTCAATACACATATAATCATAATAATCTGTCATAAATTTAAGATATTCATCTTCTAAAACACTTAAATCTTCACACCATAAGACTTTTGCATTTTTTGATTTTAATGTGGTTAAATTAGTTGAAATATTATCTTTCTCAGCTAGTAATTCTTCTACTTTTTCTTTTGTTAAATTATAAATAGGCAGCTGGATTAAGAAATTATAATTTGCTTTATCATCATTAAATTCATCCATAGTTGAATTAACTAATTTATCATTTAACATTTTTGGATATTTGTTAGTTTCTAATTGAGAAATAATTTCACTTTTAGGAAGATTATTAATTTTAATTTTTTTATTAATAATATCTAGAATAAATCGTGCTTTTACACTAATTTGTTCTAATTTTTCCTCCATATCAGTAATCAAATATTGATGTCGTTTATCATATAATTCTAATCGAATACGATAATAATCCCTAAGAATATCTTCAACATTAGTATAATGTATTAATTTTCCATTTTCATTATGAAGATTAATTGTGTTGGCACAACTAATACTAGACACTAATTTAAATGTCTTTTCGAATAGTGTAATACCTGTTTTATCTGTTTGATTAATTGATTTTTCTATAAATTCTGGGTCAATTGTTAATTCAAAACGGACTGTACTTTCAGTATGTGCTTCTCGATAATCTTTAAGAATTGAAATTTCAGGAATTTTTTTCTTGGCTATAGATGCTAAATTACTAGCATTTGATTTAGGAGATTTTTTAATTCTACTACTAGATTTGTTTTTTTCTGCTGGACTAAGTATCATTTCATTTAACATTTCTTTATATTTTTGTGTCCACATACCAATTGGAAGTTCTGTAATTTCAACTGTATTAGTATTAATTACTTGGTATTTACCTTTAGTTATCCACTTATTACCACTAATTCTGCGAATACTACCAGTAAAACCACGATACCAAGGATTAAAACTCTCAAGTGGTTTATCATCCATCATATTATAAATATTTTTGATAATATCAATTGGATTAAATTGTGGGATATAACTACTCCATCCAGTTCCAATTCCTTCAGACCCATTTACTAATACCATTGGAATAATAGGTAAATAATATTTTGGTTCTACTTTTTCTCCATCATCAAATATATAATCATAAAGATTATTATCAAGTTTATTGAAAATAATTTGTGTAATAGGAGATAAATATGTAAAAATATATCGGGGTGCAGCATAATCAGTGCCGCCCATACTTCGACTTCCATATTGTCCTTGTGGAACTAATAAATTAATATTATTGGTCCCGACAAAATTTTGAGCCATACCTACAATTGCACCTTGAAGACTGGCTTCACCATGATGATAGGCACCATTTTCACTTACATATCCAGCTAGTTGTGCTACTTTAATCTCCTTATTAAGATTTCGTTTGATACAACAATAAAGAATTTTGCGTTGACTTGGTTTAAGACCATCACACATACTAGGAATACTCCTAATATTATCATAATTACTAAAATGTATAAGGTCTTTATTAATAAAATCAGTAAAACTAATACGAGATTGACCAATATCTAAAATAAGATTTTCATCATAAGTACTAAGCCAAATTTTTCGATCATCTGCTCGTTCTTTATTAAATGCTAGGTCAATTGTTGTATCAGTTAGTTCATCCCAATGATAATTTATTAGACGAAATTCACGGAAATATTCTTTAGCTTCTTTAGGTGTGCTAGTGCCAAGTCCTTTATAATATTTAATATCCCAGCCTTTTCCAAGTTTATTAGTTTTGAGCCAATCATTGAAAGTACTTAGAGAATAGAAACTTTCTACAATTTCTTTCTTACCTGATAACCTCTTTGCTTTTACAATTGGTGTAAGTAAGCTAGTAATAAATCCATCCAATTTCATAAGTGAAGGATATTTACTTAGAAAATTCATAATAAGACCTTTAATATGACTACCATCTGCATCTGCATCAGTCATTAACATAACACGACCATAACGAAGAGCACTATTATCCTTATAATCAACTCCTTCTTGAAGACCTAGAATTTTCTTAATATCACAAATTTCTTTATTCATTGCCATATCCTTTTCAGCCATATCTCTAGTATTTAATAATTTGCCTTTGAGTGGAAAAATACCAAAAAAGTCATAACCTTTAGGGATAACAGAAACACCTGCTACTGCCATTGATTTGGCTGAATCGCCTTCAGTAAGAATGAGAGTACATTTGGAAGAATGTTTTTTATCTCCTGCTAAACGAGCATCATCAAGTTTATCAATATCGAAAATTCGTTTTACTTTCTTTCCATCAGTTTTCTTTAGAAGTTGTGAATCTTGAAATTCATTTAATGCTAGAACACGGTCAATAATACCACTTCCTGCTAAATCATTAATAAATGAATCTGGAATATTACATTCACTACCAAAATCTTTTGAATTATTAGTAAGTGTTTCTTTTGTTTGACTATCAAAAGATGGATTAGAAATAATACAATTAATAAATAACATTAGATTATCACGAATGAATGTTTCTTTGACTTCTGTTCGTCTCTTTTTTAAAATTAGAGCCGCTAGTTTTTTTGTAATTTGTTTGAGAATATATTCCACATGTTTACCACCTCTAGAAGTATAAATACCATTTACAAAACTAACTTGTTGAAATGTGTAATTAGGTGCTAAACAAGCACCAATAGTCCATCGTGAATGTGGAGAACAGACAAAAGTTTCATAATCATTATCAAGATAAAGTTTCATATAATCGGTAAATGATGCTAATTGAATATTAGTATCATTAAAATAGATATCTACTTTACCTCCAGATGTAAAACTAGCAAATAAATCAATTGTGCGTTTTTCAATAAGTTTGCAAATATCTGTTGTAAGACCATCCGTCATATTAAATCGAGCATAATCTGGAATAAAAGATACACTAGTGTATGGTTCTCCCTTATATTTTGTAATAATAGGGTCTTCTTTAATACTCATATTATTACGGAAAGTTTGACTATATTTTAACTTTCTGCGATGGTCAACAGTTTCAATTGTAAATTCTTTGGAATAAATATTTGTTAGTTTTACACCGATACCATTTTGACCACCAGTGACACGCTCTTTAGTATCATCATAATTTCCAGAAGTTAATAACTCACTGAAAATCATTTGTGGCACATAAAGATTTGTTTTAGGATGTTTATCAATGTCAATACCTTCACCATTATTTAAAACCGTGATACGATCTTCATCTAGTTTAATATTTACTCGAATTTCAGTTAGTGGTTTAATATCTTTTTGACCTTGTTGAATAGATTGTTCTAATCTGTATTTTTGGTCATTAGCATTAATTAAAACTTCTTCAATAATACTCATAAACCCTGGAACTAGAATAATATCCTTAAGTAGAATACGAGTTCGTAGAATTTCTTGAGTTTTTTTGCTAGAAGGTGTTTCAAGTGTTGTATCCAAATCCTGTAAATTGGATTGGTCATCATTTGAATGTGTGCTAGTAATATTCGTAGGTGTTAAATCTGAAATTTCAGAGGCACAAGTATCACTAATTTCACTAATTGTATCATCTGTTTCATTTTTTTTGGAAGTTTTAGATGTTTTTGTAGATTTAGGTTTTTTAGTTTTAGAGCTTGATGTGCTAGTAGTTGTTAAATTATCAATTGTGATTAGTTCTTTAACATTATGTTCAACAATATAAATATTATGTTTATCTTTGTGAATACTTCCCATATACATTCCAGGTCGTGAAAGAATATGTTGAACCTGTGTCATTGATTGGTATTTTTCAGCTACAGAATCCATTCTTGGGAAGTGTAATAATTCACAAATTACACACTTAAATTTGCAAAATACAAAACTTTTAATATTTTGTATAATACTTAAATTATAATTCAATTTTCTAAATTAAGATATTGGAATGAAAATATATAGCAATTATTAATAATAAACAGAGTTTTTTTATTATTATTTAATGATGATGATTATCTAATATTATATAAAATTATATATAAAATACTAGATTAAGATGGAATTAAAAGCAAAATCCAAATCCAAACGGAAATCCAAATCCAAAACAAAATCACTATCTAGTAATTTATTACCATCTTCCAAATCCACCTTAATTAAGACTAGATTAATTATTAGTTTCATTATGATAATGTTTTTCCAAATAATGGATCTTTATCCAGAAAATGAAGCCAAAAAATTAATTAAAAATATAATAATAAAAATTGACAAGAAAAATACTTATTTAACCAAAAATTTTGATAAAGTATATCCTTTTATAATAGATAAATATAAAATATGGAAAGTAGAAAAAAGCAAATGGAATAGTGTATTTAGTGAATTATTACACGAGGAATTAGAATTTAATCCAATGAAACATGAACAACATTCTACATCATCTAGTAAAAAAACCAAGAAAAAACACACACCTACTGGTAGCAATAGTTTAAAAGGTGGCTTCTATTTTAAAAGTTTGGAATCCAAAGGTGATAAACCAATAACGGGTGATGATATTCGCATTCTATTAGATGAAATACAAGGTTTCTTTTATAATGCAAAATATACTGAAGAAGGTTCTTGGCTTAAAGAACCAGATACACTCATAAGTTTATTTCGTGGTGATGTTGATACATTTAAATTCTATCTTAATTATTTTATTTTACCTAAATATTATCAACTATATCCACCATTTCTTAAATTTGGGGCTATTTGGGATGCAATTAAAAATAAAAAATATGAAGATTATCCAGATTATTTACTAGCATATCTTTCTTATATGAAGTCTAAAAATGCTTGGGAAGTAGAACAAGGAATAGCTAAACCTATTAATTATGATGCAACACCCTTTAGTCAATTTGCGACTGCTTCAGATAAACTAATGACTGGTGTTGCACAAACAAGACGCAAACTTTTACAACCTTCTTCTATGAAAGTGGTAATGGGTATGCCTGGCGGAACTTTTATCGGTTAAAATAATTTTGTAAAATTTACAAAATATTCATTATTTTCTAAATTATATTTTTTTATTGTTAAATTTGTTCTATAATATTTCATACCATTATTTCCAATCCAAATATCTATATCCTCATATATCCTATTAAATAGACCTTTTCTATATGATATTATTTTATTTTTACTATCAACAACAACAATATTACCATTCTCATTTACCACATAAATCATATTTTTCAGATATTCCTCCTTATTATCCATTTTAATATTTTTATTTTTTGCTATTATTAACTTTAAATTACTATATTTATAAATTTATAATGAATAGTTTTAAATTATTTTATATAAATTTTGATTTATAAATCTTCTTTATTTAAATACAGTTCATATTTTATACAACGATTGGGAGCTAGCTCCCAATGAACACCCAATTCCGCTTAAAAAATAAATAGGTATTTGTTATATCGAGTGCTGACTGTATTTAGGAAATATGAATAAATTCATATAATTATTAAATATTTCATATCCTTTATTGTTATTATTACTATTTTCATAATAATTAGTCATATATTCTGCAATTATTTCATTTGGATGATAATTATTATTTATAATTCCAAAAAATTCTTTGAAATCCGTAAATTTATTTAAATCAATATCAATTCCTGAATAAACAAAATTATTTGAATTATTCAAAATCATTTCACATGCAATATATTGTATATTGTCAGTTAATGAATTTGGAATAATACTAGTAAAAATAGCCCCTATCCAGTAATATTTACTAGTATTACTATTCTTCCAAAGATAGTTATAATCTAAACCATCTGGATTAGTTCTATTTCTTATTAAAACATTTTCTAATTTAGCATCTTTTAGATTATAATGTTGAAAACCTAATTTCCATATTAATTCATCCCAATCTTGAGGATATTTTCTTTGGTGAATATGTGTAATTTCGTGAATAAATGTTGATAACACAAATTTATTATTAAAAAAATAAGATGGTAATATAATTACATTTTCGTGAGTATGTGGCATACCATTTTCTAACCAACTAGATGCCTTTGCTAATTTAAAATACATCCGCCAATAATAAAGATAATTATATAGTTTGAGATTTGTAGATTTTAATTTTCTAATTGCTAGCTCAATGCTATTTATAATGTATTTTTTTTCAGTTTCAGAAATTGGTTGAATACCATCACATTTATATTTATCTTTCATATCTTCCATACTAGTAAATTTTCTAGCTAAAATATTTGTTTCATTAATGTAATTAAAATACACTGCTAGTTTATTAAACCATGTATTCGTGTCTTCAATAAAAAGATCTGCAGTATATAAATTAAACTCATTTTCATAAATATTTTTATTTTCAAATTGTTCAATTTGTAATTTCTGCTTTTTATTTAAAATAGAGTGAATATGCAAAATTAGTAAAAACAAACATATAATTATTAAACTATAAATTAAATAAATCCAAATTCTAGAATTAAACATATTATTTATAGTTATTTTATAGTAGATTTATTTTTTTTTATAAATTAACTAGATACTTATAGCAAATACCACAAACACGTGCATCATCTTCAGCTCTATGTTGTTGTTTCCATTCTTCAGTGCTAGCTATTTTGTATAAATCAATTAATTTAATTCTTGTTTTAGTCAATTTTAATTTTTCAACTGCTAATTTCATAGTACAAACTAATTTTATTTTTTTGATTTTATCAATTATATCTACACAAATATTATTTGGTGTTATTATATTTATTCTATGACACTCTGATAATACAATATTATAATCAAAATCTAAATTATGTGCCACAATTGTATCACATTTAGCTAAATCATTTGAAAATTCTTCTAAAACTTTTATTAATGGAAGACCTTTTTCTTTTGCATATTGGTTTGTTATTCCATGAATTTCTGTGTTTTCAATTAAAAACCCATTGGGAATAACTAGCATATTATGGTTTTTAACTATTTCAAAAGATGAATTATAAATATAATATCCTAATTCAATTAATCTACTTTTGTTGTATTTTATATAATCTTCTGGTGGATGGAAATTACTTGTTCCTCTTTTTTTAAAAACAGGTAATCCAGTAGTTTCAGTATCAAAGACCATAATTAAATTTTTATTATCGGTTTTATTTACACTAATATTGGAATTAATACTAGTATCAATAATATTATTGGTTTCTATATTTGACATATTAAAAAAAAAATTTTAAAAAACAATTAAATATTATCTTAATGATAATGATTTATCTTTAAATAAATATATAAAAAAGACAAAAGAAAAAATTAGAATTAGACATACCTCATAACATTATGATTCATATTTATTTTGACGGTATTTGTCATACTCTCATTAACATTTTGGTAATTCCAACTTAATAAAAGACCAGAAACAATAAATAGTAATATAATAAATATTATTATAACATAATCAGTAGCAGAAAGCATCCTCATTTTTATTTTTTTTATAATAGTTATTCTAGTATATACCTAGAAAGTTTTCAATCTTACTTAATATGAAATTTTTCAAATTTATCAATATGTATCAAAATGTATTTAATTTTTTTTAATTTAAACATGTTTTGTATATTTATATAATTATATAATTATAAACAACTCAATTATAAATTATAAATAATATGGCAACAAGAAAAAAATTGGCACCTTCTTGGAAAATTATGGAAAGAGCATTAACACAATCTAATATGAAAGTTATTGACCATTTAGCTAAACCAATAGAAGATTATGGATATAATATTGATTTTACTATTCTTGGAAATACTGGTAATATCTATAATGTTTTATTCAATCTTGATACTACTATAGAAGAATCAACAAGAAGGAATATTACATGTTCTTGTCCTTATTATGTTCAAAATTATAGAGTTTGCAAACATATTTATCTAGTATATATCAAAATATTTCGACTTCTACCAACTATTATTACAGAAGATACACATATTACACAAGACCAATCTAAAATGTTATTTAATTTATATAAAATTTATGTCAAAAATAACATAGAACCTCCTGAATTAAAAATTGAATCTCGTAATAGTGTTGATGATGAATGTCCCGTTTGTTTTGATAAATTATTAGCGGCAAATTATGTTTGTCATCAATGTAGAAATAGTATTCATAATGATTGTATTAAAGAAGTAATTAAATATAATAAACATTGTCCTCTTTGTAGAACAGAAATTATAGATACTTTAATGATAGAAAAAGTCAAATTATAATCATTTTTAAGTTTTTTCATATTGTAATTATATTATATTATAACTAGACTAATTTTAAATTACTTGGATTATATGGGATAGGTTTATTATAAAACCGTGCATTACATTTTTTTCTATTTTTAAGTTATTTTAAGTAATTTTATTATTATTTCCACTTAAAATTATAAATACTAGTTTTTACATAATGCTATATTTAAAATTAACTGTCACCCATATTGAGCTAGGATTTATAATATAAAACTAAATAAATTTATAAAAAATATGATACTATACTAAAATGTCTTTATCACCATCAGGAGAAATTTATGATAGTTATTCAGGAGATAAAAATCATAGACAAGACTTATATAATTATATGTCAGGAATGGAAAATATCCAACGAGAAAAAGAATTAAAATTAACAACTTGTCAAAAAGGTGGATTTCTAGGACTTTTTGAATCTGGAATTGGAAAATATTTAACGGATGCCAAAAAATCAGAAAGAGCATTAGTAAAAAGTCATCAAAAGATGTCAAATACAATTAAAGAATGGACAAAAACTTATGATAAACATTTAGCAAATCTAGCAAAATTAGATGAATTTATGAGCACAGGAGAAAGTTTGCAAACTATTTTCAAAGATATTCTAGTTAAAAATTATTTTCGTAAATTTGGAGAAAAAATTGATACGTCTATTCCTCTGTTCTTAGATAATTACAATGCTAATAAAGATTCTACTCCAAATGACTTCAAAAATGAACATATAGAAAAACAAGTTCGTTATGTTTTAAGAACTGAATTTGGTTCAGTAGAAGATGCACTTATAAAATTTATATCTGTTCGTATATTAAATGATAGTGAAGTTCAAATTATTTTAAGAACAATTGAAAATAAAATCCATGAACGAACTATACCTCATAGAAATTTAAATTTAGATTTCCCAGATTTAAGGTCTGCTTTAGCTGATGTTATTAAATCAGCGAAAAAGGACATGAGTTTTAATATCAATGAACTTAAAGAAAAATCAGCTAAACCACCTAGTTATATGGTTAAACCATTAGAAGGAGAAGAAGGATTAAATCAATATTTGCAAACATTCGGTGTTAATTCAACAAGAAAAAACAATACTGGAAAAAATACTCATAATTATACTCTTTATGAACCGAGATTAAATATTCCTACAACAATTAAAAATACAAGTAATAAAGGTGCTGCAAATGGTGCTGCAACACCAGCAAAACCATTTAATATGTTATATGGTGTTGTAAATAAAAGAGAAGAACAAGCTAAAAAAGAAGAAGAATTGCGTAAAGCTAGAGAAGAAGCAGAAAGACAAGCTAAAGAAAATGCATTAAAATTGGCAGAACCAAAAACTAATGTAGTTGGAACTATATATCCCAGTTTAGCAGGTATGCCAGTATTAACTAAAAATCAAACAAATTCAACAAAACCTGCTACAGTTCAAAATACATTATCTAATATAAAACAAACCATTTTTTCACCTCCTTCACCAACTAATACATCAACACAATCACAAAATATTCCAGTCACAGATTTATCATCTATAATAACGCCTAATTTACAAAATTCTTTAAGTCCGTCTGTTGTTGAAAAACCATCTGCTTTACTTTGTTTTAGAAAGAGTAAAGAAGAATGTGCATCTTCAAAAGATTGTTATTATGATGAAAGAATAAAAAGATGTAGATTTAAATCTTCTTGATACATAATTTAAAATATACAGACAACTCTTGATATAATGATTGGGAGATTGCTCCCCCGATGGATATGGTATTCTAGCATACCATCGAACACCCAATTCAGCTTATTAATGATAAAAACTCGCTAGTATAGGTGTTCATTATATCGAATTTCGAATTTCGAATATCAACTGTTTATTGTATCTTTTAAATTTTATTATCCCAGTAATAATAAACAATTTTAAAATACACTGTATTTTAAAATCACTATATTGTGAATATTTATATTACTCCTTTTAGTTTCTAAATGCAACTATCGATATAACGATTTGGTGTTAGCTTCCACTCGTTATAGAGAGAGTTCTCTGTATAATGAACTCGCGTATTGGGTTTGTCTGTTGATTTTTTGAGAGAGATTACTTTGTTGGACGGTATGCTAAAATACTGTTTCAATCTTTATTTATAATTTTACATGTAAATACAGTTATTATTCGCTATAATGAACACCTATATTAGCGTGTTTATATTATTTATTGGCGGAAATGGGTGTTCATTATATCAAGAGATGACTGTAATTTTTAAAAAAAATCAAATTAACGGTGCTGCAATAATAATCATATTGGATATGATTATTATTTTTGGTTTTTATACAAAGTATATTACCTATAAATTTATAATGTCATTAAATATTTGGCAAATTCATTTTCTTCTCGGCTACCTTCATATTCATCCATAGAACCATCATTTTGAATAATTTTAATTGTTGGATATCCTTGGACACCATATTTTTTAGCTAGAGGAGCTAATGCAACACAATCAACTTTTTCAAATCTTAATTTTTTGCCCGATTGTTTAGTTTTAGTATTAGCTAAATCCTCAGCTACTTTTTCAAATACAGGTTTAAAACTAACACAATGAGGACACCAATCAGCCCAAAAAAGACCAACAACAATTTCATCATCTTCAGCTTTTAAATTTGGTGTTTCTAGTTCAAAACCTTCTTTTGACACTACAACAGTTGGAATAACAATAATAGCTATAACTAATAAAATAATACCTCCAATATATAATAGGTGTTTTCTACTTAGTGAATTCAAAAACATTTTAGCCATTTTTTATAAATGCATATTTTAATTTAAAAAAATTTAATTATTAAAAGTATTATGATAAAATAATAATGACAAACTTGATTGTTACCTCTTTAAATCAAGATGAATTTAATTATAATGAAATTAATGATATTATTTATCAAGTTTTAAATACTATGATTACACCAAAATTAATTGATAAAATTGCTAATTTAAATGATATTCTTGCTAAACATATTTGTTATTATTATTTATATTCTTTTTATAATATTGAAAAGTTTTATATTATAAATAATAAATTTTTTGAATATAATCTAATGTTGCAAAAAAACTTTAATTTTGCAAAAGGAACAAATAATTATAAATTCCAGATTATAAAAAATGATGATTATATTCCAAAAGAATATAATAATTATCCAATTATAAAAGAAATTATATTACTAGATATCCAAATTTTAAAAAATTTAGATAATAAAATAATTCTAAAAGATATTTATGAAAAATATACAACAACTGAATTTATTAATAAGAATTATATTTTTTTAAGAATATTTCATTTATCTGGTTTATTATTAGAATTTGAATCTGGAATAAAATATTATCATAGAATAGAATTAATTAGAGATATAATTGAAAATAAAGATAATTTAGATAAAACATATTCTAGTATAATTAAAAATCATTTATCTAATTCTCCTTTATTTGAAGCAGGATTAAATATAGGTATACCAGAAGAAACATTAGAACTGGTTTGTGGTCATTATACATTTATTTCTATATTAAAAAAATTAGATAAAATTTATAGCAATATTAAAAATAACAATAATAATGAAAATGAAATAACATTTGATTTTCAAGAATATTTTGATAAAATCAATCCATTATTTATAAATAATAAAGATATCAATATAAAGAATAATTTTGTAATTAATTATTCTATTATTTATAATTTAGATACTGAAGGAAAAAAGATAGAACTTGAAAAATTACTAGAAAATACATTAAAATCTAGAGCAGAATTTAGTATTTTTATAATGATGTTGTGTAAATATTATAATGAATATAATATTGTAAAAATGATTGAAATATTAGAAAATTATAATAAATTATTTATGGAATTACAAAAATGGTATTATATGAAATTTATATTTGCTATTTTGTTTAGACCTTTTCTATATATTTTGAAAAATAAAAAACAAGAACAATATGCTAGTGTATTTCAAATTTTAGATACAATCTTTTATAATAATATAATGTTTTATGATTCATTTAATAAAAGTTATAAATTCCTAATTCATAGAATTGAATTTGAAAAAGATGAAAATAAAAAATTAAAAAATAGTGAAGATAAAACTATTTGTGTAGTTTGTTTGGAAGAATTAGATGGTAAAACAATTTATTGTGTTAGTTGTAATAAATATGTTGGACATCAACATTGTATTAATCAATCATTGGCATTTTATCCAAAATGTCCTCATTGTAATGTACTTTATTAAATTATTTAGGCTAATGCGGATGCTTTCATTGAAGCATCAGATGGTGAGGATTGGGCAACAGGAAAATAAACTGGTGGAACAGGTGCTGGAACTTCACCTCCTCTTGGTTGTGCTAGACGACCCATTGCATTATTAGTATCACCATAATCTCCAAGATAGAAAAGTCTATCAATTTGAGACATACAACTATTATTTTTTCCACCTGCAACTGGCCATGCTTTAGGAAGAACATTATCACAAGGTTGTGCTGCGGTCCAGGCAACTCTACCAGTTCCAAGTCCATTTGGATCATTTACTACCATTTTCATCATTCTTCCATCGGTGACCCACATTGTCTGTTCTGGAAGCATAGTTCCAGCTCCTGCACCTGGACAATTCATAAAGGTTTCATTAGTGGGGCAAGGTCCGCAACAATTCATCATACAAGCAGCCTCACGATTACGATTCATAAGTTCTTCTGCTTTTTCTTTAAGAAAGAGCCGATAATGAAAAGAATTACTGACTTTATTATCGAAACGAATAAGGTCATTTAATTCACAATTTGGACGATAATCAGTAAAATGACGACCATCACTCATACGAGGAGGACAACTAAGATATTTATTATCAACAGTTCTAAAACAAACACCTAGTTCAGACATATTAATACTTTATTATAGAGAAAGATAAAAAATTTTTAAAAAACAATACGACTATTTTTATTATTCATAATTTAAAAAAATTATTATAATTAAAAGTTAATTATATAGATATTTCTAGTTTCAAAAATAAATTATGGAATTAAATAATAACATTAATAAAATTAATAATATAACTAATAGTTTTAGTAGTTTAAATATTGCAGACTATAATTCTAATTCTAATTCTAATACAATTGATATAGTTGAAACTAAGTTAAAAAATGATTTAGAAAATGATGATAATCATTATTTTAACAATATGAATTTAGATAATTATAATTATGATGATGATGATGATGAATATAAAAAGGAAAATGAAATAATACAAGTTTATAATAATTTAAATATGAAAATTTGTATTTCCAAAAAAGAAATACGAGATATTCAATATTTAAAAGAAATTATTTGTAGTAAATATAATGAAATACATAATCAATTTTTTTATCCAGCTAATTTAAGAATATCAGATATTAATGGAAATGAAATAAAATATTTATATCAACTAAATAACAAATATTATTTATTTATAAGTATTATTCCAATAAATTGTAATTTACATATTTAAAAATATAATTTTGAAATTTTAAAAAGATAAAAATTACTATATTACTATATTATATCATTAATTAAATTATTAAGAACCATAATAAATTTTTTGAGATTTATTGAACTATTTAGGAACAAGTCAATCTCCTAATTTACAAATTTAAAATTTTTGGCGTTTTTAGTGTTTTTTAGTTTGGCGACGACTTCTGCTAAGCATAGGACCAGAAGATTTACGGGATTTGCCACAATGCGGCATACTCTTTGCTGCTAGACAATGATTAACATATTCAATTACACGCCCTTTAAGTTCAACTGGTTCATCTAGTTTTTTTCGCAGACATTTATAAGTAAATTCCTTACCAGCAGAGCCTTGAGTTGTCTCCTTAACAGTAATATAAAGAGCACAACCACCTTTAACTCTCTTTAAATTACATAATTCAGTAAAAGCCTTACTAGCTGCACTTTTGGCATCCCGACTAATAAATCTAGAGCCCTCATGGAATTTGGTAGCACATCCATCAGCATGCATAGCCTTTACAACAGTAAAAGAGCGTTTGCCTTTATCAGCAAGTTTAGTCATTTTTAAATATTATTATTATTATATAACATTTTTATAAAAATCAAAATTTAAAAAAAAAATTACTAGATTACTAATTTTTTAACATTTTGGAAATATTTTCAAAATACAGTTGATATTCGCTATAATGAACACCTATATTGGCGAGTTTTTATTATTTATTGGCGGATATGGATGTTCATTATATCAAGAGTTGACTGTATTTTTTTTATTTAAAAATGAATATTATTAAACTAGAATATATCACTTTTTTTATCTAAAATGGAATCTAAAACTTTATCATCTAGTAATAATTCAATTCCAATTCCTAATAATTATATAAACACACCATATAATTATAATTATAATTTTTTTTGTGTTCATTGTCAATCTTATAGAAAAGTAGAACATATATCTTTTTATGAAGGAAATCATGCTGAATTAGATGATGTATATTATAAATGTATTTTTTGTGGATTATTATCTATAAATCCACAAATTAAAATAGCATCTAGTTAAATAAGAGTATTAAAAAAATATATAATTTAATAATTTACAATGCTATAATAATAAAAAAATGAGATATAAAAATAAGTATGGATACTGAAATACAATCAAGTTGTTCCCCTATTATTCAAGAAGCCAATAATACTTTTAATAATAAAAAAAGTATTAAAAGACATACTAAACAAAATAAAACATTGAAAAAAGCAGCAGTAAAAGGTTCATGTTTTAGTGTTGATGACCTCTTGAAAATAGCTAGAGAATGGAATATGTTAAATCCTAGAAATAAAATATTACTAGATGTAGAACATAATAAAAGTAATACTTTATCTAGCAAAACATTATGGAATCTTGTTGCTGAAAAATTATCATCTCAATCTTGTCGTTCTGAGTATTGTTGGATTAAAAAGAAATTATCTCCACATCTATCTAGGAAATTACTCCTCAATTTTCGTCCTGAAATGCCATCTTCTTGGCACAGAAATAATACTGAATGGCTTAGCACTAGTAATATTGAAGATGTGATGGAACAATATGAACTGGAATTTCCAAATTTCACATTTAGAGGTGCTGTTCCAATAGATTTTGATAAAAAGCTAGATGCTAATTCTTGTGTTAGTAATAAAGTTTGTGATATGAATTTACGAAATTTAAAGAAAATGAATAAAAATAAAATTGGTATAGTATTTAATTTGGATGAACACACAAAATCAGGTAGCCATTGGATTGCAATGTTTATAGACCTAGATATTATGAAACTAGGTTTTTGGGATAGTTATGGTTTTGAACCACCAGCCGAAGTAATAACTTTAATCACTAGAATGCAATCTCAATCCAAAAAATATTTTAAAAGACCATTGGAAATAGTTAGAAATAAAAAACGACATCAATATAAAAATAGTGAATGTGGTATGTATTGTATATATTTTATTAGTCAATTACTAGAAGGACAAAAATTTGAACAAGTATATAATACAATCATAACGGATGATTTTATGAACCAAAAAAGAAAAATGTTTTTTAGTATTGATAAATAATTTAAAAAAAAACAATTTATGTGATATTCAATATATTGGTAGAGAACCTAATAAAGATTCAATATTAATTTGTAGTAGTTTATTCAAACTAAATGATATGTATAAAGATATTTCAGTTTATATTAATGGTTTAATAAAATTAACAAATCACATTATAAAACAAAAGTATCATTTATTATTATTTTATGATCATAGTGTAATACAAGATGAAAAATTTATTTTATATATGAATTCTAATATTGAAAATAATAGCCCAGTTTTATTTTGCAAATATAATTGTGTATCATTTATTAAAAATAATTTACATAGAGGATTATTTGGAACATTTGTAAGATTTTATCCATTATTTATTGATAAATATAAAAATAATATAATCTATATTCGAGATATTGATGTTGATAACAATAATGAGTTGATAATGATGGACTATTTCCTAAATTTATTTAAAAAAAATATAAATAATTTTGTAGTGCAATGTCGTATTGGATATGAATATGTTTATGCAAATCAATATACAAATGATTATATAAATGGTGTTGCATTAGCAAATTGTTTTATAAAAAATATAGTATTGCCAATAGAAATTTTAGAAGATTATCTAATAAAATTAAGAGATAATGATTCAATTATATTAAAAACTATTAAAAATATGCAATTAAAGTTAAAAAAATTAAAACCAGACCTTAATGTTGGATATTTTAAAGGAAAATTTGGTAATATAGACTCATTTTCATATGGAATTGATGAATTATGGATAAATAAAATATTATTAAATTACATTTTTAAAAAATATAAACAAGTTGGTATTATTTACAGAATTGATATATTACAAACTTATATAAAAATGATTGATGTTGAAAAATCAAACAAATTAATCTTAAATCAATTTTTGCAGAAATATTTAAAAAATAAATTTATAAAAAAAAATATACATGCAAATTTAAAGTATATTTTTTCAGTAAAACTAAATTTTATTAAAATTAAATCAATTAGTGACTATTTTTAAATATATTATAATTTAGAAAACTTATATAATTTATTAGTAAAATATAAAAAAGATTTATCTATAGACAATTCTTATTTTATTAATTTAGAAAAACAAATAAATATAAATATCTTTATGCAAGATCTTTTCAAGAAATAAAAGAAACTGAATTTTAAAAAATATTAAAATAAATTAATATTCATACTTTTACTATATGATAATATAAAAAGTTTATTTTCTTTTGATTTTGCATTTTTCAATTATTTTTTATGCTTTTTAATAATTATGTATAAAATTTATAAATTTACAGTCAATTCTCGATATAACAAACATTTAATTTCGCTTTTAAATATCAAATACCCACCTATATAGGTGTTTGTTATATAAAATATTAATTGTATAAATCTCCACTAGCAATAAACTTCATTATTTCAGGTTTTGTTGTTTATTTTAAATATTTTTTAATTAAGTTATTTTAATTAAGTTATTTAATTTTCCAATGATACATATTATATATATGATTATCTTTTGTATAAGTTCCAATGAGTTTATATCCTACTTTTTCCTGTAATTTTAAAGATGGTCTATTTGTTTTATCAACAAATGTAATTAAATCTACTTGTCCATTATATGATGATGGAAATAATTCATAATTAATTATATCTTCTACTAGCTTTGATACTTGATAGCCATAACCTTTACCCTGATGTTCTATATCTAATAATCGTCTAGTTGATATTACAATATGATTTGTCCAATTTGTTTGTTTTTTACTTCTTGAATATCTTTTTTGTTTTTTAGAATTTTTAGCTGGTTTCCCAGTTATTTTAGAAATATAATTTTTAATATTGTAGTTTATAAATTCACAATTATTAATGTATTTTCCAATAGAAATTTTATAAAGTGCAAATAGTCCAATAATATTATTATCTAGTATAATTGCGTATGTCCAGAAATTGCGTTGATAGGAGTTTTTTATAAATTGGTGTTTTTCATCATTAACGAAACCAATTATATCTTTTTTAGTATATGGTTTTCCATCTCCTATATATTTCATAACTTCGGGTTTTGATGTAATTTTAGCCATCTGATTTATTTCAAAATCTGTTAGATATGCAATATTTTTTAATCTAATTGTTTTATCTTTTATATGAATGGATTTCATATATACCATAAATGATGTAGTGGTTCCATCTAGATTATTTCGCAAATATGTTCCAATGAATTTAAATCCACATTTTATTTGTAGTTTTTGTCCAGGTATATTATCTTTCCAAACAAAATTTACTATACAAAGTGTTGTATTATAAGTTGCAAATAATTTATTAATTTCATTCCAAATTAATTCATAAGCTTTAGTTCCATATCCTTTACCTTGAAATTTATTACCTATAATAACACGTGTTCCTAATATTATATTGCATTTATTAAAATCTTTTTCTGTTTCTTCTTTATTTTCATAATTTATTTCATTATAATATTTTGTTATTGCTCTAATAAAATTGTTTAATCCAAAAAATCCAACTACTGTATTTTCATCCATTATAGCATATGTTCTATACATTCTTTGATAGGGTGGTAATTTTATTTGTTTTTTCTCATCTTCTATATAATCAAGAATTACATCTTTAGTCCATATATTAGTAAATTTCTTATGACTACCAATATATTTCATAATGTCTGGATTAGATGTTATACTAACTAATTGGTCTATTTCATCGTTATTTAGAAATATTATATTTTTTAAATGAATATTTGCCATTTTAAATTATATATATTTTTTATTTAATAGTCATAATCATAATTATAGATTTGTAAAAAATTCACATTAATGGATAATATGTTTTATGTTGTATCTGACAATTACAACATTTCTTATAAATCCAGCTATATGAATCAAAAAAGGAACATGTTTTTTAGTAGAGAAAAATAAATTTTTAATTTAGAATTTAGAATAATATCAACTGTAATTATATAACAAATTTTAAAGTATTATATGAATTATGAATTATTAATTGCTAAGATGGGGGTATATTTGTTTTAAATATATAAATCGTTTTTCTAATGTTTGAAACAAACCAATTTTTTTAAATTTAAATTTCTCAAATAATTTAATTCCAGAAATATTTTTAATGTTAATCCATCCAACAATATTTATAATTTCTTTAGTATCTTTAAAATATAGATTTTTAAATAAATCCAATACTTTTTCCATTACTATAGATGCTATTCCTCTGTGTTGATAGGGTTTATCAATAATTACTCTTAAAGAATATGATATTTCTCCTAATACTAAATTATTTTTATAACTATTTTTAGTTTTTTTACTAATTTTACAAAAATTAACTGGATAGTAATATTTAATATTATCATTACGTAAATCATAATTAACTAATGATACACAACCAATTAGTTTATTATCAATTAGAATTGCATCATATAAATTATGAAAACTATTATTAGATACTAATATATTTTTTTCATTTTCTATTGTACTTAATAATGTTGTAATGTTCAATGTATCACCTGTTCCAACATATTTCATAATATCAGGATTACTTAAAATATTTGATAATATTTTTATTTCACAATCTGCCAATTCAGTAAATTTTTTTAATTTAATATCTGTTTTATCAAAATCTAATTTATTTTGGATTTTACTCCAAATCCAATTAGGTTTAAATCTTCCAGCATATGTTTTTCTAGATATAACACCTTCAAATTTAGCATCTTTTAATGTATTCATATATTCAAGTATATAATCATATCTCATACTTTGAAATACTATATAGTGATTTGGCTTAAGTTTTGACCATAATACTTCTAATGATTTATGTAAAAATTGTGTTTTCCAAACATATAAATCTTTAAACATCAAAATGCTTTGTTTTTCATCTTCTGAATATATTTCACCTCCAAATAATGGTGGACTAAAAAATATAATATCCGCAATATTATCTTCAATGTCAAGTATACCTTTTGCAGTTGGAAGACCATCTTCAAACATATTATGCTTATATCTATCACCTAACTCTTGGATCATATTTTTAAATCCCGGAGTGCTAACACTATTCGGTTCAACACCAAAATAATAACTATCCAATAATATTGCGGCTAGTAATCTACATCCATAACCACCAGCACCATCTATAATAACCAAATCATTATATTTTCCAATCTGATTGTAAAATAAAATATTAATTAAACACATATAAAACATTGTGCTTTCAGGACTCGCATTATAAATATTAGGAAAATCATAAAATATATCTCGTAGCGATTCTATATTTATTTCTCTCTTCAATTTAATAAGTTTGTCAATAGCATCTTTTAGTAAAGTTCCTTTATCATAATGTTCTATTAAACTCATATCTTTATCATTTTTTTTAACCATAATTCTACTATGTTCTGTGTAGTAATCTATTAATATATCGAATTCTTTATAATATGATAATGGTATAAATATTGAATAAAATTTATTAGCAAATTTTAAATTAATACCAAAAGTATTAAATTGTTCTCTTAATTCATATTTATCATTTTTAATAAAACGACGATAATTTTCATTATTTAACATATTTTTATATTTTTTAAACATATCGCTAGAATTAATATAATTTTTAACATATGGAAATCCAAAATTACGCCAATATTTAATTAATTTTTGTCTAGTTTTTGAATTTGTAGTTTTTAAATTCGTTTTACTCTTTTTTTTAAATGTTTTACTTTGTTTTTTAATATAAGTTCTTTTATTTTTTTTAGTTTTATGATAAAAATCTTTATCCATTCAAATATTATAATTTTCTATTTTATAGTAATAAAAGATATTATATAATAATATTTTAGAAATGGTATTTTATAACAGAAAATTAAAGACTAAAAAGCATACTAAAAAAAAAAAAAAAACAAAACAAACAAAACAATTATCAAAATTGTGTATTATATTTGAAAATTATCAAAATTTTAAATTAAAAGACAAATTTCCACAAGTTATTTTTTATAAGCTTCTCATTTCAAAATTAAAGTCTTTAAATTATAAAATTATTTTAATTGGGGAAAATCATAAACAACAAATAGAATTTATATCACAGAAGCAATTTATAGATTTAATACTTATTATGGACGACTATTATATGTTTTTACCTTATGGTGTATCCAAAATGAGTAATTATAATCTATCTGAAAATTATCAATTTTTTTATCAATTATATAAAAATGGAACTATCATATATCCACCACCAGCATTTAATATATATACTAATTCTAAATCCTATTTACTAGATTTACATAGAAAACCCGAATTTGTTATTCCAAAATCTAAAGTATTTCAATATCCTAAACATTCCATTGCAGAAATACAGGAATTTATTAATAAACATATTGATGATGTGCTAATATATGTAATTAAACCTGGGTATTCAGCAAATATGGATAATATGTTTTATGTTGTATCTGACAATTACAACACTTCTGATAAATCCAGCTATATGTCTCTACTAAAAACAATTCCTAAAGATAAAATAATATCTAGCAATAATTTACAACCAGTTGAAACACTTTATAATTCTTATCTTAAACAACACAAATTAGATATAATAATTAATGTGGAACCATTTAATCCAATTGTTTTTAATAGGAATAATGAATATAGATGTTGGTTTGTAAATGGTAAATTTATAGGGCATTTCTGTTTTGGAATTAATAAAGAAGACGGTAAAATAAGTAAATTACACAATAATTTACTTTACAATCCAAATAATTATTTACATAATAAAATAGTTCAATTTGCTAATAAGTTATACAAATATATACTAGACCATATTAGAAAATTAGGATTAAAAAAGAATGTGGATCCTATTGCATTAAGATTAGATATATCTTATGTGGAAGTATCTCCAAATGATTTAGAAAATAGTTTTAAATATGATGGCAGAAATATAAGATTGTATTGTAATGAAATAGAAAATATAGATGGAACATATTATTTCAATCTTCCTATATATAACAAAAATACAAGAAAAAATAATAATACATTAGATTTCCAACATAAATTAGTTAATAGTATTATTAATTATGTAAAATAAATATAAATTAACAATCTTGGTTTTATATTACTAGAATCTAGTTGTAATTTAGTATCTTAGTAATAATTACCAATCTTGGTTTTATATTACTAGCATCTAGTAATAATTTAGTTTCCAGTAATAATTACCAATCTTGGTTTTATATTACTAGCATCTAGTAATAATTTAGTATCTTAGTAATAATTACCAATCTTGGTTTTAAATTACTAGCATCTAGTAATAATTTAGTATCTTAGTAATAATTACAGTTGATATTCGCTATAATGAAAACCTATACTAGCGTGTTTTTATTATTTATTGGCGGATATTGGTGTTCATTATATCAAGAGATGACTGTAATAATTACCCATCTTGGTTTTAAATTACTAGCATCTAGTTGTAATTTAGTATCTTAGTAATAAATTACCCATCTTGGTTTTAAATTACTAGCATCTAGTTGTAATTTAGTTTCCAGTAATAATTACCAATCTTGGTTTTATATTACTAGCATCTAGTTGTAATTTAGTTTCCAGTAATAATTACCAATCTTGGTTTTATATTACTAGCATCTAGTAATAATTTAGTATCTTAGTAATAAATTACCCATCTTGGTTTTAAATTACTAGCATCTAGTAATAATTTAGTATCTTAGTAATTTTAAAAAACACCTAATTTTTGTAATGCATCTAAACTAGCTGATTGTTCCGCAGATTTATGTGTATTTCCAACACCAATACCAATAATTTCACTTTCGTTACCATTACGCATAATAATATGTACCGTCATTTCTTTATTTGCACCCAATCCTTCCGATTTAATCATTTTAAATTCTAATGGTTTAGCCGATTGTCTAGTTCTTTTAATATATTTGATAAGTTGGTCTTTATAATTGGAATCATTGAGAATGAATTGTGTAATGTCAATCTTACTATTTTCATCTTCAATTAAATTAATTACAAACATTTCAGTAATTTGATATCCCATTCCTGATAAAAAGGAGCCACCAATTTTATCATTATTAAAATCTATAAATATGGCGGCAATAAATGCTTCAAAAACATCACATAAAATTTTAGTATCTTGACGAGCATGTTGCAGGTCATCTAGTGTTTTGGATAATATTATAAATTCATCCAAACCAATATGTTTAGAAAGGTGCGAAAGTGTATTCCTATTAACTAGACTACTTTTTAAAGAAGCTAAAAAACCTTCACTTTCATTTGGAAAACGATTAAAAAGATAAGATACAATAATAGTTTCTAATATTGCATCACCAAGAAATTCCAATCTTTCATAAGAAGAATTTTGTAATAATACACATCCATCCGGATTTTCTACAATAGCAACATTATCACGCAAACAAATTTCGTTAATATGAGCTTTAGTATAACTTTCATGATTCATCGCTTCTTGATAATAATCTAAATGATTAATGTTTTTAAACACACCATATTTTTTTAATATATTTTGCACCTTATTTTTATCTAACATCTTGTTATTTTTATTAAATGGATTAATTAATCCACCAACTTCAATATTATGTGAAACTGCCTTAGTTGCAATTTTATCCATTTAATAAAAATATTATTTATCAATCTTGGCTAGTAATTTTTTTTATAAAGTTTAATATTTTAAATTAAAAAAACAATTTTATTTAATTTTCTAAACATGAGTTAATACAAATTAAATATAATAAAATATTAGTAAAAATAAGAAAAAGAGCTACTATTTAAATATTAAATTACAAAATTACAAAATATTAGATAGTTTAACTTTTAAGAATATCATTTAAATCTTTATTTTGATTAATCATTTTACCAATTTTATTACATTGTGAATTCCATAATTTTTCATTTCCACTAGATATCATATCTTTGCAAATATTATCCATTTTCTTAATAACTAGACTTTGTTCTTTAAGATTAAATTTTCTAAAATCTAGTTGTATTTTCAATTCTTTATTACTACTACTAATTTGTAATTTATTATCCCTATAATTATAATCACCATTTAATTGGGTTTCATTCTTATCATTATAATTTATTTCAATTGGTTTGTCTGAAATTTTATCCCCAATACTATTATTTCCATATTTATCTAATATCAAATTTATATTTATATTAGTAAATTCAATATATTCATCCATTGAAAATTTATAACGACAAATAGGACATTGATTACTTTCTTCATTTTTATTAATTTGAATAAGACATTTTTTACATAAAACAGCATTACATTGATGACATTTATGTGATAATTTTTTATCTAAACATACACAACATTCTTTATTTTCTTTTTTGTAATCAAAATGACAATATAAATTCAATATATCTAAATTTTCTTTTGAAATATCTTCATTCCCAAATTGTCGTCTAATAATCTCATCTTGTTGTAGTTGAAATGTATCATTTAACATCTGTTGTAAATTAATATCATTTATATCATTATCATTATCTTCTACAAAAAATTCACCCATTCTTAATATTTATACAATTCTAAAATTTATCAATTTCTTTTATTTGTTAATTTTTTGTTAATTATTTCCTAGTTTTAAACATAAAAAAACAATTTTATTTTACAAACATCTATTTAAAATACACTTAATAAATTATTGGATTAGATTATATTAGATAAGAATAGATAAGATTAGATAAGAATAGATAAGATTAGATAAGATTAGATAAGAATAGATAAGATTAGATAAGATTAGATAAGATTAGATAAGATTAGATTAGACTTTTGCCATTTTAGCTATATTTTGATTTGAAATTCCAGATTGTTGTCCTAATTGTTGTAATAAATTAGATGCACTATCAAGACCAGAACCAACACTAGGGGACCCTGATAAACTAGCAGGACCACCCATACTACTAGATACAGGTTGTCCAGTTGCTTCTTGAACTCCTTGACTACTCATCATAGCAGCCATATTTTCTTTAGACATTTGACCTTGAGCTACAGCCTGTTCCATTTGAGCCTCCGAAGCTTCTGTTTGATTTCTTAACATCCGTTTTTGTAATTGTCCTAACATAAATTTATTAAGATAATCATTTTTAATAATATATTTTGCAATTTTAACAGCTAGTATAATCATTAAAATAAATACAATTAATACAATTGCTCCTTTTATGTAATATAATCTCTCATTATAATATTGTTTTCTCTTTTTATTAATGTTATTTCTTAAATTTAAAGATTGTTTTAATGCAGATTCGGGCAAAACATCTGTTTCTTTAATATCATATCTTTCAAAATCTATAGCATTATTATAAAAAACCACAGCACTTGGTGGAAGTGGTTGTATTGGTCTTATATTTTTAATACCACTTAACATAAATTTAACAGTTTCAATAATATTTGCTGATATAGACACTATTTCTTCAAATACAACAATAGTCCATTTCATATCACAAGGAGGATATGGTAATGCACCATCATAATAGAAAAATGATTTATTTTCTGGTAATAATTGTAATGGATTCCACTCTGAACTAACATCAATTTCTTTTTCATTTTTTGTCTCCTGAGTTGGTAATTGATTTATAAATTCATTCAAAAATTCATTTGCTGAACCATAATCAACACCCTTTTTTAATAGAATACTAAATATAACACCTCCGTCTCCAAAATTTGTTTTATTCTTTTGATGATATAACATTACTTCCATATCATACCGACCACCATTAATAGTATGCATACTAGGTTGATGAATAGTCATTCTACGCAAAAAATAAAATTCTCTCTTGAAATTAATTAATGATACTGGGTCAAATGTTATAGTTGGATTATCATTCGTCAATGATAGATAACATTTATTAGATGGATTATAATTTATACTAAGACGACATAATTCACTACAAGGTGATACTTTACTAGTATCAATATTAATTGGAGCTGTTCGACCTGTTCTCTTTCTACATTGTCCAAATTTCTTACCCCAATCATTAGAATAACTATAGGACCAATTACTAGATGGTTGGTTCGTTTGTGTCATTTTATATAGTTTTATATATTCTTTAATACTTTTTTTCTTATTTCCAGAGTTAGTATTTCAATTACCAATCTTAGTATTACAATTACTAATATCAATCGTAAAATTACTAATATTTGTATTATTATAACCTAGTCTAGTAATCAAAAACCAATCTTTAAAAAGCTTGGTAATTCAATACTTAGATTGGTAATTTAAATAAATTTATTAGTAATGAATTTGAATGATTATAACTATAATAACCTAGTCTAGTATTCAAAAACCAATCTTTAAAAAGCTTGGTAATTCAATACTTAGATTGGTAATTTGATTTAATGGAATAGTTATGGAATTACTATAAATGGTAATATTATTACTAGAACCATAAAATTTAAATATCTAGAATTATAAACATTTTTTATCAATCTAATTATTCTTTGGTTTTGTATGGAAATGCACCTCTTCCCAAATTCTTTGTTGTCCAAATACTTCTGGTAAATAATCCGTTAAAATATCATTCTCCTTTCTTTTTACTCCAAATTCATCCACTTCTTTAAATGGATATTTCCTCCATTTATGTAAATTCAATTCCGCTTCAAAAATTCTCCTCTTACCTGATTCTGTTTCCTTTTTTAACATTTCTTCCACATTTTTAATTTTATCTTTTGTAATATTGTCTAATCTTACAGCCTCTTGTTCTATATTTTCTCTACTAAAATAAAACTTCTTCTTCGGAACAAATAATAATGGAGCAAACGATTTATATTTAGTAGTATCCAATGCACATATTTGATATGGTGGATATTCTTCATCATTCAATTTATCTTTTACACCAACTATATTTTTAGCTGGTTGAGGATAATCAAATGTATCAAAATTTTCAAATCTATTCTCACTTGATTTTTCATCTGCTTCTCTTACTTTTTTATTATAGTTTTTAATGTTTTTAAATGTCTCATACACAAATAATATTATAATAATAAATGTTAATGAATAAAGTATCATTTCCACTATAACCCTATTTATTTTATTATATATTTGTAAATTATAATAACTAGACTAATATTTGGATATAATTAAATTATGAATAATGAGTAGTAGTTAATTAAATATAAAAAGCCAACACAATTTAACTAGCTTCGCTAATACAATGTGGAAAATAATTGAAATAACTAGACATATGGGACAATTAATTTTAAATATGGTATTACCTTAAAACTAATAATTATTATTTTGTGGAAATAATAATAAAATAAGTTAAAAATCAATAAAATATAAAAAATTGTAATGCATAGTTTATAATAATCCTATCCCATATTGTCTAGTATTTCAATCAATCATTCTAAAATTTCCAAAGTTATAATTTATATTATAAATCACAAATTTATAAAATATTAAATTTAATTTAATTATAATTAACTAGATTTTTTAATACTGATTCATACTCATTTATACTAGCGTCTTCCATAAATATAGCCCTCTTACCAATTTCTATTTTTCGCCTTATCATATTTCTTAGTTTCGCATTATTAACTATTTCCACACTTTTTTTAATATATTCATCATCATTTAATACTACACAATCTTTAACAATATCTACTCCTAAATCCACATCCATTTTCTTGTATAATCCAAATGTAAAACGACCATTAATTTTATTAGTAGGCATAGTAATAACAGGAATATTGAAATCAAATGCATCATAGCTAGTATTACATCCACCAAACGGAAATGGGTCCAAATGAATATCACATATACTAACAAGGTCCATATATTTATCCTTGTCTAAAGCAGGATACCAGCGAATACGATTTTTAGCATCTATTCTAGTTATTAATTTACTAGCTAGAGATTTAGGATAAGAATGACAATTACTTAATACTATAATAGCATTATAATCATTTCCTAAAATCCCATTTATTATATCAATCATATTTTCTGATATCTTGTAAAATGTCTGCAAACATCCATAAATTTTATCACTAGGCTTGAAATTTAATCTTGTTTTAATTTGTTCTTTATTCTCCATAATTGAAATACTACTGACACCATCTAAAAATAAAGTAGATGGAGAAACATAATAAGTTGATAAACTATTCATTACTATCACTTTTTCAGTATAATATGGACTAGATGATATATTTGTTTGGGTTGTTGAATTGGATAGAATAAATGCAGTTTGTGGTTCAGCTTCAAAATATTTGCTAGTAATAAAATAATCAATAGTATCAATACCGCTAGTTTCACTATGTCCCCAAGTATTAATTTGAATATTTGCAATTCTACTATAAGCTAGTAATGTAGGTCGCACTTTCATACCAATATCTGGATATATAATTATATCAAATTTCGCTTTATTAAGTATTTCTCTAGCAAATGTAATACTAGATACTGAAGATTTTTTATCATCACCTAAACATATTAATTTGTCCTTTAGTTTAGTTATAAATTTCTTTGAAATAGGATGTTTTATTTTATCAAAAGGGATGAAACTGGCAATATAAACATCAAACACATTTTTATTTAATTTTCCAATAATTGCAGCACGGTCACGAAATACACTAGAATCAAATACAATAGAATCACTAATGAAACAAATTTTTATTCTTTTTTTAATTTTTATAATATCATTATTTTCATTATTATGTTGATTATTTTCAAAACTTGTTCTAGTTAATAAATTTACATTTGGAGATACATAATTTATCCAACTACCACAAATTATTCTCAACAAACTACAATATTTACTTAGTAATTCTTTATTATTTTGCCAATGATATGATGCAGCATATGGCATACAAGTTTCATTACAAATAAACAGGAATTCATCCTCTGTAAAATAATTATTTTTATTCCAGTTATTACTAGCATAATCTAGCAATCGAATATAATTCTCTTGAATAATTTCCAGTTTGTTAGACTTGTAATTTGGGTCATAATATGGAATATGAAAGCAAAACCATAAAAGTAAGTCTTTGCAATTTAATTCATTTAACCTATCAAAAATACATTTCCACCAGTTAAAATGATACATATCTAAACTTGTAATAATATTTTGAAAAATACTAGGAGATGGAGATACAGTTAGTAATAGTTTCACAATTATATTTCGTAAAAATGGAAATAATAAGGTCATAGAAGTATTTGCTGGATTATATTCAAGTATTTCACTAATTGGATAATTTCGAATATTAGTAACTAGTTTTTTAAAAATTAAACATATTTCTTGATTTAGAATATTGGAATCAGGATTCCTTCTAGAAAGAATATTATAATAATTTGGAATTGTAATTTTAGATTGTGAATACATCACAAATTCTAATCTGCAAAAATATAAAAAAGAATAATTTGGAACATTTAAGATACTAAATATTCACTTTCTAGCAATTTGATATATTGTTTAAAACAGTCAAATACTGAATGGTCTGCTATACCATTATTAACCTGATAACTTGGGATTTTTAATTCTTTTGCTGCTACAATATTATTTAAATCATCATCGAAAAACACTAGATTATAATTAAGGTTTTGTAAGTATCGCAATTGTTTTTGTTTAAATTTAGGGATATTTGATATTGCAGAACTAGTATCATTACCAATAACTTGGTCAATATAGGAATATAATTCTTGAAGAATTAAATTGTATTCTTGGTTATTTAAATCCTTTATTTTTGTATTTTCAGTGCAATTTGTTAGATATTGAATTACATTTTTTTCGAAATTTACTGTTAAAATAATTATCTTATTTAAAGGATTCATTTCTCTTATGTTTTGAAACATCTCTAATATGTTTTTCAATCTTGGACCATCAAATACATCAGTTTGATTTAATTCCAGAGAAGATTTCAAACTTTGATTAGTTAATGTTAAATCAAAATCAAATACAAAATAAGTTGGTGGTATTTTAGTAATAGGTAAAATTTTAGTATCAGGATTGAATTTAAAATTTAAATCAAAATCAATGTTGATAAAAACATCTTTAGTTAATTTTTTTTCTTTAGGAATTTGATATTCAAATAAACATTCTAATAATAATTTATTATTTTGATAAATTTGTTCTTTATCTAACTCTTTTATTAAATCAACATTAGGATTTATTAAATGTAATATGTAATTATCATTTGATTCATTTTGATTTAAATTTATAAATTCATTAATTAAATTATTAATATGACCCTGTATAGTTGTCTTATCATAGATAATATTATTATCTATAATATCTAAATTATATTGATTTTTATAAAACTTTTTTTTTGTATAAGCATCTTTGTTTATTGGATTTAGTTTTAATAACTTTCTATTCTTATTATGTGGTAAGTTTTTATAATTTTGACTTTCAAACTTAGTTGAATCATCAGCCTCATTATAAATAACTTTAGTTATAATAAATTTTGGCTCATTATTACCCTTATGTTTTCTATATACTTTATTTTCTTTATTAAATTCACCTACTTTTTCTGCTGTATCTGCTACAAGAACATCTGGTTGAAATACTAGACTACAAAAATTCGGTAGTGTAGCATATGAATTAATCATAGAATTACTATTAAAATAATTTTTGTATGTTAAATAATTTATATTGTAAATTGCAGTTGATTGATATAATTGTTTGGAAATATTTACAAATTCAGTCAATATATCTTTATTATTATATAAAGGGTCATCTTTTTTATCACCAAGAAATTTATTATCACCAAGTGCAAGATTTTTCTTATTCCATATATTTGGTAGTTTTTTATCTATGTAATTTTTCCCATTATTAGTTATATTTAGCATATCCATATATGAAAAAGATACATTTATATTACTATCATTTTCATTTTGACAAGTGTGTTTAGCTAATATTACTTTTCCTAATTCTACTGTATCCATTTTTAAATTAATTGGAACTTTTGCTTCAAGATTTAGCACTTTTTTTGTATTTTCTATAACTGGATTAACTAATTTTGGTTTAATTTTAATTATAAAATCGCCTATATTTAAACATTGATGACCATATATATCAGAAAACATAATGCTAAAATATTCATTACCTATTCTAAATAATTCTTCTCTATATTTATCACTAGTTTTATAACTATTATAAATACCTTCTTTATATAATATTTTTAGCATATTATTATCTCCTAAATAAGGTAAATTACTATATTTATCCTTAAATAAACTCATTAGAAAATTATTCCCTCTCATTACAGCTAAATCATAAGCTGTTAAACCGAAAATATTGGTCTTCCGTAAATCACTATATTTAACTAGCTCATGGAATAACTTCAAAAAATCATTCGTAAAATTATTTACTTCTTTATTATTTTTATCAAGTTTATAGAGAATATATCTCCCAACTAAATTATGAAGTGGTGTATTACCATAATTATCTACAACATCAAATATTTGTATATTATTGTATTGATGAGTTGGATGTAATGAAAGATATAGAAAATTTAAAGAAACATCATATCTAATAGTCTTTATATAATAATTTAAAATTGTATTATCATAATAAACCTTTATTAAAATATTACTATCAATATCAATATTGTCTTTTAGTTTATTTAAATTTTCACTTTTTATATTTTCATTTCCCAAAGCATTTATAAAAGTAATTTTACATTCAAATTTACTAATATTATTTAATTTTAATGTAATTTTATTATTAGGATTAGGATTAAAATCATTAGTTAATTGTAAATAATAACTATTTGCCCCTTGAATTACTTTGCATCCTCTTACAGGTGGGTCTAGTGTAAATTGTATATCTTTTACCACTTCATTACAACTAAACCAAAAAAAACGAATAAGTTGATTTTTAAAGGTAGTATTCACATTAGAATTATAATAAAAATTTATATTATTACAATGGACATTTATTAAATCTTTTGATATATCTTTTGGTATAATCAAAGATGTATATAAATCTGTAATTTTGACATTTTTTACTTTTAATACTGCAGATGGCGCAGATGCTGCAGATGCCGCAGATGCTGCAGATGCCGCAGATGCTGCAGATGCCGCAGATGCTGAAGATGCTGCTGATGATAGTAATGTTGCAGTTGATGCTGCTGTAGCTCTTTCTATTTCTTTTTCCTTGAAATCTGATACTCTTTGTTCTAATGTTTTAGTTCCAGCTATTAGATCACTTGCAGTTTCAAAACTTTTTATTATATTTTTTAATTGTTCACTTTTTATATCACTTTCGGTATATATTCCAGCCTTTATATTTTGATTTATTTTATCTAAAATTTCATCCAATTCTCTATCATTTAAACTAATTGGTTCTAGCAATTTTTTTATTATTTCACTAGTTCTTTGAGAAAGTGTTCCTGCCATTTTATAAAAATATTAGAAATTTATATTAAAGATTGGAACATTAGATATAAAATAAATATCATAATATAAAATGCCTAGCCTAATTCTAAATCCAGTATTAACAGATAAAGAATTAGAAGATAGAGAAGGTGATTATTTCCCAGAAGAGCATTATAAAAAAATTATTAAAAAAAATACAGATGTTTATGGTTATGACGACCTTGGAAATAAAATTCTACTTCTTAAATTCCGAAAAAATGTAATTCCGCAAGATCTTTGTGTAAATGCATTTCACGCATTAGTTCAACACGCACAGAAACGCAATTATAATCGTGGTGCGGCGAGTGGAAAACTCAATATTAAGAAATTACCATCATATGCACGAACAATTAAAAATAGACAGAGTTTTCGTGCTTATTATATAGATAAAAATGGAACTAAGAAGAAGGACCATATTAGTAATATGGCTCTCTCTAATATCGCTGGGTATTATGACAAACCAGACCGTAATCTTTATAATACTAGCCAACACCCTCCTAAGTGCCGAACCACTCACTTTACTGCCACACAAGTTGATAAATGGAAACAAGCCTTGCCACTTTTAATTGCTGGAGATGCGGAATTTAAATCTTTAGCACCAGAGGCACATAAACGCCAGTTAGACCGTGCAAATAGAACTCCAGCATTTAGAATTGCCAATACGGCATTCAGCACAATTACATTGAATTATAATTGGCGAACTGCTTGTCATAAAGACAAGGGCGATTTTAGTGAGGGGTTTGGCAATTTAATTGTGTTAGAGAAGGATAAATGTGTAGATGGTGCTAGTAAATATTCTGGTGGCTATCTTGGATTTCCTAAATGGGGGGTTGCAGTAGATGTTCGTCAAGGCGATTTCCTAGCTATGGATGTACATCAATGGCATTGTAATACAGAAATTACTGGCGAAAATAGTAATAAAGAGGTTAGTAAAAATGATTACGGACGACTCAGTATTGTCTGCTATTTGCGAGAAGGGATGATAAAATGTGAATAAAAATAGTAATATGAAATTATATAAATCATTATAAACTTAATGCATTATCCCATGGTTTTTTAAATAAATCTATAAATTTACCCATCACATATTTAATAGTATCTTCATAATTTCCACCATTCAATAATTTGTATTGCCATATACCCAATCCTAAATACATTTTTTTTTTGTCATCATCATTTTTTAATTGTGTTTTTCCTTTATTTAATTCTTTAAGAGTATTATTTGGTTTAGGGAATTTATTGGGTTCATTTTTCAAAAAATTAAAATTTTCTTCTGTCTCTAGTGGCAGTATAATTCCTGTATAATTTTGTGCTTTACAATATTCTAACATCTTAACGAAATAATTATCTATATGAGTTTTTATAGATATATTATCTGTTGTTTTTAGATTTCCATCTTTATCTTTATAATTAAATGACATTTTATGACCTAAATCTGAAGAGTTTTGATCACCCTTTTGGTCTCCCAATGGCAGTCCAAATGAATTTTCGGATTCCCCAATTGCAGCATTACCCTCACCTGATTCACCTATTGTTCCAGAATTCTTTTCATTACCATTAAATATAAATAATAAATTTTTATATTTTTCTTGTTTAATCATATTTACATAATTTGTATTATGGTTTGCAGCATCAAATAAATTATAATACACATTTAGGTTGTTTGCAAATGTTTTTAATTCTTCTGTTAAAGAAGATACTTTAGAATAATCTAGCATATTACCTTTAAATTTTTTAATACCACTACTACCCTCACCACTACTACCACTACCACTACCACTACCACTACTACCATTACCCTTACTACTATCACTACTACCCTCATCACTACTACCACTACTATCACTACTACTACCACTACCACTACCACTACTACCACTACTACTGGAAACTATATCAGTGACTAATACTGTATTATTTTTATCAACCATATTTTGTAATGTGTAAGAAAATTCTAATTGTTTTTGGAATTCTTCATTGAAAAATACTGTGAAATTTTTTGAGTTTTCAAATGGATAATAAATTCCATGAAGTGCTAAATCTTCTTTAGTTATCATTTGATTTGATTTTGTAGCCAGAAGATGTTCATATAGAATGTAATGTATCCAAGTTGTGTATTTGAAAACTTCAGTTAATTCATCAAAACAGATTTTATTTTTAATATTTGTATCATTTCCAGTTAATTTAATTTGTACTTTCTTATCTTCTGGACATTTAACAAAATACCTCATATTATTCATTAAATGCTTTAAAAATTGTAATTCATTTTTTAGATTTTCTTTTGATATTGTTTCATTTGGTTTTATATAATAATTTACATATTTCATTAGTAATTCTGTAAAATCTGTTGGTATTTTAGTATCATCAACTTTTATTTCATTCAAATTTTCAACATAAAATCTAATAATATGAATATGTAACAATTTAGTTATAGATAGATTTTTATTTGTATTTGTAAAATCACAAAATTCTCCGAATAATTTATCTATATATGGCATATATGTTTTGTGATTTTTATTTAAATATTCCATATCATTCAAAATAACCCATTTTAGTAAATTTGATTCAATTATGTTCCATTCTTTACTATCGTGAAATAATAAATTATTTTGGTAAAACACATAATTATTTTTGGTATGTTTTAATTTATCATCCCAAGTATTATGTGTTGGGTTTTTTTCAAATTCTACATTATCAAAATTTAATTTATTGTAGTATTGTAATTGATTATCAAAATAATCAAGTAAATTTTTATTAAAATTTTTATCAATAGTACTATCAATTGGTTTATTATTTATTGGATCTTGTAATTCATTTTTATTACAAATTTTATGATTTGTCTTTAAAATTCCATTTTCATCTTTTATATTATTTACAAGATATTTATAAAAAATATTTAATTTATCTAAACTACATACTCTTTTTTTATCTTTATTTGTTTTAATAAAATCCATTCTAGCAAAATGAAATGTCAATGAATGAACTAATTCTAAATTATCAAATGCATAAAATATATTATTCATTTTATAAACATACATAACAGGATAAAAATCTTTAAAATCATTTAGAAGTTTATCAAAATTTACGTCCTCAGTTTTCGAATTATCATTAAATAAATTCCATTTATTATCATGTGTTTTTTTAACATTTATATAATGACCTTCGTTGAGTGTCCCCTTATGATAATTTATTGCTATTGGTTCAAAAACATATTTTAAATATTTATTTACAATTTCTTGTTGTTTATAAACTGTATTAGATTCCCAAATATATAAATTATCAAAAGCGTTAATTTTTAATTTGTGTTTTTTTTCATCATATACAATAGTTGCACTAATATAATATTTACCCATTTTACCAAATTTAGTAGTTAATAATGTATTTATATCTAAATTATTTTTAAAATAATCTTCTTTACTATTTTTCTCTATTTTTGCCGTATTACTTATTTTATTATTAAATACTGTGAATTTTGGATTATCTTTTTCAAAATTTGCCTCATTATAATTATATATTTTTATACAATTATTTTTAAGTAGATTGACACCTGTATAATTATTATACTTATCTGCTTTATAATATTCATACTTTTGTTTGTCATTATATTCTAAATTATTATTTGGAAATACAATTATATTTTTTTCTTGAAATTGTATTAAAGATCTTAATAATAATTTATTATCAAAAAACTTAATCAACAATTCATCAACTGCATTTTGTTCAGAAGTAGCATTTAATAATTTATTCCTAAATGATATATAGCTCTCCTTATTATATGTTGTCCATTTTTTATAAATAGTATCATCAAAAATATTAATCATTAAATTTTTAAATTCTTTATTAATTCCTTCTAAATTTATTTCTTTATCTTTAACAGCATCTCTCATATTAGTTAGAGTTTGAACTAAGGAATTAAAGAAACAGGAATTTCCACCAATATTTATAATTCCACTTGAATTACTATTTAATGGATTTAATGGATATTGACCTCTATCTTTATCTGTTTCATCTATATTGACTGGGTTGACTGGGTCATATTTAAATTGTTCCACTATATATGTATACCAATCAGCATAATAATCTTCAATATTTGGAACATTATGATAATCCTCCATTTTCATATCACTAGCTTGGCTATCTAAATCGTGTAATACTTTAAAATCGTGGTATAATAAATGAGAACCATTAGCATAATTAAAAATATCTTCATCTTCTGTATTTGTTTTTATTGTACCACTAGTATTTAACATTAATAATTGTTTTATTGTTAAGGCACCGCCAGTTTGGCAATATGTTTTACGCCTTTTTATCATTTTGTTTTTTATTGATTTATTCACACATCCAATATTTTTAAGTGAATGACTAGTTATTTTAGGCATCTCAATACTATTTATTTATAATCTATATTTTATTAGTTTATTAAGAACACAAATAATAAACAAAACATAATTTATAATTAGTATAATTAAAATACAAAAATGGAAGAAGAAATACAAAACCAGCAATCAAAATTATTATTAATTGAAGACCCTATTTGCAATATATCTAGAATTATAAAACTAGATAAACCTAAGAAATCTTATGCTAACAATATTTTCCTTCGTAATATAATCAATAAAGATATTCTACCAAATTTTTATGATTATTATTATTTATTAATTAATGGAAAACTTTGTATAGATGGGGTTCTTAATTGGGATAAACTAGAGCATCTTAATACAATAAAAATCTATTTTCCTTTAAAAGGTGGTATTATAGATATAATTATAGATTGTGTTATTAATATTGGGAAATTCTTTCTTATTATCTTGCAATTTATACAATGGTTTGGTAAATTTGTAATTTGGTTAGGACAAGCATTATTATGGCTCTTTCTAATTATTAATCCAGTAAATGTATTAAAAGATATTACTAAAACTGTTATAGCAATTGCAAACTCAATTGTCCTTTCACCAATTGTGTTTATAATGAATTTAATGAAGGTTGGAACAAACAAATTTTTTAGTGGTATATTTGGTTCTTTTTGGGGATGGGATAATAAAGCTGAAACTAGCAATGATTTCCAATCCAAATATTTTAAAAACACACAAAAAAAATGTTATGTCCAAAATGAAAAAGTTCCATTTAGTGTTATTATTGGAACAATTTTCTGTCCACCAATTGGCGTTTTTATGGAACTTGGATTATCAGGATGGTTCCATATATTACTAGCTACTCTACTAACATGTGCGTATTATCTACCTGGATTACTCTATGCTCTTTTAATAATTTATAGTTAATTTCAGTAATTTATAATTGTTATTTATTTTAATTTATTTTAATTCTTTCCTTAAGTATTTGTTATATAGTATCTATTATCTATTATCTAATATCTAGTATTTAGTATTTAGTATCTAGTATATATTATAAAAAAAAGGTGGGGAGCATCGCCGCTCCCCTTTTTGTTCAAGAAGGTTTTTTCAGGAGCCGTTGCACACTCAATGCAACCTTCTTGGTCTCCACCAAAAGTTCAGCACACTCTCTGATCTCCCTCCTCAAATCTGAATATCCATCCCCAAGGCATCCACGGAAAATCTCATACAAGCCAAAGAGGCTAGTGTTGAACGCTTGCTCCATGTTTATGGAGATGGAGATGGAAGAAATAATTAAAATTTTTAATGGATAAAAAATCAATTTTTATTTTTTTTTTAATTTTATCAATTTTTAAATCCACCATATTACAATACCAGCTATTAAAATAAATAATGCAATTATAAATACAATAGCGTATAAAGCATTGTGATCTCCAGGTTCTGGTTTTTTATATGGTCGTACTTGTTCATCTAGTTGTTTGAGTTCGGTTTTTTCATATAAATCTGCATATCTATTGTTGGAAGTCACTATAAAACAATATATTATACCAAGAACATAATGGACATATGTTAACACAAAACAGATAATAACATTAAACCATCCGTATAATCCTTTAGAGAGATATATTCCTACTGGTGGCAAAAAAATATTAATTATATATCTAAGAAATCTATAACTAACTACGATACCATTTTTATTTCCAGATGGTAAAAATCCATTAAAGGTTCCAAATGTATATGCTAGAATATAATCAAATCCTGTGCCTACAAAAGTAAACATATAGACCATTATTCTAGCAATAAATTCTATAATTACATCAAAAATGTATATAATAAGAGCACCTACAGGTCCTGGATTAGAAATATTATTTAGTATAGAATTACTATCGTTTTCTACTCGATATTTTCTGTCATAATGTTTTTTACTAACATAAATATATTCACTAGGGTCGCTAGTATCAATATTTGTATTAGTATTAGTATTAGTATTAGTATTTGTTTGTGATGCCATTTATTATGTTATTATATTGTTTTTATTAAGTAGGAACCTTCTATTTGTAATATGGTTTTCAAATATTGAATATATTCCAAAATTGTTCTTTCATAAAATCCCATTTTTTATTAAATGTCCTTAAATTACTTTCTTTATTATTCATTAATTTATTATCAAATGAATAATAAAAATCCATAGTTTTATCTTTAATATATTGTGCATCTAATATATGTGAATCATCATTTTTAATTTCTATATTTTCCATTCTCTCTTTAATTTTATCTCTATGAGAATTATTTGTCTTTTTTTTATTATTATTAGTATTAATTTTATTTAATTTTCGGTTGTTCTTATTTTTTAGTTTTTTTAAATTATTTCCATTTTGAAATGAATTCTTTGATTTAGAATTTGAAAAAGGTTCTTGAATTTGATGCATTTTACTAATATTATAAGCAAAATAACAAAGTATTATTAAAACACCTACTACTAGAATAACATTGCAAAAAGTGATTTCCATTTTAAAAATCTTATCTAGAGTAAATTCTATATTTTAACTAGAAAGAAAGAACAACATATTTATTAAATATTGAATATTGAATTTAATCATCACAACTTGCAGCTACTGCTTTATAAGAATAACATTTTTCATCAAATTTGAATACTTTGTCTTCCACATCTTTAATAGGTGGTCCTTCTACAATTACACATTCTGGTCCATTACATACATTTCTTAACATTAGAGATAATCCTAGACCAATTATAAAACATGATATTAATCTACCAATATCAGTATAAATAAAATTAAACCAAGCCATTTGTTATTAATAAGATAAACTACTTCTTATAATAATTTTATATTTTTATAATTGCGTTTATCTAGATGTTTATATTTATTAAAAAATATTAAATGTCTACACCTATAAACCAAATAAGAAGAGGTGGTTCTAGTGATAACGGTTTCCCAGATTTAAATTCCTCTCCTATGGGTTCTGGAATGGGTATGTCTATGCAATCTATGCAATCTAATCAACCACCTATGATGATTCCTCAATCTTCTACTGCTAGTGAAAATCAACTAGTAGATGATATTTTAAAGGAAATAAATGGTAATTCTGGAGATAATAATATTAGTGGTGGTGCTTTTCAATATGCAATGGACCAATCCCAAGTTCCTATGGCTCCGCCTGTTCATTCTATAATGTCAGACCAAGAATTAATGAATAATAAAATTTTAGAGGAAGAATATCGAGATTTTGCTAAAACTCAAAACAAATTAATTTCCAAATTAATAGATACAAATGCATATCCTTGGGTTGTTAGTATTATCAATGGATTGGTTGTCTTTTTAGTATTATTATTTGTATCATTACCACAAACAAATAAATTGATTTTTACATTTCTTCCTGGTCTGTTATTAGAATCGGGACAGGTTAGTATTCAAGGGGTTCTATTAAAATGTATTATTGGAATGGCATTATATATTATAATTTCTGCATGTTTATAATTTCCAAATTATAATACTTAGCCTAGTTATAATTACTAGCATCAGTAATTATTACTGAAATTAGTTTTGCATTACTTAGCCCAGTTATAATTACTGAAATTAGTTTTGCATTACTTAGTCTAGTTATAATTACTAGCATCAGTAGTTATTACTGAAATTAGTTTTTGAATTACTAAGTCTAGTTATAATTACTGAAATTAGTTTTTGGATTACTAAGTCTAGTTATAATTACTGAAATTAGTTTTGCATTACTTAGCCTAGTTATAATTACTAGCATCAGTAGTTATTACTGAAATTAGTTTTTGAATTACTAAGTCTAGTTATAATTACTGAAATTAGTTTTTGGATTACTAAGTCTAGTTATAATTACTGAAATTAGTTTTG